ATGGGGTAATATTGGATTTAAACCAGCTAATGTTACAGAATTGGATGTAAGTATGTTGTTTGCTAAGGCTATTCGTAGTATCAACAAGAATGAAAGTGTAAGTGAACTATTTGTATGAAAACTTGGACTCAAATTATTCAAAACGTTTACAAACAGAAAAGTGAACGTCATTGGAAAGAACTATATTGGTGTATTGATTTACACGATACAATCATTACTGGCACCTATAACAAGTTCAATGATGGGGCTATAATGTATCCTTATGCTAAGGCAACCCTTGATTATTTGTTTAATCACCCGGATCATATAACCATTTTGTGGACAAGTAGTCACTATACTGCGATTGCTGATGTGATGGAACGATTTAAGTTGCAATTTAATTCAATTAATTGTAATCCACGATGTGCAAATACTGAAATTTGCAACTTTAATGAGAAGTTTTACTTCAATTTCCTACTTGATGACAAGGCCGGATTTGATGGCACAACTGATTGGAAAGAGATTTATTATGCTTTAGTTGAACCTGAGGTGGTTGGTACAAAAACTAAAAGAATTATGGAGGATAATTGGTCATGAAATACATTGAAGCACCTAATTACGAACATCTTAATAGTCCGTATCTGTCAATATTTTTTGCTGGTAGCATTACCGGAGCAAAAGATTGGCAAAAGAACCTTTTTGAACGTATCAAGTTATGTAATGGAACCGTCTATAATCCCAGACGTGAAAACTTTGATATCAATAATCCAAACGAAAGTGCAGAACAAATCAGTTGGGAATATGTACATCTACATCAATCAGATGTCATTATTTTCTATTTCAGTCACGAAACGCTTGCACCGATTACTTTGTTTGAACTAGGAGCTGCGTTGGAACGTAATTTATATGGCGATAAACCACAACAGATATTCATTTACTGTGAACCCGAGTATCGTCGCAAGTTTGATGTTGAGTATCAGACTGAAATGATTCTAGATACATATGTTTCGATGGTTAAAGATCGTCCAAAGCGTAATTTTGTGGAATACTATTCAGATTACGAAGAATTTGTGGATAAATTGATTGAATTCATCGTGAACAAGGAGTAGACTGTCTATATGAGAATTAAAAGTTATAATGATGTTAAGTGTTGGGTAGTTAGCGATCTACATCTTGGTCACACGAAGGCGTTTATTTGGAGCAAACGTGGATATTCCAGCGTTGAAGAACATGATCGTGGTATTATTGCCAAGATCAATGAATTTGTTGGACCCGATGATGTGTTGTTTTCACTGGGAGACTTTTGTCTTAATACCAGCGAAGAACAGTTTGACGCATATCTTAGTCAGATTACATGTCAAAATATCAAGTTGATTTGGGGCAATCATCCCAATCCTATTTACAAGATGTATCGACGGATGGTGGCTGCAGAATATCAACGAGATGATATTGAGGTATATCCTTATAGGTATCGTAATGTTGAAATTATTGGTTATCATTATGAGTGTACGATTAAGGGTAAGTATGTGGTTATGAATCATTTTCCTATCGCTGTATGGGAAAACATGAAGGAGGGATCTTACATGTTGTGTGGACATAGTCATTATAGTTATCCGTCAACCAGAGTTGAATGTATTGATGGACTAACACTTGATTGTGGTTGGGATGGTCATGCAACGCCTTTGTTGTTTGATGATATTGTTAGGATCATGAACAAGAAGAATATTCGTAAAGTAGATCACCACGTTAAATAACTATAATAAGTTGAATTGTTGACGTGTCTCGTATATATTAGTGGTTATATGACTACACAATTGTTACACGAAGAAAGTCACAAGTTTTTGACTGATATTGGTTTTGTTGCAAGACCAATACTCGGTCAAACTTTACGTATTGCATATGACTATCCCAATGCAATTTCTATTGAACTCTATAAACATCAAACAGTCACCAACTTTAGAGTGTTGTTTCTACATATCAATGAAGATGCATATACAAGGGGGCGTGAACAAGGAAAAACTGATGCAATTGGTGCATTAATGAAAAACTTTACAAAACTAATATATGACAAACTCTAATTACGCTGCAAAACAAATTCTCGCTCACCTTCTTAAGAACGGATGGGTTTCAACCGAATGTTTTAGTTCTGAACATGTAGAACGAGATATTCAAAACATTATCGATAACGCTGCATTGTGTAATATCAATTTAGATCCCAAGGGATTTACATTTGACAGTGCAATCACACAAACATATACCTTTAAGGCATGAACGACGAACTAACAAAATATTTGGTTGAAAAGTATCCAAAGATACTAAAACAATCTGATGTAAACAAGGACCATTGTTATGGCTTGTTTGGCATTGAATGTAGTGATGGATGGTTTCTACACTTGGATCGAATGTTTGAGTCAATTCAATCCATGATTGATTATAGTGAGACCAATTATGAAAATTTGAAATGTCATTATAACAAACTTCCTTGGTACAAAAAGTTCTTTTCAATATATAAGCGTTCACGGTATCATTATTTGCGTAACAATCAAACTCCTATTCCACAGGTTGTTGCTGTACAAATCAAGGAAAAGTTTGGAACTCTTCGATTTTATTATATTGGTGGGGATGATAGAATTACTCCGATTGTTGATTTTTATGAATCATATACTAAATATATCTGTGAAGATTGTGGTAACACAATTGATGTTGGGTCTACTGGTGGATGGATTCGTAATCTATGTGAAAAACACGCAAATGGTTCTAAACGAAGTATTCATAATAATGAAGCAAATGAATTATTTAAAAAAATACGTGGGGACAAGTAGATAATATTTATATTCAAATATGAAGACTAATGTTATTATTATAGATGATTTTTATACAAATCCACACGAAGTTCGTCAATTTGCAATGTCTCAGGAATTTAAAGTACGTGGAAATTATCCGGGTGCTAGAACACTTCCAATGTTAAACGATTCGATTAAAAATACATTGCAAAATATATTAAATAATGCGGGAGGGTTGATTACGTATTTTCCTGATGATGGATACAATGGTTCGTTTCAGACCACATATGCGTGGGATAAATCATGGATTCACTCAGATCATTTTAATACGTGGGCGGGAGTTTGTTATTTGACTCCAGATGCACCATTGAGCGGTGGTACTGCAACCTATCAACATAAAAAAACAGGCGCACGTTCATCAACTGATGTTAATCCGGAAATGGCAAAAGAACTTGATTCTGATGGAAGTGATCGAACTAAATGGGAAACTGTAGATAGCTTTGGTAATATTTTCAATCGGTTAGTTTTGTACCGTGGTCATGCTTATCATATGAGTCGTGATTACTTTGGCAAAACTTTTGAAACTTGTAGATTATTTCAAGTTTTCTTTTTCAATACTGAACACTGAGTATGTCTTTAAAAATTGTAAAGATGGTGGTATATGGCGTTTCTGAACGATTCGACATCACCACCCAAATAACTGGGTATCAACCCGAATACTCTGGAATACAAACTGTATCGTTTGTCGATGATGAGAATTTTAAAGATATTTGTGTCAATTGGGAACCTGATATTGTTGTTGTTGTAGGCGACGTAATTCATTTTCCCAATATATTGTCTCTAGAACACTCGTTAAAGTCAAAACTGTATATCATATCAAAACAAGATCTTGCAGAAAATGGAATCACATATTTTGTTGAAGAATTCTTTATTAGATATATTGATAACAGCATTAAAAATCACAATTCTGTAGATAAAATATCCGTATACACGGCGACATGTAATACTGAAGAACGTTTACGTGTTGCTTATGAATCGTTAAAAAACCAAACACATCAAAATTGGGAATGGTCAATTTATGATGATTCTACTGATAACGTCACATGGGATATTGTAAAAGAAATTGCCAAGTCTGACACACGTGTTTTAATTAATAAAAATCAAAATCAATCTAAATATTCCCGAATCGGATACAACAAATTTAGTGCAGCAACTCATTGTGGATCAAATTATATTGTTGAATTGGATCATGATGACGCTTTGACCAAGGATTGTCTTGAAAAAATCTTAATGACGCATAAGAAATTTCCTGAGTGTGGGTTTGTTTATGGTGATTGGGTAGAAATGAACTTTGAAAGTAAAAATGAAATTGATTATGGCGTAGGTTTTGCGTGGGGTTATGGTTCATATTACAACACAAAACATCCGTATAAGGATCGAGAAATAAAAGTTGTTTGTGCACCTAGTGTTAATCCATTAACGATTCGTAGACTTTGGAGTATGTTTAATCATCCTAAATCGTGGAAAAAAGATGTTTACATGAAAATTGGTGGGCACAATAGATACTTGAACAGTGCTGATGATTATGAATTAATGTTAAGAACTTTTATGAATACAACAATGGTTCATCTACATCACTTTTGTTATGAACAATATTTTTATAATAACAATACAAAAGTAAGCAATGGTGGATTAGGATGGGAGTATCATGGTGATATATTGCGTCATGTGAGATATATTCAAAATAATTATAATATCAAGATTAAAGAACGAATTGAAGAACTAGGAAAACACGATTGGGCATACGACAGTACAAATCCAGATTGTGTTAAGAATTTTTATTTGGGACAAAATCATCCAAGAAGCGGTGATTATGAACAACGTCTAAATTTGGATTTCAAACCTTAATAAAATCATGAACATTCATGTTCCAGATGAAATTAAAGCTAAATATCCTCATATGGAATTTAGGGGTAAACAGCGACAATTGAATGACAGAACCGTAATTGAAGCATATAACAATGCTACTAATCAAACTTTTCATTATAGTTTTGAAGAAGACTTTTTCTGGTTTTCAGGTCAAATTCCAGATTGGAAATTGAAAAAGATATGAAAAGTAGAATTACCATGTAATGTATGTCCTCATAATTCTGTGTGTTGTAAATGGGGAACATTTTTGTCAAATGAAGAGGGGGGATCTTTACTAAAAGAATTTGGCACGGAATTCATATTTTTTGATAATGATAAAAAAGAATATCGTACTCAAACTTGGAATGGTAGGTGTGTATTTTGGAAGAATAATGGGTGTACCATACATTCTCATGAATTTTATCCAGCGGTCTGTCGTAAATTCCCGTGGGAAGACGGTAGAAATCCATCTTTACCGATGGCATATGACGCAACTTTGTGTCCAGAAATCTCTTGACTTTCACTATTACTTCCAATGACATCATGGCCGTGTGCTGGGGATACCTTCTGTATAAGAAGCTCAGTGGAGCTACCTTCAGCTGGTGGTGGTTTGTACTGGTCTCTGTTATCTGGGGATTGACTTGAACCTAAAAAAGTTTCTTGACTTGTTATAAAGTGTGTAGTAATCTAGACTTATGAGTGAACAAACCTATATGAACCTAAAAGATGCAGTAAAGCGTCCTGTACTCAGTGAGAAGACTGTTAATCGTGCCAACAAGGCATTTGTTAGGATGGTTGATAACTACCAGAAATGGAATGAGTCTATCACTGCTGATGAGCCACGTGAGACATATGAAGATGACATTTTTAATTGTCTCTTTGAATATGACTTGGATGGTTATAATTTGGCAGAATATCTAAAATCTAAGATCTATCTTGAGCCAGATGCTGGACTTGTAGATATTTTGGATGATATGATCTATGTCAAGAAGTCTCTGGAAGATGAAATGTTGAAGCAATGGGTTAAGGAAAATTTTTTGACTATTTCAGATGATGTAGTTGGTAAGAAAGTTAATGCTAAACAGGGTTCTCGTAAGTATGAGAACCTCTACATTACTGGAATTAGACCAGACACTTATCAAGTGACGATTAGTGATAATATTAATGCAAAGGGTGGTCGTATCGTTGGATTTGAAAATGTAACCTTTCTATGATTGACTTTCTTTAAAGTCGTGGTAAATTGATTGAATGAAGATTGACATTCAAAAGGTTGACCTCACTCATGGGATTGGAATATATCGTACCCAACCGTGACAACTTTTTCTATTACCCGTCGCCATGCTTGACATATTGCCATAGTTAAGACCATGTAACTTACAAAAGTCTTTCAAACATATGATATTGGTAACTTCTCCTTGCGGCGACACCAATACATAGTTTTTAACATGGGAGTTTTTCATTTGCAATCTGCTATTCATTGAATGTTTTTTTCCTTTCATTGGAGACGGTATACCTTTTTTAGCCATACTAATTTTTTTTCTGAACTCATCAGTATGAACGAAGCCTTTGAGTTTTCCTTTCATTGATTTACTTCGTTTCTTTATGGTTTCCAAAGACTGTTTTTTGCCCAAATGTGAAATAACCAACTTATTTCTTGTTTCTTCAGTTATTGGAGCTGCGGGTTTTCTACCAACTTGTGATTTTTTTAGCGTATGAATTCTTTTTTTGTACAATTCAGTGCCTTGCTCAACGCCATGTTTTTCTATAAACCACTGTAAAGATAAAAATCCTTTTCTAGCTTCTGACATTTTTTGTTTACTTTCGGGAGACCATTTTTTACCTAAATTGCCTTTAGTAGCTTTGCCACCATCCCCTACATTGCACAGATCATATCCCTTTTGACGGAGGCAACTAATAATACGATTTTCCCAATAAAAAGCAACATGCTCTTCAACATTATTTACTACTTTCTTATATTTAAGGTTTAATCCTCCGCTGAGTATTTTTTTAATTTTGTTATACAAATAAATGTTGTTATTTGGAATTTTGCCCAATTTTGTTTTTCGTTCATGAATAGTCATTCTTCTTTTTGTTCCCTTACCGACATAAAATGGTTTATTGTTACGTGGATCAATGAGTAAATATGTATAAAAGTTATGCATACTAATAAATAGGAGTGTGATGAAAATTGATTCAAAAGAAGTTGACAAAACTTAAATGTGTGGTAAGATTAAAATATGATCGTAGACATATCAACTATAGACCGTTCACAATTTATGGTGCATGAACATTCACTTAATGGTGAAATTGTTTATTTGATTCAACCTCAACATATCGGCACCAAGTGGCATCAAGACAACAAGCACATGCGTAGTGTGGTTGTGAATTATGCTGGTGAAGTTATCAGTGCAGGCTTTCCAAAGTTTACCAACTGGGGCGAGAATCCTGAACACTTTCCAGTTCCCAATTCGTTGAATCATTGTACCGTGGTTGAAAAGCTTGATGGTTCATTGTTGATTGTTAGCAAGCATAACGGCAAATACATTCTACGTACCCGTGGAACTGTTGATGCTTCTACTATGGCTAATGGTCATGAGTTGGAACTGTTCAAGAATACTATTCTCAAGACCCTTGATGTTTGTTTGCCCGTCGATATAAACGGTAGTTGGCACTATTCTATTTTGTTTGAGTGGGTTAGTCCTATCAACAAGATTGTGTTGAACTATGGTGATGAACCAGACTGGTATTTGGTTGGCGTGGTAAATCACGATCACTACTCTGTGTGGTGTCAATCCCGTTTGAATGAGATGGCTAATGAGTTTCATCTCAAACGCCCTCCTACCTATACTTTTTCTGGTGTTGAAGATCTGTTAAAGGATGTTGACCAATGGAGAGGTAAGGAAGGTGTAGTTGTTTATTCAAAGAATGACCAAATGCTTCACAAGGTAAAGGGTGCGTGGTATCTTGCTCTACATCATATGAAGAGCGAGCTAAGCAATATAGAAAAGGTTATAGATGTCTGGTTAGAACAAGGTATGCCTGACTATCAGACTTTCTATAACTATATCTTTACCACCTTCGATTACGAATTGGCTGAACAGTGCCGTGGCATGATTAGCCGTATTTGTGATGCCAAGAAGGAAGTTGATCTAATTGTGAGTGGGATGAATGATTTTGTGAATAACAGACTCAAGACTCTACCTACTCGTAAGTTACAGGCTGAACAAGTAATTTCAGCTTATGGTAATACTAATAGAGCTTCATTTTTGTTCAAGTTGCTTGATGGTAAGTCGTTAGGCAAGGAAGAATATAAGAAGTTACTATTTCAAGTATTGAAGAACTAAAACGATACCCCCCACTATTAATTTAGTGGGTTTTATTTTTTTATAATATTTATATAATAACATATGAACACTGTTATTACAAAAATAAAGTCTTATCTATGGTTTGTATTATTACCCGTAGCAATTATTACCATATTATCCATATCATGCATCAAAGATATAGAACATGGATATACCAGATTTAGATTTGGCAGAGATATAACACTATACTTGCGTAAGTCCACTGATTTATTAACTTACTTAGGTGCGGCTTATACAACCACTGGTGATAAGAATTTTCTCAATCAATTCAATGACCATTTAAAAGAACGAGAAAAATACTTTAATGAAGAAGTATTTACATCTAAATTATTAACCCAAGATGAAACCAAAGAATTTAGAAAAGGATTGGATATTAGCAATGATTTGGCTAAAGATGTAGAAAATGCAGCGTTTGAAAAGATGGATAATAAAGCATTTTTCAGTGAAAAATACTTGGGGTACAAAAAAAGAATATATGATAACAATCAAACATTCAAAACGTTAATCAATGATAGTTCAGAAACTATTATTAAAGATGAATTAACTTTATTAAACATATATTTATATACACTCAGTTTCATAATATTAGGATTAATAGTTCTAATAAAGCACGAAATTAAACCTGTTATAAAATCCGTTACAAAAACAAAAAGAAAAAGTAACCGGAAGAAATAGCATATGGAACAATTACAAAAATACGGTATACAAATAGGATTCTTGTTCAGTGGTTTATTCGGTGCAATATTGATGGCAACAAAAGCAGCTAAAACAGATGTAAAATCTGTAGTATTATCATTGGTAGGCGGTATGGCTTCAGCTAATTTCTTAACACCTGTATTGGTAGATACTCTAAATATTACCAATGTTAAACATCAAAATGGTATTGCTTTCATCGTAGGATTCTTAGGTCTAAAATTAGTAGAAATAGTAAGCGAAATGTTCTTGGAAAAAGTCAGCGGTAATAAAAAGAAACCCACAAGAAAAAAGAGAAGACGTAATAGATAAAAACCCCACTATAAAGTGAGGTTGTTTGTTTAATGCTTCTTCGGTTTAGTTGGTGGCGGACCATCTTTCTTTGGACCTCTTGGACCGCCAGGAGGTGGACCAAAACTTCTCAAAGTCTTACGATCTTCGTCACTGACCTTGAGACGTTCTTCCTTATCCAATTTGCCATCCTTGTTTGCGTCATACTTTGAAACAATAGAATCACGTTGTTTCTTTTGTTCCTCTGTCAATTTTGGGCGTGGAGGACGGCCTTCACCGGGAGGTTGACCCTTTGGACCTTCTTGGGCATTTAAAGCAACTGCAGTCAATAATACTAACAAAACATACTTCATAAATTTCCTTTCGTGGTTCAGCTTGACGCTGATGTTCAAAGATACATATGGTTCAATTACTTGTTAGTTTTTTATTTTACACCTCCTTTACAAAATTGTTGACATTTGGGTCTTTGTGATTATAATAAAAACATCATGAAAAACTGTGGCTGTGGAAATTATATTCCCGAAGAAAGATTGAATCTCGGATTCAAGGTATGTTTGTCATGTGGCGAACGTATTGCACAAAAAAAGAAACCTTATGGATACGTTCATTACGGACACAAAACTGCTGGAAGTATTGTTGTGACAACCAAGGCAGCGTTTGATAATTATAGTAAGGTTTCCTATCGTATGAACAAGGGAAGCAACATGGGTTATGCAAGTCGAATTTCAACCTCTTTTTAATCAATATGACAATGCGAGAAATTTATAAGACAATTTACAACGAAGAATTCAATAAACTTCCAAAATGGAAGCAAGTTGCTGTCACCGAAGATATCACAAATAAAAAGTCGTCGGGACTCACAGATGACTTTATTAAATCTGTAATTGAAAAGGCGGAAAAGTATTACGATCAAAATAAAAATTCTACAACAACAAAAAAAGAAGTGCTTGAGGAATGTGTGTGATATATCTTATGTGAGGACACGATGTTGTACTTACAGATATAACAAAATTGGTCAACGGAGATTAACGTGATTGATCAAGACAGTTATATAAACGAATACAATATTAGTCCTTAGAAAAGGATATAAACATATGACAGAAAAATTGTATAAAACCCCTATTCAGGGTTCAAAAACGCAGGAAAAGATCGACAAGGTTATTACAACCGGAATTGTTGTTCAAAATCAAAACAAACGTGTTGAACGTAAACATTACTCGTTAAAGTATATCATCAACACATTCAAATCTAAATCATTTGAATTCCCAGAAGATTATCAACGTGCTCAAGTAACAAGTTGGTCTGGGTTTGGAAGACAATGGGTATCCACCCTATTCGGTAAAGACGGATTTAGCCATTTTGATAAACTTCATATTCGTGAAGTTATGGATGACACCGGACATGTAAAGTTGCAAGTGGTAGAAGGCGGTCAACGTCTTCGTTCTATTTATGACTTTTTTCAAGATGACAGCAAATATCATCTTGATGAAGACATTGTAGTTCCATATCATGGAAAGATTCTCAATATTGGAGGATTGACATGGAAAGAACTGAGTAACCTTCGACAATATAATCCAGAACTGGACTCATATCTTGAAGACGTGCTTGTTGAACGCACATTTGACGTTTCACTATACGTCAACTATCCTATTGATGAAATTGCAGATATTTTCCGCAAGATTAACAATAAGACCAAATTGAATGACCAAGAAATGCGTAACGCATTTGGTGGTGAAGCATGTGTAGCAATTCGTAAAACCGCACGTTTCGATGCAGAACCACATAAAACATTTAAGTTGCATCCCTTGTTTGAAGTGATTACATCTTCTTCTGGCAAAAACGTTGGACGATGGACTAAAATCAGTTTCGGTCGATACGAAATGGAACGTACTCTTGCTGAGTTGTGTTTGTTTGAGGACGACTTTGACAAGAATACACACTTTACTGTAGGAATTCAATCATTGGATGCAATGTATGAACGATATTCTAAGGAAGGAAGTTTCCGTAAACTACTGAATACTGTTAAAGATCGTTTGAGTTTAATTCATACTATGGTTCAACTTAATGATGTTACGCGGAATTCGGGTATGATTCTCAACAAGGGTACATTGTTCACTTTGTATTCTCTATTGTTTCACGTTGAAAAATACTATTTGAAGAATAATGATGTTGAATATGAAGATCCTCGTAAGTTCTTTATGTGGTTTTGGCTCACTCACTCTGATTTGTCTCAGGTAAAGACATTTGATCCAGTACAAAATAAATTGGTGGTTCAAATTGATCCTGTAACCGGAAGACCAGTTGAAAGCGCATACGGTCTCAAAACTCGTAAGGCACATCGTAACAAAGATGAATTGGAAGGTATCTTTAACGAATGGGAAAAGGTTTTTGAACCAATCGTGAGTGATCCAACTCAACTTAAGAATCTTGGAATCATTTTGAAAGATAAACGTCGTACTATTTCTGACAAAGAAGCACTCACCGTGTATGCTCGTCAAGATGGTCGGGACGCAATTACAGGACATGTTATGTCAATTGACACTCTTGTAAAAGGACACGTACTTGCTCACGCAAAAGGCGGTGAATCATCAGTTGACAACACTGTGTTGATCAACAAATTTGATAACCTAAAACAAGGTTCTCAACATTACGATGAATATCTAAAAGAAAAAACAGTTTAACACCACACAAACCCACCGAAAGGTGGGTTTTTTATTGACTTAAACCATATATAGAGTAACATACGGTTATGAAAGTTGCTACAATCGAAGAAATCGCTGAGGTAATTCCTCACCCAAATGCTGACGCTCTTGAACTCGCCAAGATCAAAGGGTGGCAGGTATGTATTAAAAAAGGTGAATTTAAGAAAGGTGATCTTTGCATCTATATTTGCGTTGATAGCGTTCTTGAAGACAAACCCATATATGAGTTCTTGCGTAACAAGAATTTCCGTATTAAGACCGTCAAACTTCGTGGTCAAATCAGTCAGGGTATCGCATTTCCCATGAGTTTATTCAAGACTCTTGGACATGATACCGTTGTGTTTACAGAGCCAGATGTTATCGGAAGTGATGTAAGTCAATATGTTTACGCTAAACACTATGAGAAGCCTCTTTCTGCACAACTTTCTGGACAAGTATATGGTCTTATGCCTTCATATCTTCGTAAGACGGATGAAGACAACATTAAGAACAATCCCGAGATCATTCAAGAGCTTACCGGAAAGCCATACTATATTACTGTGAAGGTGGATGGTAGCAGTGGAACTTACTTCTACAAGAACGATGTTGGATTTGGTGTTTGTAGTCGAAACTATCAACTCAAAGAAGACGATAAGAATAGTTTTTGGGGTGTTGCTAGAAAGTATGATCTTGAGACCAAATTGAAGAATGATGGTCGTAACCTTGCCATTCAAGGTGAGGTTTACGGACCTGGCATTCAAGGAAATCTACTTGGGGTTAAGGATATTCAGTTTCGTGCATTCAATCTATTTGACATTGATAACTACAAGTATCTTGATCGTAACGAGCTTTTGAGATTTTGTGATGTGAATGATATTCCTGTTGTTGAAACCATTGAGGATGGTACTTTTTTCGACAGGACTCTTCAAGAATTGCAGAATTTTGCCAACAATCTCGTTTATGAGAATGGTAATCTAGCTGAGGGTATTGTAATTCGTCCTACTGTAGAGACTTATAGTGAGACTCTAAAGGGACGTTTGTCTGGTAAGATTATTAGTGAGCCATTCGAACTTAAATACAACGATTAACTATAGTGTGGTGGTTCTTTTTCTTGACTGCCACTTTCTTTTTCAACAACAATACTAGGTTTTCCATTAAAATTTCTACCTATTTTTCCGTATAACTTTTCTGCGGTAGGTATTAATTCACTTGGAGTACGTATTGGGATAGTATCAATCAATTCATATTTATCATACCACCAACCACCTTCCTCATATCCTCCTAGTGCTCTTGTAATATCATATAAACTGACGTATAACGGATAATTCAATTCATTGTGAGAATCATTACGATGATGTATCAAACTATACAATTTATGATACGTATCGTGTATTTTTTTAACATTTTCAATATCCTGATCTGTAATATTTAGGTTTTTAAGTTCATCGGGGATATTCTTATGAGAAGGATCGGTTTTTGCCAAATCAATAAAACTAATTAACCAATGGTGCATGGACCAATAATTTTCGTATTCTGCAAATAGACGGTCTATGTAAGACTGAAACTTTTGATAAAACTCTGGCATTTTATCTTTTATGTACTTATAAAGAACCCCGGTACGTTTTTTATCATCTTGATCTGAGTGTTCATATGGAACATCAACTATGTGATCAATATGTGCGGTTTCTTTAAAATCTTCATCATCGTTGTGTTTGGGTCTATAATTTGGATAACCCAATCCATGAGGAAAATTCGTTCCTCCAATTTTCATTCCCGGTTCCAAATCGCTGCCTGGTCTAACCCAATCGTCTCCTTCATCACCGTTTGGTTTTTTAGCTTCAAATAAATGTTTAAAAAAGTCTTTATAGTCCATGATGATAAATATAAATAAAAAACGACTTTACAAACTATTTTTCTTACTATACAGTAACCATATGAACAACTTTATAATTACAGTTGGAGCACCCGGAAGTGGAAAATCAACGTGGGTTGAAAAGTATAAGACAACTCATGCCGATACCACATTTTTGAGCAGTGATGCTCTTCGTGCAGTATTTGGCAAGAATGAAAACGATCAAACTGTTAGTGGTCGTGTATTTGAACACATGGAGAACGAAGTTGATCGACTTTTGAGTGAAGGAAAAGATGTGTGTATTGACGCAACCAATATGCATCGTAAAGCACGTAAAGTTTGGATTACTTTGGCAAAGCAACATGGTGCAATATTGACTGCCTACGTTTTTGTTGTGAATCGTGATACATTGATAGAACGCAATAAAAAGCGTGGGGAAACGGGAGGCAGAAACGTTCCTGTGGATGTTATTGATCGTATGTTGACTAATTATGTTGAACCTTCAAAAGAAGAAGGTTTTGATGAAGTGCATTTTGTATGAACAAGTATTATTTATTTTTGGACGATATTAGAATTCCAAATGATGTTAGATGGGTTAAACTGCCTAACGTGGAGTGGACTATTATTCGTAACTATTCAGAATTTCGTAACATTATATTGAGTTTGGGTATTCCTGAGTTCGTTGCGTATGATCATGATTTGGCAGACAAACATTATGGTCATGGATTGAATGGTGATGAAATTGATTATAGTCAATACACAGAAAAAACTGGTTATGACTGTTGTCAGTTTCTACTTAATCAGTGCAACAATAAGAGTATTAAACATCCACCATATGTGGTTCATAGTATGAATCCGGTGGGTGCAAATAATATTCGTAACATTATTGAAAGGTATAACAGAACTGTATCTGTATGATCATTTGGATTACCGGACAACCATCAACGTGAAGGTCGAATGGTTGATTATTATTCACCACCCACCGACGATTATTTACATATTGACACCGACACACATACTGTGGTAGAAACACAACTCAAATCGTTAACTTATATTTTGACACCATGTTTAAAGCAATTGCAGCAATGGATAAAAACCGTCTGATTGGACGGGGTGGTGGACTTCCTTGGCCAAGTATCAAGGAAGACTTTCAGTGGTTCAAGACATTTACTGCCAATCAGTATCTTGTTGTTGGATCTACTACGTATCGAACACTTCCACCTCTTCCTGGCAGAAAGTTGTTGGTATTGACGGATAACTTTACAGACCGTTGGTTCAATCCGTTTAACGACACCGCAATGTGTACGTTGTCATATGTTGATATACTGAAGGTTGCTGAAAAACGTGATGTAATTGTAATTGGTGGTGCCAAGACATATGAAGTGTTTATGGACGCAATTGATGAATTTTATATTACACAGGTTAATGGTGAATATGAAGGTGATACTTATATGCCAGAACTTGGTAAACACTTAAACAAGGTTTCAAAGTTTATTGAATTTGATGGGGGACACAAAGTTGACAAATATTCAAGATCATAATATGAATTATATAATATGGAAAAGTAAGGTTGATAAAAAATTTGACGTATGGGTTGAACGAGTTGCACCATACGAAGGTGAATTGGTTATCAGTGAAGATGGTAAAATGTTGACAGTTCAACAGGTTACGATAACATATGATGCAAAATTTGGACCCGATATCAATGACGTTAGAGACTGGGAAAGCTCTTGTATAGACTTTATCGACAACAAATATCAAAAAAATGAATAATTACGAAGAACAATATATCAACTTACTAAATGACATTTGTGAGGTAGGCACACTCTCCAAGAATCGAACCGGTATAAATACCCGTAAAGTTTGGGGTGCTCAAATGTATGTTAATCTACAAAGTGGATTTCCTCTACTTACTACAAAGAAAATGCACTGGAAGAGTGTAGTGCATGAACTACTGTGGATGATTAAAGGAGATACTAACATTCAGTATCTTCTAAAGAATGGTGTTACATTCTGGACAGAATGGCCCTATCAAAAGTATCTTAACCATTGCAAAACACTCACCGACCCCGATTATGATGTTCATATCGAGGATCTTGAAAAAAATTGTGTGCGTGAAATGACACAAAAAGAATTTGAACAAGAAATCATCAATAACGATGAATTTGCCAAAACGTGGGGTAGCATTGGACAATATGGTTATGGTGGAATGTGGAGAAAGTTTCCTTTTTATGATGATAGTGATCCCCATTGCAACAAAGTTCCTACTACAACTACAATTGGTGCTAAATTAGATTGTCATTATGAAACAAGTGGTGGATACGCTTGTGAAGTTGGACATGTAGATCAGTTAGTTGATGTAATAGACACACTAAAGAACAATCCAGATAGTCGTAGAATCATTATTACCGCATGGCATCCATATCATAGTAATAACCGAGAAGATGCTCTATTGCCAGCCTGTCACAATTATATTCAGTTTGGTACAGAAGAATTGACCCTAGAAGAAAGATTTAATATTTTTTCAAATGGATGGAATGTAGAAGAAGCAAAGAATGAGTGGAATAAAAATGGATTTACAGATTACGATTCCCTTCTTACAGATCATTATATTCCAAAATATCGTTTGAATTGTTACTTTAATATGCGCAGTACGGACGCACCATTAGGTTTACCATACAACATCGCTTTTTATGCTCTATTTACTCACTTGATGGCTCATTGTTTAAATATGATTCCAAGTCAATTAGTTTATAGTGGTGCTGATGTACATATCTATGAAAACCAACAAGAAGGAATTACAGAACAATTGACTAGAACTCCCGGTAAATTGCCTAAGTTGGTTTTAAAGCCAGAATGTCCTACCAATTTGTTTGATATTAAGTTTGACCACATTGATATTGTGGACTATAATCCTCAAGCACACATTAAAATGCCTGTAGCTGTATAACTTATGAATGATCACATTAAAGAAATGATTGAAGAACATAATCTTCTAGTTATGGATGGATTCGATGATTGTATCGATGGTATTGTATACGGTAAAATGCGTGAATTGGTAGTAGTATATGACCGTGAAAAAGTTATTGAAAAAATCATGACGCATGGCATGACTTATGCAGAAGCAGAAGAGTACCATGAATACAATCAGGCAGACGCATGGGTTGGTGACACAACTCCTATGTTTATAATTAAATGAAACTACTACTTGGAATTGGAATATTAACTTTTGTTTATATCATTGGTTGGCATCAACTATATGGACAGTTTATTGCAGAATGGTATAAAAAGTATCAAAATTGGTTGGTACTTATTAGTATACCGAATACGTTGTTGTCAATTTATTCGGTTAAACTTATTAGTGAACATTTTGAAGGAAAGATGTGGCCAAATCGTATTCTCACATTTAGTATAGGAATTGTGATGTTTACGTTATTGACTCAAATATATTTTAATGAGAAAATTAACCTCAAAACACTTGTATTGATTGCATTGAGTGGTATCATTGTAGCTTTACAAGTTATTTGGAAATAAATCATATGGCATTTGAAAAACTAAAAATTGTACCCAAAGGATGGGGATTTGAAAAATGGATTGTAAACAACGAAAAGTATTGTGGTAAGATACTTTACATTGTAAAAGACCACAAGTGTAGTTGGCATTATCACAAAATAAAAGATGAAACTTTTTATGTACAAAGTGGTAAAATCGAACTCCGATATGGTAAAGATCATGATATTAACATGTCAACATCCGTAGTTCTAAACAAAGGTGACCATTTTCATATTCCAGTTGGTCTAGTACATCAAATGCGTGCTATCGAAGATACTGAACTGTTTGAATTTAGTACGCAACATTTTGATGAAGACTCTATACGTATTTTAAAAGGAGATTAATATGAACAATACTATTACCAAACTTAAAAACGGTGACTTCAAAGTCGAACAAAACGAAAAGTGTATTTTATGTAACGTCGAAACTGATGTGTCACTATCTATGAACGTAGATTTCAGGACCAATTATATTGATGGTGCTGGACAGTTGTGTCATAAGTGTGCAATCGATCTCAATCAAAAAATAGTTTGACTTGAACGCTACTTTCACTTATAGTTTTGACATAGGAAAAAACTGTGCCTAACTATTTTAAACACAAGTTATCATTACTGACTGAAAATCACCCAAAGGTATCTGAACTGGAATATCTTATAGAAATTCTACCTCCGTTAGGTGAAGACGGTCCTTGGATTGCTGGTGGATCATTGTTTAGAACCAAACTTGATTTACCAATGACCACCGATATCGATCTGTTTTTTAAAAATTCTAATCAATTATCTGATTATAAATTAAAGTTAAAATCCGACTATGAAGGTAAAAAGTTTGTATTCGTAAAGGAGGAGTTGCGTAAAAACGCAACTAATGTAACTGTCAAATACAATGAACGTACTTTTGTCATACAACTAATACACAGAAAGTATTATGATGGACCATGTAAACTATTAGATGAATTTGATTTGAATATTTGTCAATTGGCATATGATGGTAAATATCTGTTTGTAGCAGAAGGTACTATCGAATCTATAGAAAATCGATCTATCATGATAAATGAAGTAGTAAATGCGCATCATACTATGGCACGTTGTATGAAATATGCAAAGTATGGGTTTAATATTTCCAATAGTGAAATTGAAAAGTTTTTCTCAAAAATAACAAAAAATACTGAAACAATAGTTAAAGTTCAAGATTATGCAGAAGAATTATTCTAATACATCTGGTCAAAACGGAAAAGGTGATTCTCCACGTCCTGTTAAAAAAAGCGTGTATGACAAAAATTACGATAACATTAATTGGGGAAGAACTAAAAAGAAAAAATGAAAAGAACACTTATTATATCTGATATCCATCTAAGATGGAAGTTAGTTGATAATATTATCAATGAAGAGTCCCCAGATGAAATTATTTTCTTGGGTGATTACTTTGATGATTTCGGAGACACTGCTGAACGTAATCTTGTGATGGCAGAATGGTTAGTAAGGTCTATTGAACAACCCAACCGTATTCATCTCATGGGGAATCACGATATCATGTATGGTACACGTGATCGTAACTACCGTTGTTCAGGTTATACACCCGACAAGGAGTATCTTATAAATACAGTGATGACACGTGATCATTGGAAAAAGATCAAGATGTATCATTGGTTGGATGACATTCTATGCAGTCATGCGGGTGTTCATAGACACTTTCATAATAAAAACAGCGTTGACGGACGTGATTTGAAGACATGGTTGGAACAAGATGCAAAACTTGCATTGAGAAATGCGTTTGAACGTCGTGAACAGATGCATGAAATGTTTCATGCCGGATATAGTCGTGGTGGTATAAACAAACACGGTGGAATTGTATGGTGTGATTTTGATGAATTTGAAGGTATTCCGGGTGTCAAACAAATCTTTGGACACACTCCACAACAAACTCCAACATGGAAGAACTATACCGAAAATGAATTGATCAGTGAAAATCTGTGTTTGGATACACATAACAGAGACTATGTGATATATAACAATGGTAAGTTGGAGATCAAATCTTCGATTGACATTAGCCGGTGGAAATAAAGATAATTATCTTTTGAAACATCGGTGTCACAACGGTGACAATTGTTTTACAAACAATATGTACATAATACGTTTGTATACTTTAGATAGTATATGAAATTTAACTGTGCATATTGTCATACACCAACAACAAAGTCAGATAATATCATCAAAATGTGTTGTATATGTGACGATGATATACGATTTATAAAAATCGATGAAATATTGAGTGGATTTTATAATGACAAAGTATATTTATTGGCAGACTACAATATTTATGACAAAAATAAAAGCTTACACCCCACTTTATCTAACGTCGGATGATGAATATGTTGATACAGATTCACAAAAACAATCAAAAGACAATCTAAATATAGGAAACAATCAAATTTTTTTTTATGACGATATTACTCGTCAAAGCATATACGCATTTAACAAACAATTAGATATTACATCCAAATCAATGCAATTGTTGGGTATACACTATAACCTTGCAATTATTCCACCAATTGAAATTTTTATAAACAGTGAAGGTGGTGAAGTTCTTAGCGCATTCAGTGCGGTAGATCGTATAAAATCATCAAAGGTGCCAGTACACTCGTATATAGAAGGATTTTGCGCAAGTGCCGCAACTTTATTGAGTGTATGTGCCCATAAACGGTATATACGTAAAAACAGTTTCATGATGATTCATCAATTGAGTGGTGGAATATGGGGTGCATTTGAAACTATAAAAGATGAAACGCACAATATGGAACTGTTGATGAAATATATTAAAAATATATATTTAGAACATACAAAAATTTCTGAAAACGATTTGGTAGAAATATTAAAACACGATACATATCTAAGTTCAGAAGAATGTATCAAATATGGACTTGTTGATGAAATTGTATGATATATATCCAGCATGTTTAATGTTGGATATCTGTATATCATAACCAATAAAGCATGGCCAGGATATGTAAAGGTTGGTGTGACGTTGGATCTTAAAAAGAGACTTCAACAATATCAAACATCTTCGCCATTCAGAGATTATAAGTTGGTATATTCAATTCAACATCCAAAATACCTTGAGGCTGAAAAACAAATCAAGGAAACAATGAAGCCATTTGCTAAATCAATCAAAAATGAGTGGTTTGAAGTGGATCTTCATATGGCAAAACCCCGATTAGATGAACAATTGGAGTTGTACGAAACAAATAAAAAAGGAATTGACTTATTTTAACTGTGTGATAGGATGAAGTTATGAATGAAAGCGTTGTAAATAAAGCTATTTGTCTAAATTTAAATTCCAATTGGCAACCAATCGGATTTAAAACTGTAAAAGATGCTATCATTGATTTATGTGGTGGTGACAATAATGGAAAACCTACATCATTGGCACTTGATATTGATTACGAACTTGATCAAAATGGTGATCCGATTATGAATGAGGCTAAAAGCATGAATCCGATAAGTTGGACAGAATGGATGAATTTGCCAATTCGTAGTTGGGATTTAACTATTTCTGGTACAAACCGAATTTATCGTGTTCCCACCGTCATTATTGCAACGAACTATTCAAAAATGCCGGTACGATATTTCAAAGGTAGACCAAGTAAAGATGCAATTTACAACCGTGATAATGGTATCTGTCAATATTCCGGAAAAAAAGTAGATCGAAACAATGCTACGGTTGATCATGTCATTCCACGTAGCAAAGGTGGAGCTGATAGTTGGACTAATCTTGTATTGTGTTCAAAAGACATTAACAGTAAAAAGGGAAATAAAACCAATAACGAAGCGGGATTGACTCTACTAAAAAATCCCATTGTTCCACAACCAATTCCAGTGTATGCTTTGATAAAAGAAGCTAAACATGAAGATTGGAAACATTTTTTGTTGAATTAAGTTGAGATACTAAAAAACCAGATGATATTTGTTTGTCATCTGGTTTTTTGTTAAAGTATTTTTTATAACTTACTTGTTTAGATACTCTTTACATCTCAAATAGTGATCGTTTTTAACCATCTTTTGAACCAGTTCATTGAAAGACGTTTTAGGAGTCCAGTTGAAATCATTTCTAAACTCACTGCTATCACCCCATAGAAGATCTACTTCGGCTGGACGATAAAAGTTACTATTGATTTTCACTAAAACGTGGTTGGTACCGTTTTGTATGTACTGTTCATTAATATCAGTTCCCTCCCAACGCCCATCAATATTTAAACATTTAAATGATAGTTCAACGAATTCTTTAATGGTATGTGTTTCATTACTTGAAAGAACATATTCTTTCAAAACATCGATTGATTCTTTACTATAAGATAAACCTGTGTAGAGTTTGGGGTCCAAACCAGCACGATGTTTTTCCTGATTAAGCATCATCCAAACACAATGTACAAAGTCTTCACTATCACTCCAGTCACGTTTGGCATTTACGTTACCTAATTCAACGGCTTTAGGAATACGTCCTTCACTCAACTCTTCGGAAATACGTGCAACGTTCTTTGAAATCTTACGTGTTACGAATTCTTCTCCACGGCGTGTTCCTTCGTGATTGAACAACCAACTTTGAATTGCATATAGATTGTAACTATCACGATAAACCTTCACAATTTGACGGGCAGCGGCTTTGCTAGCACCATATGGACTACGTGGTCTAAGAGGATGATTTTCATCCTGAGGAGAACGTATAATGTTTCCAAATTCCTCGGATGAACCAGCATTATAAAATCTGCAACTTGGTCTATACAAACGAATTGCTTCAAGTATATCTAATACTGATGTACAATTCGTTTGCCAAGTTTGTCTTGGAAAGTCCCAACTACTTGCAACAAAACTTTGAGCAGCAAAGTTGATGAAATAATCTGGTTTCATCTTTTCTACAAACTGACCAATTGAATGTGTATCAGTAAGGTCAAAATTCACTAAGAAAAATCGATCTGAGTTAATGTGTGACAGATTATGATGATTATATACACTCAGTCTACGTACACCACCAAAAATAATTACATCGGTGTTTTCCAATAGATAATCAATCATGTGACTTCCATCTTGACCAGTCACGCCCGTAATAATTACGATCTTTGTATAAATGTGTTGTTTAAGTTTTTGATCACGAACGGTTTTTGCATCAGCTATGCTTAAAATATTAGCTGTGTCAATCTTTTTTCCATGTAATGTTTCTTGTAAATTTTTTGATGTCATAATTTAAAATAACCTTTCAACTACGTTGTGATAATATATATGAAAGCATATGAAAGAAGATTTATTCTATTTAATTATTAGCGACAATAACTTCAGTAATGAACTGATTAAAAGATTTCCGGGTCTTTATTCGTATATCACATCATTTAAACAAAACGCATCGCAAGAACACAATGAAAAGTGTAAAAATGTAATTGGTAAATTTTATGATGAAAATGAAAATCTAAAAAAAGTATTCATCAATTACGTTAGTCAGAAAAAAGATTTTAATCGTGTAGATGGTAAAGTATTTGAACTAAATAATTCAGAAGAGTATTTACGTCTAATTCGTAAAGCTAAATCTGAAAACTGGAAGTATGAAGGTATTAGCGTAGTAGAAAATAATAATAAAATCAAAGTATATTTCTACTAATAGTCCTCATCGTTATCTTCATAATTTTCATCCTCATCATCGGGTGGGGTATTGGAATTATCATTAAACTTCTTGAAATCAACATCACGCAATCCTAAAGTATTGACCAGTTGAATAATCAATAAACACGTTTCATCTTTAGACAAATCTTTTTCTAAAATCGTATTAACTATAAGTGAAGACATTAAAATTATTTTTCTTTTGTCTTTTTCTGTAATCAACATCATTTTGTGATTTGGTTCCTTTTTTTTCTTAGAATTAGTGATTAAACCCGGAATTGTATTATTAAATATTGCAAGTTGCGTTTCTTTTAGTATTTCTTGTTTTAATGCTTCTTGAAAGTCCAAAGAAAATTCGTCTACCGTGTTAAGTTTTTCAGACATTTTTTTAATGCGATCTTTAGTTACCTTCTTCGCAATTGAAAAATTGGACATAACACCATATTTTGCTAGTATGTGATCGCACGTTTGCATATAATAATAAATATGTCAGTATCTTGTAATAAACAAATGTTTTGACCCTTGCATAATATCTGGATCAAAATGTTTTAATCCACGTTTAATAAATCCTTTTCCTGCAACGAATGTACAGTTATAACACAACAATTTAACATTTTCCAACTTGTGATTTTTTGAATCACCGTCTTCAAAATTTAGAAGAAGAGGTATTTTTCCGTCAACCACTCTACGTTCTTTATAGCCACACATTTCACAACATGCATCTTTTTTTCTTGAACGAATTAACTTATCTTTGAGTCTGTATACAGGATAGTCCGGATACTTACCTTCAAGTATTGAACTCAATGGATACTTACCCATCTCAGGATTCACATCTTTTTTAATTCCTTTATTGTATGGATTTAACAACTTGTGCATATCGTACATTTTAGCATATTTACGATACGTTAGATAATTAACTCCTAATTTACGTGCAGCTTCTCTACCACTTTTTGATACAGCCTGTACAGCTGCAATTTCTGATTGTAATAACGGTCTTGCACCATGTCCTCTTTTTAGTTTTACTTTTAAACTGTCTTGTTTATCTCTCAAATGTGGAACGTCAAGTTTTTCTGCAATTTCACGTTGAATTTCATTTGCAACAGATTCACCCAAACCTTGAAGTTTTTTCATTTCACGAACTTCTTGTTTTAACTTTTCAAGTTCGGATAGAATGTTTAAAGGAATATTTTCCGGAATATCATTCATATTACTTTGATTTAATTGGTTCCTTTTTCAAATCTATTCCACTATCTTTCATAAACCTATTTCTCAAATTTTCAGCTTGAATATGCATTGCAGCATTAACTAGTACTACGTAAGTATTATATACATGCATCTTTGATCGTTTACGATCTAAACAAGATATCATACATGGTGGTACTGACATATGAGTTGATTGTTGACGTTTAAATTCAATAATACGAGTACATGCTTCCATAAATGGATCTTCAAACATATCCTCAATATCCAAATTAAATGTTTCAGTTCCAAGTTTTACAATAATACTATTTTTTTTCATATTTTAAATCACCGTCATTTAACAAATCCATGTTTTTTAGTTTTTCGTTTACACTATTACAAACTCGTTCTTCAACTGTTTTTGCAACAAATACAATCTTTTGAATACTTTTAGTCTTTGCACTATCACGCCATACACGTCCTGTGGCTTGTCTCATTTGTACCGCACTATACGATGGACTAATTAACGCAATACGTGGATGGTTTCCGTTCAAATCATGTAATGACAATCCAGCACCACCAGCAGCAATATTAACCAATATAACTCGTTGTTTATCCGCTTGAAAATCATCAATATTTTGTTGCCGATCAATATCAGAAACTACACCATTTACAATACACGTTGTATTCAAACGTTTTGATAAAGCAGTAATAGTTTCCGTAAAATTAGCAAACAATACAACACTCATATTGTTTTCCAACGCTTCTTCAACCATTTCAACAAATAATGGAACTTTAACCAGTTCAACCTTTTGTCTCGCTCTTAAAATTGCAGTCAGTTCACTTGCACTATCATTTTTTTCCTTTTTAACTTTATTTTTAAGTTTGGCAAGTTCAGATTCCATTTCGTCATAAATACCATTGATCTTATGTTGTGCTTCTTCTTCCATATCATAACACTCTGCTATGATCTGACTTTCTGGAAAGTTTGGAATAGTATCTCTTGACAAACGGGTACCTCTATTAACAAATATGTCTTTATGTAGTTTCTTTAATACTTCTTTGTTTCCATTAAATTGTAATCCAAATCGACCTTTGGTAACACCATGTGCATATAACCAAGTATAATACTGTCTATTATTTTCAAATAACTTGAGGGCCATTCCAACTGTACGTAATTCCAAAGGATTTGTTGCATTTGTTGCACTGCAAAATAACATTTTATAACCATCTTTAAGAGCCTTTAAACACACCTCACTATTTTTTGTAGTTGCACCCTTTAACTTTTGACTTTCGTCCCAAATAATCAATGTAGACTTTGGAATTTTCCACTTAAATTCGTTGACATGAGTTTTTCGGTTCTTAACATATGATGCAATCATAGAGTCTGATCGTCCCATACGAAGAAGTTCATAGTTGATGATACCAATCAATTTGGTTTTCATCTTGAAATGATTCACTATAACCCGTCTCCAGCTCTCCATAACAGCTTTAGGACACACTATAAGAATGTCCATGTCTAACTCTCGAGCAACGCCACACGCAATATAACTTTTACCAACGCCTACATCGCTTCCATCAATTCCACATCCCCATTTATCAATCACTGAACAGAGTTTTGCAACACTTTCCACCTGCCATGGGCGTAACCCATCAGAGTGTTTCATTGTATGCGGTTTAAGAACTATATCTTCTGATATAATTTCTTTTGTTTTTGTTTTTGTTTTAGTAAATTGATCTTTAGTGGTCTTTGTTTGTGTCAAATACCAATCATTGTCCTTTTTAAGAACGCCATAACCTTTGTCTTTGAGTTTAAAACTATTACCTTTCCAGTATAAAAAGAATTCAGTACGATATGTGACAGGAATCAATCCGTCACGTCTCCACAATCTTGTTTCATCTGTCAGTTGATATGGTTCTCCCCACTCAATATCAATATTTATCATATTCAATGTCCCATTTCGTCACGGTACTTAGAGTATTGTGCTACTTCATGTACATTACATCGGACGCATGAATTGTTTTTTATTACACCAACTTCGACATATTCAGACATCGACTCAGTAAATATTCTACCAAGTGGATCATCAATACCGTGACCCAAATCAATCAAATTCTGCATATACTGTTTACGAGTCATTTTAAACTTATATTCCACTACACGTTCTAGTGTTGAAACTAGATCTTGTAGTGTGTTAAAAATAGCAGGATTTTTGCTGACTTGTTTGTCGATAATATAATACTTCATGTTCATACGTCTATAACTAGTGGCTTATTTAGCACACACTAAATTATAATTCATTAACGATAAACACAGTATATCTTATGATATGACAATACTCAATTTAATTTATCTACGCCATCTGAGTTCAGACAATATTTTATCAATCAAATGTTTTTCATCCGTATCCATTTCTTTATCAAACTTCTTTAATATTTGATCAAGTGTAACAGACATATCTGGTGCGTCTTTTTGTTTTTCTCGCAACTCTTGAATTACATCCACAATTTTTGTAAGTGGTGACTTATATTCATTTACTTTATCGTTAGTTGTAAAGTTTAACATTTCAAATGCGTTTGGCGTCAATGTCTTGATCATACTTAATAGTGTTGTGCCAATTAAATTAAATATACCAAAAGCAGCCGCTGCAACGGGATTGAGTGTACTCAATATACGTAACACAAGAAAAATTATACCAAATACAATAATGAAAGTTAAAAAATTGAAAAAGAACTTCTTCAATCCCCACCATACCGCATTCAAACCAAACATACCACTCATCGCATCCAATGTAGCTTTATTGGCATCAGCAATTTTTGCTTGTTCTTTGGCTTTATCAGTCAATTCCCACATTTGGTCATCATACTTTTGATTGAGTTCGGCATTTTCTTGTTGAAGTTTGATAATAATTTCATCACGTTTATTTAACAATTCTTGACCCTTCTTTCGTTCTTCTTCAACAGCTGAATTCAAAAGATCGACAGTTGCCTTGATTCGTTTCATTTCATCAATATTTGGAGATCCAACAATAGAAACAACACGTTCATTCAAAGATTTAGCAGTTTCAACTTGAATCGGTGGGTTTGTAACCTGATTTAACGAATGTTGAATTCCTTGTGCCAATGTAGACGTTTGAGACTTTTTACCTTGTTCATTCTTACCAATTTGATCTAAAGTTTTATCTACCTTCTTTTCTTCTTTAGCAATTGTATCTTGATTTTTAGTTTCTTGTGTTTGAGGTCTAACCGTCGCACAACTTGTTAATAATAATAAACTTAAAATAGCGTAAACTTTATTCATAATATATCCTTTACATGTCTCTTTCTGTTTGACCTGTGGTTGTCTGAAAATACTGAATTAAACGATTGATAAGATTGTCGGCCATATATTCATACCAATCACTTGGTTTATATTCAGTTGTACTCAAGCCGTGATGAACAGCTTTAATATCACCGTCTTCAAATTCATTTCTCAAAAATTGAACCAAATCATTTTTTAAGTTGGCTTTATTTTGAATTGTAAATACTTCACACAATTCTTCTTTGTAACTCACTCTGACTGGTTTACGTCCAGTTGTACCGACACCCTTTTTACCATGACCAGATTTACGTTGTGCGGTTCTCTTACGTTTTACCCAATTAGCAATAGCTTTCTTACCACCCTTAGAACGTAGTCTCTGAGCATACTTTTTACCTAAACAAGCTGCATATGGACTACCTTTTTTGCTATCACCACACTTACCTACCTTTTTACCGGTACTGTCGTATCTATCCCATCCACCACCAGTTGAACTGCCTGTCGGACCTTTACCAAACCAAGCTGCAAGATCTTCATCCAATTTAAGGATTTTTTCTAAAAGTTGGTTCTCAAAGTTCATAATTTAATAAATATTGACTAACCTTTCAATATTTGTTTTATTTGTGAATTTGTAACTTCTTTATGAGTTACTACACCTAATTTTGATTTCAACATTTGTAATGCAGCCTTAGGATTCATTCTTCCACAGTTAAATCCTAATATACCATGTGATCTACAAAAAGATTCCAACTCGTCAATATCTGACTGTGGAAACTCCTGTATAGAAGGAAGTGTTGTATCTTCTCCTTGTTTCTTTCTACGAACCAAACTTTGAAAGATTGGATCGTTCATAGATGTTGGAAAATCAGGAAAGTTCATAAATCTCTTCTAACTTCAAGAATCTGTGTTTTCCAACATCGGCAACAACTTTATTTGAATCATACCAAGATGGCAAATTTCCACCTTTACGTTGTTGTTTGGTCAACTGTACATTTAAAAAGTGATTGGATCCTTTAGTAATGTCTGTAAGAGATTTGTTTTTTGCTTGACCAACCAACATCAAAGCATTTTTAAATTGTTTATGACCACGTTTTGAATCAATAAACTTTTTGATGTCGTCTGCACTCTTCTTATTAACCTTATTCCAACCACTAAACTGTTTTGGACGCAAACATTCCATTGCACCTTTTCGGATATCACCCTTGACACGATTCATAATAACATTCAAAACAGCATGCATTCCATGTTCAGCATTCTTTTCACCACCAGCTTCATCAACTAATGTTGCTGCAATAATATCTTCTACTGTATAAGGTGATTGTTTTTGTACAGTAGTTGTTACTGAAGCCGTAGGTGTTACTGGTGCATTGGCTTGCGTTTGTGGTGTGCCAAACATAGTGGCAGCAGCAAGTGCAGCTGTAGATAGTGTTTTACTAAATAATTCGTTCATGATTTCGTCAATTCGTAGTGTACCACGATCATCAACAATTACAAGAACATTCTTTTCTTTAACAAACTGACGTATTGCGTCTTTTGTCTGTGAAGTTAACGGAGGAGTACCAGATCTTTGATTTCCATTTATATAAAATCCGTTCGTTCCATCGTCTTCTCCAGAGTTATGAAGGTTGACAAAGTTATCTTGGGGTATATACACTAAACGGACATATCCATTTCTAAACGCAGAGGTCAATGGTTCACGTGCGTTGAATCCTATTATATTAGCACGATTATCTCTGACCCACTGTGTGTGATCTCCAACCTTAATAAGTTCACCAGTGGGTGAAACCCAATATGCTATTTCGGGAATAACAAGACGTAATGTTGGCTTACTTCTACGTTTATAAAAATCAGGTTCGTTTGGATCTGAAACTTCGTCAAGTTCACGCCCTTCGGGTCCAAAGTGATCCAAGTGATGATAAACGTCATCAAGATATTCACCCGCCAAATTCAGTTTAGACTTACACCAATCAGGAAGTTCCATCTGAGGTTTCAACATTGATTGAAGTTCTTGTGCATCATTATTGATTTGTTTGACTGCACCCATGGCCATTGCACTATCTTCTTCAAGAATATCTTCAATCAAATCCTTGAGAACTTCATTATACACTTCGATTTCACTTACAGAACTACTACGTGTCTGTTTTCCAGCACGACGTGCTCTACGACCTGCACAATGTGCTTTTTGACTAAATCCTTTTGGGTTAGAACAATCAATACTTGTTTTATATTTACGAGTCCACTTTTCGTTAATTTCTTGATCAGAGGTACCCAATGACTTTTCATCATGATAAAACTTCAAATAGTCTCTCACCGTGGCAATATAATCTGCAGCATGATTCAACTTGGCCTTAACCCAATCTTCCAAATCATCATTTACATTGAACATCTTTTGCAAATCTTCACTGTACTTAATAGTTTTTGTCATATCACTCATAGCCATTTCAGCATTTTCCAACTTAACCACCAATTTATCGTGATGTGGATTGTTATGATTGATTGGATGATCACCATCACCAAATCCAGTTGACATGCTTTTTTCCCATTGATCTTTTGTAAGTTCGTTCATATCGTTGATAAATATTGTTTTACGGTATTAATTACTTGGTCTTCTGGTGTATTGTTCAAGTTGTCACCGTACTCTTTGTTCAAAACGTCTTTAACTTGTCCTATAACCTTGCCTGGCTTCAAATTGAAGGTGTTTATGATCCATTCACCAGTATACTTTTCAGTATTAATTATATCAGTGTCTAACTTTTGTTTTTCTTTTTCCACTTGATCATATAAAGAAGGAAACAATGACTTGAAAAAGTAATCATCATCATCCACTGTACGACGTTGACCACTTTGCAATAATTGGTCACGAATGTATTGTGCAGATTGACGTTCACTACGCATCTTTTTACGATCTCCATTATTTAATTCACCACTCAATTGACGTATATCAAATAATGGAGATGTCTTGATATATTCAATAATATCATCTTCACTCTTAATATTAGAAAAATTGGTATCAACTTTACGAAATCCAAGAATCTTTTGAGCATCACGAAGATTTTTAGTGATAAAAATAAATCTGTTTTGACCTTTTTTATCAACAAAGATCTTAAAGAAACCGTCACTACCATACTTGAATCCAAGTTTTCTAGATATAACTCCAACAATACCTGAAAAATCGTTGTATGCTAGATAATCTTGTTTGTTACGAGCATCTTCTTCGTCTTTTGCAACAATAAAATCAATATGAACTTGTTTATCCAACTTGTCTGGACGATAAAGAATCGAAAAAATATTACCATTGGTGGTAACGTACATTTGTTTTGGTTGATATACATTGCCATTTGATGTTACAATAGGATTAGGTTCAGTATTTCGAACAATATTGGTTCCTACCGCATTAATTATAATATCTTTTGTTGATTGTCCGGCTGGTGGTACAACAACAATATCAATATCGCCATGATCTTGACGACTTGACAACTTGGTTGTATTATTGAAGCTGGAAAACTTCTTGGCGAGTTTCTTTTTTAACTCACCAAATACACCATGCATTTCTTCGGTGGTTACTCTATTTGATAATGATCCAAATAAATTTTTTGTATTTCCACCAGAAAGAATTTCTCTTGCTATTTCAGATAATTTGATCATTTCTTTTTTGATTTATACCAACTACCACCGTGTTTTTTATACCATTTAACAGCCCATCCATTTGCATACGCACTTGGATATACTTTATACTTACGTTTAGCAGCAGCTTTAGCTCTTGCCCAAAGTTTTTTGTTGGTAGGTACGTTTTTCTCAGATAACAGATGTTCTCTAAATATCTGAATATACTCATTGAGTTGTGGTTCGTCAATATCTAGTTCAACACTTACATTTTTACTTGGACCAACCGGTTCACTGTCTTTAACTTGACCTTGTGGAGTTGTACCAATTTTTCCCACAATATTATTTCCGGGAGTACATGTTACATCTGTTCCTAATCTGGCTTTATCATTAAAACTTTGTTTAGGATCGCCAAAACCAGAGTTAGCTTGGGGTTTAAATTCCTTTGCAAGTCCAGAAGCAACCAACTTGGTATAATATTCAGGATCTTCAGTTAAATGATCCAATGCAATTTCGGTTGCAATCTTTTCATCATTGGTATGTTCCATTTCAATTTGAACACCCATTGCAAGTTGTGCTGGATTTACAGTTGAAGGTGCGGTTGCATCACCAACTCCACCTTTAAGTTGTTCATCTTCGTTAATAAAAAAATCTTTATACTTCATGGTCGGTTATTACCTTTATGTTTGTGTTGTGACGCTTCTCTTTCTGCTTGCTGCATTTTACTGTAACCATTGGATGGATATGCATAATCAATTTGCCATCTACGACCTTTCATTGCAGGATGACCAATCAATGGATCTTGAATTTTCTTTTGGGAACCGATAATATACCAATCCCCCGGTGGTTTAGAGTCCATAATTACGTCTCTTTTTCTTTTCTTCCCACTTTTCTTCCATCAACTTCTTAATAGCTTCAAAGTTTCCATATTTTTGTTCAACACGTTCACGTGTTTTGGATTGATTGGCCATATCACGGATAATATCCCCAATCTTCTCCTTTTGATTTTCGTTCATTGGTTGTTCTTTCTGTTTATCATTAGCAACAGCGTCAATACCATCGATAATAAAATTGGCTACCTTCTTGATGATAGTCATGTTCTTAATGACGGCATCTTTATCAGCTTTCCATAAAGCAAGATATGTTGCTTGGTGGGTCACTGGAAGATCATAGTTCTTCAATACTGTATATGAAATTGATTCGGCTTGAAGTTCGGCTTGAGCCCGTGTCAAGTTCAATGTATATTCATCTCCGAAAAATACAGAACTATCTTTAAAATGTAATAGTGAGTGAGCAATTTCATGTATTAACGTAGCAAGTTTATTAACACCTGCTATATTACTTGTCAAATTGATGTGATCTCCCATTGCCCATCCCATTTCTCCGCCTTTTGCATCTTCATGAGTAATCTTGATACCCTTGTCTTTACAAAACTCCAATGCATATTCAAATATTCTATCCGCAACTTCGCTTGGAGTATTTGGATCATGCCATTCTGGCTTTTGTGGTCTTACACCTTTTTCATCAGCGTCCGTATCACTAATGTCAAAAACTGGAACGGCTCTGAAAAACATTAAATTCTTCTTTGTAATTTCGGTATCAAGTCCTTCATCCCCAGATTTAATATCATCTTCCTTCTTGGTAATAGGAGCGTAAATATAAATAGCCTTAGCACCTTTGTTTACTGTTACGCCCATCTTTTTCCACGCATTGAATCCAGCAACGTGAGTTGCATTAGGTTTTTGAATGAAAATTAACAATGTGTTATTGAAACTGTACTTTCTAAATCTCTTACTAAATGCTAAATATTCTGCAATCTGACCACTTGTAGATGCTCCTTGAACCGCATCTGCAAGTTGTTTAATGAAGTTTTCAATCTTAATGGCAAGTTCTTGACTTCTGCTAATATTAGCATCACCCATCACAAAATCAGGAAGATCTTCTATCTTTTGAATTAAATCTTCTAACTTAGAATCCCCAGCTGGTGCGATCCATGTATTCTTTTTTACATCCCACTTGTATCCCGAATTGATATATCTAATAACTGATGTGGCTACACCAAACTTGTCAGCGTCAATCGTCCACGCAGTAATAGTTGGATCCCATCTAAAACCATTTCCTTTTAACGCATCTTTATTACGATATGTTTCATTTCCAGCTTCTCTTGCATTTTCCAACGTGGATATTACTATAATTTTGTTGTTTGTACGATCAGCACGAAGATCCAACTTTTCATTGAGATCTTCTTCTTCAAGCAATAATGGTTCAGTTGACTCATTCATCATATCAGGAGTCATTCCCATCATACCAAGATCACGATAATAACGTGGGTTTTCTTTCAAATTTTGAACAACTGTTTCTTTAGCAACCATCTTGTTCTTATAAATCTGTTTCTTGAGTTCATATTGCATTCCCTGAATGATATCATCAGGAGTGACCTTAGTTTTAACGTCTTCAACGTCTTTTTTATACTGTTCTGGGTCAATTTTGGACTTAATGTCTTGATCTACAGGAGGTACAACATTAACGTTTGAACTGTCAGCTGGAAAAGAACCGGGGTTTTGAGTAACATCTGGTGATGCATATGTACCAGATTGTCCAGAAATTGATGGTTGTCCACCTACCGAAATCTGACTCATGTTATATTCTTTGAAGAAGTCTTTATAGGTCATAAAGTATAAATATATAGGAAAAATAGATCCTTAACTTTTATATACGATTCTTTTTTAATATATATTATGAAATATGAAAGTCATTTTATCAATTTGTGAAGTTACCAATACGTCATATTCCAAAAAAGATTGTTATGACAATTTAAACAAAGTATTTTTGAATCATGAGTTATATGTCTTAGGGGATAACCTTAGTGAAGAATTTTCTTTGTATATAAAAAGCACTAATCCAACATACTTTGAAAATAAGGTTAGAGGTAGACAAAGATGGATGTTAGATAAATTAGAGTTTTGTATCAATCATTTCGATGAAAACGATACACTCTATTTGGTTGAAGATGATTATCTACATAACTTTGGTGCAGCAATACTAATAGATGAAGGGTTAAATCATTCGGAGTATGTTACTCTATATGATCATCCCGATAAATATGGTCAACATCCACATAAAAATCCAGAAATACAAGGTTTGGGAGAGTCAACGATATTGTTTAGAACAGACCATAGTCATTGGAAATATACAAATTCAACAACAGCTACATTTGCTTGTAAAAAACGTATTTTGGTTGAAGATTCGGATGTGTGGAAAAAACATATTAACAAAACGGGTTGGTGGGACTATCAGACATTTATTGAACTTAGGTCAAAGTTTAGAAAAATAGCAGTGTGTATTCCGGGTCAAAGTACTCATGTTCATTCAACCATTATGTATTCTCCATTTTTTCATACTGATATATGACAATAACCACAATAATTAACTATGGTACTACCGAATATCGATTTATCAAAAAGTCAATCGATTCAGTTCGTCCATTTTCTAACCGCATCATTGTTACTTTTGCATATAATTTCTATGATGGATCCGAAGAGAATATAGAAGTGTTAAAAAAGACATTCGAAGAAAATCCCGGAGTAGAGTTTTTAAACATTGAATATGTTCCAAACAAACTCTACAACTTCCACTGGTGTTCATACTCAAGAAAATGTGCAATAGAAAAGTCGAATATTGATTCGGATTACATTTTGTTTATGGATGCGGACGAAATTATCGACTCTAACCTATTTTTACAATTTATAAACGACAAAGACTTTTCTTATGGTTCCGATTTTAAGTTGTTAAGTTATTGGTATTTCAGAGAGCCAACATATCGTGCAAAAAGTCATGAAGATTCTACTATTTTAATGTTTAGACAGACTCTTCAAATTGAAAATGTTATGTATCAAGATAGAACTTCATTGTTTAACAATTCAATAAACACAAAATTCAGAGCGATGACATATAAAAATGAAATTATGGTTCATCATTTTTCGTGGGTTCGTACAAAAGAAGAAATGTTAAAAAAAGTATCTACATGGGGACATAAACGTGATCGTGATTGGACAAAATTGGTAGAACATGAATTTAGTCATGAATTCAATGGAACTGATTTTGTCCATGGATACCAATACGAAATCGTAGATTCAATGTTTGTATGATACAATTAAAAGATATAACTTTAGTTTGTGTCACATCGATTCGCATAAAAGAGTCCGTAAAATCAATGTTATACTCATCCAAAGATATTGAATTTGCAAAGTTAAAACTGATAACGAGTGAAGATATTATTGTTGATTCCAAAATAGAAGTCGAACGGTGTAGAAAATTAACATCTTTACAAGATTATAGTCAATTCATGATATATGATCTATATAAACATATTGATACCGAATTTTGTTTAATTGTTCAACACGATGGTAAAGTGAATAACTCAAATCTTTGGAACCCTAAGTTTTTATCATATGACTATATAGGTGCTCCGTGGGTTTCATTCAAAAACACATTTTGGCCATGGTCCAATTGTAGATATTTCGATTATAAATGGAACGAAGTTTCTACAGATAACGATGATCTTCGTGTAGGTAATGGTGGATTCAGTCTAAGAAGTAAAAGACTTCTTGAATCAAGTAAGTACATAAACACTCCATTTTTAAGTGAAACTAAACGTATAGATAACACGTTTTATGTTCCACATGAAGATTTTTTTATATCTATTTATGCTCGAGAACTCTATGAAAATCAAGGTGTTAAATACTGTCCATTTGAATTAGCGTGTCATTTTTCAAAAGAATCGATATTTGAAGAAAACAAAAATATCCAAACCTTCGGTAGTCACAGACAATAATTCGTAACCAAAAAAGTTTGTTTGAAAAATCCACATGAATCCCATTGAAATACGCATGTTCCTTTAATATTGAATGGGACAATTGACAGATTCAATGGTCTATATCCTCCGATTGAACAGTCACAATTTTTTGTTGTATAATCGTTCGTTATCAATATTCGTTTTGATTCATTTAGTCTTACTAACATTTTTGAAATCGTATCATTATTTAGATGCTGAAAAACATCTTTTATCAGTACTAAGTCATACTTTTTTATATCAATTGTATCGTTCAATATATCAATACAATCAAACTTTAAAAATTCTGTTTGATAATTGATTTGGTTTTTTTCAATTACGAAATCTACAAGATCAATTCCCAGATAATTAACCTGACAAAAATCGAAATGTCGCATCAAATTGAAATCACCACATCCAATATCCAAAATAGAAGTGATATTATTATAATGTACAAACTGTTTTAAAAAAGTCAAGTATTCTTTTGAACACTCTAAACAAGATCCCGGACCACTTTCAGTTCCACCCGATGAATCTATCCAGTCTCCACGACGATATATGTTTTCAAACTGTATTTTCATAATAATCCATCAATATTTCTACACATTCTAGCAAACAAACTGGTACTGGTTTTTAATTTTTCATTCGTTAATGATGACATTCGATTAAATATTTTCGACTCACATATATGTTTGCTAAATATTCCGTTGTCTGCCAAATAATTTAAGTAAAACCCGTTTTCATAAGTTACTTCGTCATAAATAAGTTCACACCAATTGTATTTGTGAAAAGTATGTACTGGTTCAACGTGAATTAAATCTTTGTATTGTTGAGATAGACTATATGGCTTTCTGACCGAAAAAGCGTTCCAATCATAATTATCATATCCAATTTTATATTCGTTTAACCATATATCGATAAACTTCGTAGATTTCTCTGCAATAATCAGAGCATTACATATGCCTGTTACCTCCAAATGATCCCATCCTACATGATATATACTTTCTAAACCCATCACCATAGTTTGGTTATCAAAATGTGGAAAAAAAGGTTTATAAAAAAATGTGTCTATATCAGCGTATACCCCACCATGTTCTTGTAAAAGAAGAAGTCGAAATATATCTGATCTATGTTCAGGTCTATAAACGTCCAACCCATTACAAGTATAACATAAATCCGGTAATTTTTCATACCGAATAATCTTAAAAAATTCCTTGGACTTTTCCCACCAGATGTTATTTTGAGGTTCATGGATTATGTGCATCCATATTTGAGGTTTATCTTGACTTATATAACAACTCTTTAGACACAAATAATGAAAAAACTCAAATGGTTTGTTAGCAAAAACTGGATCCAGACCAAATATGAAATGATAAATTGGATTTTTCACGATGTTAGTGATTTGAAGTTTTGATCTGTAGGCCAATTTATAGATATTTGTTCAGCCAAAGGAGGAATACAAACATAATACTTTAACTTGTGATCCCACAAAGTTCTTTTTTGTATTTGAATATCAATATGCGTCCAAGCAACACTGTTAGTTTCAATAAGTGTGTTAACCGATTGTTTTTTTATCATGTAAGCATGTGTACATAACGGTGGATGTGATGTTGTGTAAATGTTCTCAGCTTGTTTATACCGCCAAGGTTCATCCGGAAGACAACAATGTCCCACAAAAACATACTGCCAATCATCTGGCAATCGTGATTTGTAGTCTAGTAACTTATCTTTAAATCCTTCACATAGTACAACATCATCTTCTATAATAAGATACTCATCATCTGGCAAATAACTAATAGTTTTCCATAACATGTAATGTGATAGAATACAACCTACATGTCCTTGCGTAATGTAATATGGGGGACCATCACCCGGTTTCCATTTAGGCTGATCATCCATATAAGGAATTACTGTATTAAGTCCAAAGTTTTTTGCATTTATGCCTTCAAAAAATGTAACATCCAATCCGTGTTCTTTGAAATGGTTTTCAGCATATTGTCTACGGACGGGAGTTTCTTTTAACGTAATACAAAATATTTTTGGCAAATTATTCATAATGTTATAACGCCGGTTTTTTCATCGTTTAATCCAAAGCTAACCTCAAATTTATTATTTTCCAAAATTGCTCCGCATGGAAAAACAACTAACGGACTAATGTCTGGTAAAATTCTTTCATCTTGTTCATTACCCCAAAGAATAGGCTCTTCGGATATTTCGACTATTCTAAATGGAGGATGTGATTCAAACTTATAGTGTCCCATGAAATATCGGCGTCTATGTTCGTGTTTCCAAGGAATGCTACTATGAAAAAACGAATGATAATATCCATCTTTGAAAATAGGATTAGTTCCCCCTCTTAATTTTCCATATTTCCAATTGTGTTTGTAGTGAGTAACGTATTCACTAACCACATTTCCTTCCCAATCAAATTCAACCACAGTATGTGGATGAATGTTATATACGCACATCAGTTTGTTATAATGAACAAAAAATGTCCAATTCTTTTCTTTTCCCGTATTTTCCTCTATAGATCTTCCATTGTAACCATATACAGGATGAATATTACCAACGTGATTGAACTTGTTGTCTAATACTAACATCTTTTGATGTACTATGTGATGTTTTTCGTGTGTATATGTAGCACAACTTATATAGAGTTTATCGTCATATACAAGAACTCTTGGGTCGTCATATTGTTGATAATCATGATCGTCCGTTATATTCAAACTCAATTCACGCAATCCGTCGTACTTAAACAATCTCAATGAACTCATCATTACATTTTTGTTGACCCACGTAGAGTGTCTAGCCATTATGTATTTCGAATTATTGTATAAAAATAATGAAGAATTATAAAATTGATTTTTCTTGTTGTAATTGAACGGTATAATTTCAACATTTTCTTTTTGTGTTTTACATGATCGTTCATCAACCATAATTTTTTCTTCTGGATGACCATGTTCTGTCGATTCAAATGAATTGAAATCTGTATTAAGAGTATCCATTAACAAAAGTTTATCATTTTGTATAGAACTTACATATATTTGTTTTACATACAAACCTAGCGTTCGGGTATCACCATTTGTTGTTGGAATATTAGGCGTTACAAAAAACGACATAGAATCCTTATTTGATACCGGAACAAACAAAATGTATTCTGTGCTGGATTTTATCGACAATTCGTATTTTAGATTTTTTGTTTTATTCTCATAAAATATGATTAACTTTTTGTCTCCACCAACGCATACAAATCTGATGCATATGTTTTGAACTGACTGTTTTGGAATTATTTTAAAATGACAGTCAGACCATCTAAATGGTTTTTCCGACACTGTATCCGTTTCCAATGTATGAAACATATCCACAATAAACTGATCTCCGTTAAAAATATCATTCATATCAGTATTCTCGTTTTAGTATCGACCAAATTTCAGAATCAATATATTTGTCTTGTTTGTATATATCCTCACGTTTTGTTCCCTCATAAATAAATCCAAGTTTTTTGTAAAGATTTTTAGCAACTTGGTTTGTTGATAATACTTCAAGAGATATTTTATTTAATGAGTATTTGTCAAACATCATTGGAATAAAAACTTTATAAGATAAATATGCCAATCCCTTACCTCTCCAATCAGGATGTAAATCGGCTCCTATATAAATATTCTTGTTTATTTCAGAATAATTAGATGTTCTAAAATATCCTATAGGAGTTGTATTGTATGTTATCAAATAATATTCAGGTTTAGTTTTATCAAACCATTTATATGTATCATCAACAGAAAATTTGCGAGAATCATGCAAATATTCCTCCGCACACTGATTTCTAATTGAATTCAAAAACGGAATATTATCTCTTGTAAATTCAACAATTTGAATCATAATAAAGGTGTTAGGTTTGAATGTCCGGGTGTAGTCATATCAAATTTAGATTGTGAAAACGTAATAAGATATCGACCTCGTCTATAAATGATCGGGGCCAAATCAGTAATATCTTTAATTTCGTACCCAGAATTAATAAAATGCATATGATAATATCCTTGCCACCCATCGTATGGATAACTTGGATCAGCCAACCTTTTGTTATATGTCTGGAATATTTCCCCACAACGATTCAATACGTTTTTACAAACTTTTTGTGGTAACAAACCGTATGATACAGCAGGATGTTGATTATAAAGTCCACACACCATAGCTGTTTTATCAGTGAACTTTTTATGAAATACGTCATAAAATCTATCGTTTGACAGACAGTAATCATCTTCGGTCAAAAAATAGTAATCGTAATCTTCGTTTATTGTTTCTCTGATATGATACTCCCAAGCTCCATACGAAAGCCCCCAATTATCTCGGTATTTTATTTCTATCGGTACTCTTGTAGGACCACGTTGGGATAACAAATTCTCAATCTCACCAACTTTTACACAATCACTTTTATTGACTACGAATGTTGCTTTTACCAAATCTGGATTGTAAAAGCAATTAAGTGCATCAATGTGACATTTCACAGCATAAAACTTGTCACATCCATGATATACATTATTTCTCTCAACTTTTTTTAAGTTATCAGTAATGTAAAATGCAACAACGTAATTAATTTTCATACTTTTTTGAAAAATATTCTGATTGTATCACAGACAAACAACACATCATGTTCAGTAACTTTTGTGTTGAGGGGCAAATACAAATAGTTTGGTTCAATACTGTTCATCATTGGTAAATCTAACCGTGTACCACCAAAGATGTGATAAATGTCATTTCGCAAATGAACAAGATTATTGTCAATATCATTTGATGTTAAGTATTGTGCAAGTTCATCTCGATTTTCTGTCAAAATACCCATCAACCAATATGTTCCTCCACAAATTGGTTTACACTGTGATGGAAGACTTTTCAAATACAGTTCTGCTAGTTTCTTTCTATGAGAAATAATAACTTCCAAATCATCAATTGCTGCCAAACCAAAACACGCATCGATATCGGTAGGTTGAAACTTGAATCCAGCTTCATACACGTCAAATGTCATTTCACGTCGTTCCCATGCTTGGTAATTTTTCTTTTCCTTCAACTCTCTATCAATACCAAACCATCGTAAAAGTTTGGCTCGGTTGTAGGTACTTTCATCATTCAATACGAGCATACCACCATCACATGTTGTAAAATGTTTTATGGCTTGAAATGAATAACAAATATAATCACCTTCGCAATGAGCAAAATGTTGCGCTGCATCAACGATTAAAGGAATATTGTATTGTTTACAAATGTCGTTTATTTTTGAACTAAAAGGAATACCACCCAAATGTACACCAACAATTGCCTTAGTCTTAGTTGTTATTTTTTTAATTACATCCTCTGGATCGATGTTTAGATTACTATCAATATCAGCGAATACAATATTTACACCTTTACGTTTCAATCCCATTTGTCCAGCAGTACAATCCAAAATAGGAACAATTACTTCGTCTCCTTCTTTGATTCCTATAAGGTGGTATGCCAACTCCAGAGCAGACGTTCCCGAATTCAACATCAGTGAGTGTTTATAACCAAACACAGTATTAAATTTTTGTTCAAACTGATTTACTTTTGGCCCCTGTCCCAACCACCGACCATTCAATGTATCTTCTATTTCTTTGAGGATTTTTTCTTTGGGAATATATGGGTAAAAAAGTGGTATTTTTGTATTCATGGTATGTTTTTCCATCGGATGTCTTCTAAAATGACTTGTGTTCTTGTTTTGTGTTTGTCTCTATCACCATACATATATGGCGTTGGTACGGGATAATGAACAATTGAAGATTTTTGCCAGTTTTCTTCTGGTTTATAAGACGATGAAACATCAAGTTTTACATCAATAAAATTTAAAAGACCCAGCTTTCTATTCAGAATAATCATATCAGATATATGTGGTTTATCAATACCTGCTACTGGGATAACATCATTTTCATTAACAGTATAGTTCATAATTATATCTATAATAGTCTCGATCTTATGTTTGGGTATATGTATTGCAGCAGTAGGAACCAAAAATGGGTAACCATGTGATGTTACAACTTGATCTTCAAAATTAGCAGGTACAAATCCGTAGTTCATTACCGACACTGCACTCATCCATCCACCATATTTTGCGAAACTCAACCATCTTAGAAAACAATACATGTCATAAATTTTAGGACACACTGTTGGAAAACTTTCTATTTTTTTATAGAACTCGTAATACAATGGATGTTCTTTTGCATCATCTAATGTAATAATAACAGGATTCCATCCATATCTAGACCAACTTTTCTTCCACAAATCAATCAAAATTTTTTGATCGGTCTTATTAACCCAATTTTCCTCAATTGGTTCATAAAATGCGTATACGTTCATAAATATTTATATTGGTGTATTACTACTTTTTGTCCAGTATCGATCATTAATTCTCTTTGTGTTTGGTTGTAATAATAATCACCACATCCAGAGTATGACGATGGCAACCAACCAACCTTTTCAAACGATTTTTCTCCGTATTCTTTGAATAATCGTATTCCAATTTCCAAGTCCCAACTGGTTATTGTATTCATATATGATGATACATCTCCATAAAATTCAAGTTCTGGTTGAAAATATTTTGCGGTATTATTTGTATTGTAAAAAGTTAATGCACCATTTGTATATAATGCAGTAGGATTTACATGTTCTATATTCATGTATAATCCACAATCTTTGGAATACTTGTATCTATAATCCATTGATCCCTGTAACAAATTACCAACACCTTTTAATGGACATTTGAATACAGGTGTACCAGTCATGATAGGTTCATATGGCCAACTCAAATGTTCTTGCCACAAGGTGTCATACCAATAGTCTTTCCCTATCATACAATCCCATTCGTAACAAAAAAAATAATCCCACATTTTGCTCTTAGCGATCTTTATTCCTTCAAAAAATGCCCATGTAGCATACTTGTAATGTACAGGCATCATCCCGTCATACATTATTGGTAAAGGATCAATCTGTATAAATTCAAAAGGATATTTATCGAATCCATCTATACTGCCATCTGTATACACCACGATTTTTGAATCGTTAATAGAGTGTTTATATTGACTTAGATTATCTAAAGTTTTGGCGTGTTTTCCAATAAGATTTGGTAAATACAACAAAATTCCATTTGTTACTCTACTACTAACATTTGGTAGTATAACACTGTCATATTCAAAATGTGCGTTAGTATTTGTTGTTACATGACTATCAAATGTAATTTGAAAATGTGAATTGTCTTTTATATGAGTAACACTCTCTATAGATTGTATAAAATGATTATTATTTTTTTCAAATTCAAATTTAAACATCATGATTGATAATTTTCGACGATCTTCACTGTTTCCACTTTCATACGGACAGTAATAAGAATCACTCTCAATCAATATTTGTTTTGTATTGACCAACGGTATACGTATATAACATTGTTCTCCAATTTCACATACTTTTTCTGATACAAGAGTTTTTGATTCGTCATGAGATGATACTACATATGATTTTATTGTTTTTCGATTTACATGGTTACCAAAAACTAGTGTTACCGAATCATAATCATTATTATCAATAACGTCAATAGATGATTTCAGATGCATCCATCTGAAGTGGACATTTTGATATAATTCTAAATCATACCATCCACTATTTAAAATTAGTGGAAATGGTGTATTATTGGTCATATGACTAACTGTACTACTAATGTCAGCCATAATTTTAATCTTTTCTACAGCATGTTTAATCGAAGGTTTTGCCCAAAGATATGTTTTGTCGAGATCGAGATTGTAAAATATACTATCTTTTACGGGTACCAATTCACAATCAACCAACCCTTCATAATTATTCGGAAGAAACTCAACATGACCACCATGGTTTGTAACAATAACTTTTTTTCCTCTATTGTACGCTTCAAAAATTCCTAAACCTACACCTTCAGATCGTGTTAACTGCACATAACAATCACATTGTTCATGAAGAGATTGTATTTCATCATAAGTGAACATTTCTTTCAAAAAAACAATCGGAGGAACATTCGATTCTCCAATTATATTTTTAATTTTCCGTCTACAGTCCTCTTTCTGTAACTCTGAATAATCAAACCCAAACGTTTTAACAAACAGTATTACGGTATCAGTCTGATTGAACGATTCACAATACGCTTTTATTGTTTCTGATATTCCTTTACGTGTAATATATTGACCGATGGTATAAAACTTATATGATGATTGTAAATCAAATTGAGAAAAATCTCCATTGTAAAGGACTTCTCCTTTATCTTCAATTAGTTTCTTTAAATCAACCTTAGTATATGGAAACGTAACATTTATATGTGGTTCAACAATAATAGGTTTTGTAACTCCGCTACGTTCAAAAACCTGTTTGTTCCATTCTGTAGGAACACTAACAATTTTTACAATGCTTTTGTTTATTGCATTTACCCAATTTGGAATAAGAGGATCAAACTCCCAAACAGTTCTACCAATGATATTTCGATTATGAATTTTAACTTCGGTCTTATCAATCAAATAATCCCACATGTCCGGTGTAGAATGAACAATTATATTTTTATATACAACATTGTTATTTGTAAGTGTTTTAATTGTTTGTTCAAACTCTCCAGACTCAATTACATGAGTTTGATCAAATTCGCACGGTTTAGTAACTACGTTTACTTTTTTTAATAAATCATAGATATAACCTTTAGCTGCATTAGCATAGCCACTAACACCCGACTGGTATATATAACAAACACCATCGGTCTGGTTCATACACTGAATATATTCCGGCAAAATATCAAACATTTTCAAATTCATATAACCAGTTTTCTTTCAATCTTATAACAAACACTTAACAAAAGAGTGGCAAATTTACTCACTTGTCTTGTCCAAAATCTAACTACTTTGTTATATGGTTTGATTAGTAATTTATAAAAATTAGTAGATTCAAACTCTTTGTTCTTTTTAAGTTCTTCAATGAATCGTCTATCATTTTCTTTTCTTTTAGCGTTATCAGTGGCTTCAAACTTTACAAGGTTAATCTTGTTAATAACGCCGTCAACAAATTCAATTTCAAATTCAACCCAATAGTCATATGGTCCATCATTATAATTGTTATAATCATAGATACGTATGGTTCTGGTTGTTTTTACATGAGTCCACCAAACTTTGATTTCTTTTACAATACCAAACTTTTCTGACCATGTTTTACCATCCGGATTGCCTTCAGTATATTCACGTTCACATTCACGCAACCATAGTGTGCCATCTTCACGGATTTCATAACAATCTAAAGCATTATCTAAATCTTTGGTTTGAAATCCACATGGGTGAAATCCTTTAGTATCTTCTGGTAAAGGAAGAGGGTATTTACATACTATGTCATCATACATTCCCATAAACTAGTTAATAACTTTATCTGACTTATAATCCATAACATCTTCAAAAAATTTACAGAATGCTAGATAATCTTGTTTATCTGCATCATTCATATTTTTAGTATCCACATACTTTAGATAATCATAAATAATACTGTCATAATAACTTGGGATAGTAATAGTTTTGCCATCAAACTTCAAATCATCATGTTGAATAATGATTTTGTTGACTACCTTATCTTTCATGGTTAGTTCTATTTCCATAATTTATTCATCCCTTTGGATATGTCACTTCGTATTGAACATCAGTATACTTACCCATAAACATTCTGAATTGAGCCATTTCCAATGTAGGATAATAACTGGCTTGAATCACAATTTTGTTGGATTGTTCATTTTCGTAGTTAGCATATTTAAACCACTCTTTTGTAGCCCAAGTATCCCAGACATCTTTTAAAATTTGACGTTTATTCATATTTTGTTTTAGTTTCTAACATTTGAGAATCAAAGAATTTATTATGCAATTTACGTTTACATTCAAAACGACGTAGATTGTTCAAATCAATATCTTTGCCAATAGAGTTTTCATCACTTGCGCGAATTGCATCTACCAATACAAACGTTGTTTGATTTTCTGTATACAACTCATCATACTCACTTGAGTTTATGATTTCTGATAACTTTTCTTGGCCCAACTGAGCTTTCAGTTCTTCATAAAGAACGGAAAATCCCCGTTTGCTTGTTTCAATTTTAATTGGATCTGTACAATTATGTATCTTAACTTGAAAAATACTCAAAATATCAAACGCATAACCTTCATCAACACTTATTTTTACCATAATTTATGTGAATATATATATATATTACGTTCCAATTGGACGTATAATTATTTTAATTTTATTTTTTTTAGCAAAATCATACACGACACCATCCTCGGTGTAAGGATAATAATTGCAATAAATAATAAACTCACGTTTATTGAAGCCCGTTTCCAAACGGTTATACCATAAACGTTTTCTAAATTTATTTGAGATTTTTTCTGTTAGTTTCATTTTCTCAAATCTGTTAAAAGTTTACTAATACATGCCATCAAAGCAATTTCTTTCAATGGAGGAATCAACAAACTACATTGATACATATACTCAGAGATAATAATCGTAGCTATTGCCTGCTTACCATTAGCATAATCATCAACCTTCTGATACAACACTGAGAAATAATCATCATACACTTTGATACGCTGATCCACAACAAATTGTCGAATATCATTAAAGGCATTTGGCTTACCAATACCATTCTTAATCATGTCCACCAACTTTTGATGTGTGTCAGTTTTCAACGAAGAATCCTTATTAACCTTCAACTTACCTTCAAAAGTAGATTGTTGTGCCACATTAATAATCTTACGAATATCCGGATAATATGTGTTTACGATATACGCCAAATCATCATTCTGATATTCAACGTTTTCTGACTTAAGAATCTTAGTCAAATGTACCGCAACCGAAACCTTAGTCATCGGAGCAATCTCAAAGGTCATACAACGTGATACAATGGGAAGAATCATCTTCTCATGATAGTTACATGTCAGAATAAACCTCGTAGACATACTAAACGTCTCCATAAGGTTACGAAGAGCCGCTTGTGCCTCTGGTGACATATAATCACACTCGTCCAGAATAATAATCTTCAGCGGTTTGATACCCACACATGATGCAAAACTCTTAATCTTGGTTCGAACATTCTCAACCTTATTTTCATCAGATGCGTTGATATACAATACATCACAGTTGATCTGTTTAGTCAACAGTTTAGCCAACGTTGTCTTTCCAGTACCAGCACCGCCATACAACATCAAATGTGGAATGTTCTGCTGGTCAATATAACTCTTAATTGTGGTTATGATGTTTTCATTTCCGATATAATCTTCAATAATTGTGGGTCGATACTTTTCAACCCACAAACTATGAACCTTCTTATCGTCGGTATGACTCACCTCTTCAAAAAAGGCATCCATATGAATTATTCGTTAGGTTGGACCGGACCAAAGTGATACGTAGCAGAAAATGTATCAGTATTAAATTCAACTGACGCCAATCCGGCTTCAGACACCTTCAACACAGCATTTTCACACTCGTTGTTTGCATCCAACACCGACTTGAAGAAATCAGCGTTGAAATTCAAAGGCTTTTCCAACTTAGCTGTTCCATCCTTGATAGGAACATCCAAAGTAACACGGTTACTATTGATTGAAGCATAGCCAAGAACCAACTGAACCTTCTTACTCTTCTTGTTCATCAACAATGTAAACTTACTCTCTTCAGAAAGAGCATCCTTCGCACTACGATACTTAGCGATAAATTCCTCTGTAAGATCAATTTCAAAATGATATGGAGGTGTAGACTTGAGACGAGAAGACTTGGGAATTACTGTCAATTCAGCGGTCATAAACTGAATTTCAGATGTTCCATCGGAGAATGAAAGAGATGTAACCCGTCCATCAGTTTCATTGACGGTCATGGTAATTTCTTCACCTAGAGCCTTCAACATCTTCTGCAACTTGTCAGTGTCATAAACACCGATCTCATATTCGGCGTTCAATTCTTCAACGTTCTTCCAAGTAACGTCATAAATCAAACTCTTATCGTTAGTAATAGCACTCAAACTGAGTTGCTTGTTTTTAGCGGAAACGTTCCACTTGACTGATGGTACCTCTCCATTAAGAGAGTATTTGTTAATGAATTTTTGTAGATTTGTCTTTGTCATAACTTTTTAATTGTTCCTCACACTATATTCTACCTACCTTGATTTGTCCACTTAATTTATCCAGTATTCTTCCTCAAACTGTTCTGGAAATTCTTTTACAAAGTCAGTACATACTGCGTGGCATTTTGTAAGATCTCCCACCCATGAGTGTTCTGGCAAAACACACACACTTTCAGGATATAATTGCTTGCCAGGATACGTCCATATAAATCTCTTGCTGGTTAAAACCCAATCTTCAGTGGTATGCCAAAATACATTTACTGTATAGTCTTGTACCAACAAATTAAATGCATCACCATTTTTGGCATGTAACCAAAATCTTCGATCTGTTAGAAAATCATATTTTACTTGATACGTTGGACTATCGTGTCCCAAATACCACTTTTCATCAGTATACCACACGTCAATTTCAACATCATAATCCAATTTTAATGCTTTTTTAATATAATCGGGATGATTTTCTTTGTCTGAATTTGGACCACTTAGATTGCCTCTATGAGAGATGTATTTCATACACAATTCGTTTTACTTAAAAGTTCAAATTTGTTTTACTTAATAGTTCATCCACATTTTTAATATTTCTAAAAATAACATCAAATGTATGACTATTAAAATTTATAACATATGGTGCTAAATTCTCAACGTCAATTAATTCTAAATTTTCTTTCATTATAGATCTGTATTGATCACTAATGTAACCATGAATTACCATACCATTTCTTATACCATCAACATAAAAATATGAGTTTCCATTGATTTTATTTATTTTAATGTTTTTATATTTAAGATATGAAATGAACAATAAAACTTCAGCACACATTCGTATATCATTGTCTTGATATATAAAATCTTCAGCTAATATACTACTATAAGCTGTTTTGTATATAGAAAAAACCAATTCTTTAGTTCCAGCAATAATATTATCACATGGATGATATGGAAATTCTGGATTTACAGCAATATTACTACACAAATATTTATCATTTATATTTGATCTTACTTTATTTACAAGATATTGAATATTTGAATAACAATGATTTGTTCTAACTTTTACAACATATTGAGTATCACACTGACGCAATCCATTTAATACTGAGTTGATATGAAGATAGATATTCTGATGATTGTATATATTGGTAACATCTATATCCGATTCACATATTATTTTATCATAATGATTTGCATGTTGTGAAACATGGTCCATATATTTTTTATTGGTCGATAATATGACTTTACCAAATCGTTTTAATTCGGCACACATAGGAATGTGCGTTTCATCATAATTTCCATGAATTATAAATGTAAAATCACCGAGCATATTTAATGTTTTTCGTAATTTTTTAAAAAATTTTCTAAATCTTCAGGGGTTCCAAGACCCCACATCTTTTCAATATTAAATGTACGAACCTTTTTACCGTCAGAAATGGCTTCATTGAAGACCGGACACACATAAAATTCATTGTTGACACGAATGTTCTTTTGAATCATTTGTTCAGCATACTTAACATAGTCACTGCCCTTTCTCCAATAGTATATGCCTACAGTCGCAATATCACTTATAGGACGTTTTTCAGCAACTTCAGTCACATATCCTAATTCATTGATTTTTGCATAACTCCACTTGGGGTGTGTAGATTTAAACGTAAGAATATTACCATCTAAATCTCCAGTGGTAGATGTATAAATAAACTCTTCGTTATTCCACTCAACAAATTGATCACTGTTGGCAATAATCAAAGGTTCATCCTTATTAATATATTGTTTTGCTAATAGTGTCGTACAAGCAGCACCTTCGGTAATTCCTTCAATCTGAACAATTTTATTATTTGGACAGAAATTATCAAGTGTATCTTTAAGGTTGTACTTTTCAAAATGACTTTTCTGAACAATAAAAATATACTTGGCGTCTACGTTCAAATTGTCAACTACCCATTGAATCATGGGCTTTCCACGTACATCAATCAAAGGTTTAGGAAATGTATATCCAGCCTTTTCAAATCGACTACCTGCGCCTGCCATTGGTATTAAAACATTCATTTTTCCTCCTTGCCATTTTGGTCTTTTAGTATTTTTATTGATACAATCTATATGTTCCGTAATATTTTCATACGTTACATCTGTTGGATTATTTACTCCCAGTAAATAAGCACCACTATTGTTTGCAGCATTACGTCCAATAACACTATCTTCAATTATAATGGTTTCTTTTGGTGTTGCACCTGATTGAATCATTGATCTCAAATAGATCTCAGGATGTGGTTTTGGATGTTTTACATCTTCATTAGACAAATAAAAATCAACGTATTCCAATAACCCCAACTTTAGTAGAGTTATTTTAACACTATCACGAATACTATTGCTAGCAACAGCAATAGTATATTTTTGTTTTAACTTTCGGAGAACTTCTATAAGTCTTGTATCCGGAGTCAATTCACGTAACATTTGTGAGGTGTATACTTGTTTACGAAACCATACACTTTCAAACTCCATTCCAGATAATCCTTTTTCACGACCAAGTAAATCTAATTTTTTATGAGTACTAAGTCCATCATACTTAGCAAGATGTTCATCGTATGAAATCTCATACTTTGGATCGACATCACGTAACGCTTTATTTAAAGCATCATAGTGAAGTTTTTTAGTTTCAACCAAAACACCGTCTAAATCAAAAACAATTAATTTTATCATAAAAGTACATTTAATAACAATGTTCAAAATGATAAAATTTTAAAACAGGATTATTAATATCACCTTTTCGATAAATAATTAATGGAGAATTAGGTCTTATTGTTTTTATATTATTTAATTCAAATTGTTTTTGTAACAATATATGTGATATACAAGATCCGGTCATTAAACATAAATTTATTATATCGTCATATGTATTACAAAATGTTTCAAATGGTCGTTGTTTTGCAATACATAAATTATCATCGATCCAACCTTCTCCACATCCATAAAATTTATCATCTTTTACCAAAATGTGATCTACATGAACTATAATTGATGAATCATTCAACGTAGTAAGTTGATGTATATCAATAGGATCACAACATGTTACATCGGGTCTTAATCGAATGTACAAATCATGTTCAATATTATTAACACGTTCATATTCCTTTACAAATTTATATGCACGCTTTAATTTATACATCCAGTATAGTGTATTAGAAACTTTATTTTCTTCAGAATGACCAAATAACTTTACAAGAATTTCATACGGAACCATATCCTTTATCAATCCAGCTGTATAATCAGTAAAAGTTTCAGTATCAAAAACTTTTACATATGGTTGATATGCTCTTAACAACATATCTTGATCATGATGATTCCATATAGACATGAAAATATTTACTGTGTGTCCATTGTTAATTAATGGATTAATTATATTATTATAATTTTCAAAAACTGATTGTTCAAACAAATCTATTCTTCCAGAAATGATAATTGCTATATTCATAAACTAATTTTGTAATATTAGATCCTTCACAGTTTGTATGCGGCAGCAATACCCCAATCAGATCCTCCATCACAATACTTTACAACTCTATACATAGATCGATCAACTGCTGGTACAACAAGATTTGGTCCCGGATGATAGTTAGTATCATGAAAAATAACTACACCTTTATCATCAAGTAAGTCAGTATATGTCCAGTCATTAATAACAGTATTCACTGAATGCCATCCATCGATAAACAACACTGAACACTTATGAAGTCCGATGGTATTTAAATAAGAACGTATATTTACCTGATCATGTGAATTAGCTTTGATTGTGTATACACGATTCAAATCATCATTCAAAAAAGTCTTGTCATCAAGATCAATACCACAATAAATACCTTTTTTGGCGTAAAGTAATTGTGTAGTAAACGATCTTTTATTATTACGAGCAATACCAATTTCAATAACATTTTTTACATTAACCTTACTCAATATATCATCCAATGCTTCTTTATTAGCATCAGTGATTTCCTCTATAATTTCATTAAATGGTGCAATATGTCCTGGCCAATCAACATCGTTATCAGCTTCATTTTTGAAAGATGGAAGATAAGAAAGTCCATTGATATTGGATGGGGTCTGAGTATATAAATTTTGATCTATCGTAAACATAATTAATTTTCGTATTTGTCATTCTTTGAAGATGGAACCTTTACAACAATTAGTTCACAATCTTCTAAGAATATAGGTTTTACAGATTCATATCTGTCAATGATAAATATGGTTCCTGCATCAATAACTGTATTATTAATAGTCATTTTTCCACGAATTAGAAAGTTTATTTCTTCACTTATCTTATGATAGTGTTTTGGCCAATCTTCTCCTTTATGATGAAGTTTATATGATACCTCAAATGATGTGGTTTTAAACACTGTTGGTTCAAAATCTCCAATAAACCAACCACCTTTATCCATAAATGGTTTAGAATCAAATACTCGCATATCATTTATAAAATTGTTTCGAGTTGTTCTTTAGACCAAAGTTCCATTGTTCGATATGGATATGGATTAAATCTATCATCAGATTCATTATAATCCACGATAGTATCAATTGGAGTTGGGAAATTCCAAGGGGAAATATTCCAATTAATTTCTTGAAACGTTTCACCGTTTATAATATTAGGAACATTAATATTACATCTTGGATGATTTGATGTAAGTAAAAACTTAAAGTCTGTTTTCAATAAATTACTAAAAAACTTTCTTTTCATATCATCGGTAAGATGAAACAAACAATCTCTCACAAAAATCAAATCTTTTGAAGGTAATTGATCTTCGGTAATATCAAGTTGAATAAATTTGTTTCCATATATATTGTTATTTCTAGAAATCATATCTTCATGAAGATCTCCTCCAATATAATCAAATTCATTTGGGAACTTTATTAAACTCATCCATTGATGATCTCCACATGGAGCATCTAACATACTGTTAATATTGTGTTTTTTTAAAAACTCTACAAATACACTTCTAATAGGACGTGTATACCATAACGTAGATCCGGGACCGCAGTGGTATTCGGATAGAATCAATTGTCCATTGGAAGTGTATCGTACAAAATCATTTTGTAATTGTTTGTTCATATATAATTTAACTTTCTAAATTTATCTAAATCTTGTGGTATTCCAATAGGAAAGTGTTCATTGAAAAAATACTGAACTACTTTCATTCCTTTTTTTATCATATAGTTATAACTTGGTGCAACATAAAACTCATTGTTTGATCTGTCGTTTCGTGAAAACATTTCATCACACGAATCAAAGAAAGAAGATCCTTTTGTCCAAAAATGAAGACCATTGGTAGCATAATTACTTATTACTTCTTTTTCTTTAACTTGTGTAATTAATCCGTCATCATTTAGTCTAACGTAACTGTTTTTAGGACTATTTGAATAAAACGTACCAAGTACACCATCTGCCGAATTCTTTTCGGCAAAAGACATCAATCGATTTAAGTCTAAGTCAAAAATAACCTGATCACAGTTTGTTATAATCAACGGTTCATTAATATTAATATGTGGTTTTGAAAAATATGATGTTCTTGCCGGCCCATCTGTCAGTTCATCAATAATAAAATATTTAACCATCGATGTATCACAGTAGTCTTTTACATTATCTATAATATTAAATTTCTGTTGATGTTCTTTAAGAATACATACAAAAAACTTTACATCACTATTATAAAAGTTATTTATAACTCTAGCTAACATCGGCAATCCATTAACATCCAACAATGGTTTTGGAATTGTGGTATTAAACCTAGTACCCAATCCAGCAGCTGGTATAACAACATTCATACTCAAGATTTAAGTCCCCATGTTTTAATTGCATTACGATATTCCTTACCATGTTCTCCAGAAATCGACTGTTTCATTGCACGAACTCCAGCTGCACTCCCCATCGGATGTGACGATATAGCGCCACCAACGTTAGCCATCCAATTACAATGGCCCAACTTATTAATAATATATTGAACCAATCCGGGATGCATTCCACAACTCAATGCTGAAACAGAATTTAATGATACTAACTTATTAATTGTTCGAACCAAACTATCTTCATCACTATCCAAATATCCACCAATCATACCAACATGAAGAGTAGAACATCCACATCGACTTGCGATCTCAAACAAAACAGATTCGTCGATAGAATAATTGTGTTGAGGATTTGTCCACATCTTATCTCCGCTCTTTTGATAATGAAGATACAAATTCAATCTTAAATCCTTAACCATTTTATACGCACCATATCCGCTATGAATGTTGATATGAAGTCCGTTGATACCTAAGTTATGTACTTTACGAATACGATCCTCTAAATATAAATGATCACAAGTTATAGATGGTGCATATACCATTTTGATGTTATTAGTTCTGAGATAATCACCAATCTTCTCAAGTCGTTTTTCTATAGAACAAAATGACTGATTGGAAAGAATTTCATCTTCTTTTATGAAGTTACATCCGTTATCGGCGTAAATCTTTACAACCTCAACATAATCTTTAACATTCAAACCAATTTTTGGCTTTATAATTCCGCCAAATAAAGGATAGTTTTCATCTACACCACAGTATTTTCTCATTTCTTTTAGACCCAAGTTTGGTCCATTGAATATCTGATCAAACTCTTTTGAAAATTCAATATTTGTAATTCGACATTTCTGAATAATATCGATATCAAGTTGTCCACCCATAATTGTGGTCAAGAAATGAGTAATTCCATCTTCCTTGTAGTTGAAATTATTGTCAGGATAATAGATATTAATCAACCCTTCTTTTTCAGAAAAATTATTGGTATCAATTATCTTTGCACAATACGTTTCAAACAATTCCCGAGACTCAAACTCAGATCTTTTTTCAGGATTACCAACACTCTGTCCAACTGCAATTGCATATGCAGCATCCCAAAGATTAGTTTTTGATTTAACATCGTATGTGACAATGTTACCGTTGTTATTATTTGTACTTGATACCAATACTATGTCGTTTATAACTTTTTTATTCATAGTTTATTTTATATAGTGTGTTACTGGTTTAATAAAGTTTTTAGTTTTATCAGAATGACATTCATAAAATGCTTTTATATATGAATTCATATCACGCATTTTATGTCCGGTTTTACACACACTGTCATGCCATGATATCGCATCTATTGCTTTAGTGAATGTTTTTTTAACAGTGTTGCTTTTAGCAAAAAACGGTTCCATATTATATATATCTAGTATGTTTAAGTTATTTACTACAGTATCAAAATAGTTCTGATATACCATAACACTTATTTTGTTGTCTGGACTCCATGCCATTCTAGGATCGGTACCATAAAAATCTTTAATCCAATAACTAAATATAGGTTCATCACCTTTTATGTTCTTACTTTTAAGCCAAGATGCAAAAAGTAATACTACAGGACATAATCTAGTATCAATTTCATCATAAATAAAGTCTTGAGTTAATATTATAGACTCTGCTATTTCAAATGTATCCTTCAAATTTTTAGTTCGTCCACCCATTACATGGTCACAAAACTGATATGGCCATACTGGATTAATATTGATGGGCACACATGATAACTTTTCTGAGTTTTTTCTTATAGAATCTACTACATATGGTATTCCGGAATAAAAAGAGTCAGATCTGAACTTAACAGCATATTCAGTGTTTATAGAACACAATGCTCTTTTCGTGGATCTCACTTGATGATATACGTTATCATAATTGTAAATTTTCTCTATATTGGTATCGATAATATCATTGAGTATTATCATGTCATACACACTTGGGTCAGAAATTTTATCTAAATCAGACATGTAACATGACAAAACAACTTTTCCTTCTTTTTTAAGGTTACCTAACATCAATAAATGTGTAGTGTTGTATGGTCCTTGAATTATAAACGTAAAATCACTCATTTGATATATAACTATGAAATTTTTTTTATAAAAAATTATTAAAAATTAAAATTCAAAAAATGCAGATGCAGCTTTCCAGTTTGAATTAGGATATTCCCAGTTCAAAACTTTATAGAAATCAACAAGTTTACTCTTCAACTCTTGTTCATACATAGTATCACGATCCATATATTTTGTAATAATATCCATAATTTGTTGAGGATCAGTTCCATCTGCTTTCATCGCCAAACATTCAATTCCATATTCATTCTGTTTAAGATATACCCACTTAATTTTCTGACCATGAAATATCGGAGGAATAATCTTGGTCAAATTAAACTGTGCCAACAAATCGTTGTAATACAACGCTGCCTTAACTTGGGCAGGAGTTCCAGAAACAATCTGAAATGGTTGACGACTCTTTGGATTATAATCAGCTTTAGTCTTTTCGCTCTTGAACTTCACACTTGTATTTTTAGCAAGTTCAATCACTCCAAAGTTCTTCATATCTTCTGTAAACTGAAGAATATTGTTGTTGATAGTTTCTTGATCAACGTTTTTCAACAAATCAATCAAGAATTGTTTCATGAAAGTTCTAAACTTGGCAGGAAAGGATGTTCTCACCACGTCAATTCCCTTGACCTCAAGTTCATCACATTCAACCCCACCCTTATTAATAATGAACTGACAATAACGTTTCTTAGCCAACCAAAACGACGACTTGGCGATTACTTCTTGTTTTGCATCAAAACGATGTTGTTTTACGTTAAATAATCGAAGAGCCATAATATCAAACATTTGGTTAACATATGTTTGAGCTTCTGCAGTAACTTTCAGAATAGCTTCGGTCATTTGTTTTTCGTCATTTACATCAATGTCAGGCATCGTTTTCTTAATAATAGGCAAAGCACTAGTAAAACAAGAATCGGTATCAACGTAAATAACATAATCCTTACCTTTTGCTTCATCACCAAGAACATTCTTATAATATTGGTTGATGGCCATATTTGCAGTCTTAATGATACTGACACCACTCAATGTTACTGCTTCAGCATTATCCTTATCATAAAATCGAAATACTGGCAGACCCAAACAACCATAAATGGAGTTTAGCAAAATCTTTTGAACTTTCTGACGTTGATCATAAAACTCATACAATTCCCATTCCTTTGCATCAGCGTGCTTCTTGGCCAACTTACGCATTTCTTTACGTTCATTAAACCACTTGATCAAAATACTAGGAATCGTACCTTCTTGTCCGTCTCCTTTTGGAAGTTTATAGACAGCTCCATTACTAGCGACACTAAGATTATTTTGAATCAACATGTCACTGAATTCTTGTGATGAATACTTTTGTCCGCTTAATACTACATCTGTCAACTTGCCACGAACAAAGTCTTCTGCATTCCAGTTTTCAACTTTAGCTATTTTAGTTTCAGGACTAATGTTAAGACTAATAATGATATTCGGATACATTGATGTAAGATCCAAATCAAACACCCAATCATACCTACCAGGCACAGGAGGTTTAACAAACGCACCTTCAAATCCTTCTTCTCCGTCTTCCAATTGTTGTTCATATTCTTCACGTCCATCTAATGGTTTATTCGGAGCAACACGTCCTTGACGACGCAAATACATCAATATGGCACCTTCAAGGTATCGTGATGAAGTTCCAAATTGTTCATAACCAACATGCCCGGTGTGACAGATACGACGAGCAAGATCAATGAATTGTAACTTCTTATCAAGAGCAACCACAATCTTAACGTCATTAAGGTTGTATTCAATATACTTTTGAATGTCATCACGATACAAATCATTAAGGCTTCCGGTATAAGTGATCTTGTCGATATTGACCACCTTCTTACCGATAGCACCAAGAGTATAACTTGGTTCATTTTTTCCACTAAACTTCTGATACAATGTAATATAGTCCATACATGAAATACCAGCTAAAACCATTCGTTTTGCAAAGTTATTATAATAACATTCCCGAATCGGACTCAATCTTTTAGCAAAATTGGCACCCATCACTCTCTTGATACGATTATACAGATATGGAACGTCGAACCCATCAATATTCCATCCAGTAATAATCGTGGGTTGGATTTCCTCCCACTTATTCATAAAATGACTAATTAATGATTCCTCATTGTCAAAACTTTGAATACTTGTATCTGTTGTTTCACTGTCTTGAAGTTTGCCATCTTTATCCAAAATAAACGCCGTGTACTTGGATGTAGCACTATCGTACAAAGCAATAGCGGTGAGTTCCTTATCACCCTCCTCAATAACGGGAAATCCACCTTCGGAACTAACCTCAATGTCAAAAAAGACAATACGATGTCCTTTGGACGGTTCATCACTGTTTTCGTACGCGTCAATCAACACCCGTGTTTCGGGAGGAACATCACCTTCAAAGATTGAAGGATCATTACGGTTAAAGTTTGTAACCTTTTCTAGTTCATCCCCGTAAACAGAACGATAACGTCCACCTGACTTCTTACGATACGCATACTTAGGAACTGGAAATGTAACATGTCCCTTCTGGTCATCCCAAAGGTGCACTGTTTCTGTTTTCTTATCTATATAAATGTTTTGATACATAACTTATTTAATATAACCCAACTTCGATGTTAGACTCTCATATATTGTTAGATGTTCTGGTTGAACAGAGTCTTTTGCCTTTAAAATTTTTTCAGTCAACCAATGACGATTAATTGATGGAAACAAAGATGGTTCTAATTCTATGCCATATATTGCGGGTCTATCAATTTTATTTACGATATACCACAACATTGACGTTTCATCATCATTAAGTGAGTACAATTCTTCCAATGTCATTTTATAACTTTATTCTAAGATGGTCGAAATGTCAATTAATTTTAATACCACGGATGGTTTTATCTATTATACAAAATCTAACATTTTTAGAAGCATCAACAACCGAATTTACACCTAATAGATATGATTCAGCATCACCATTTACAGTTTCTTTAATTGAAAAAATATTGCCACGTCTCATAGTTTCAACACCACGACCTTGAAACTTTGGAGCAGGAACAATTACCACGGTTTGACCAGCTTTAACATTTTCTTTTCGTTTGGAATAATTGTCTAAAATAACAGCGGATCCATCAAGAATAATAATAACCGTGGTTCGATCATCTGCCTGTATTACAAATTTACCTTTTGACAATATTATTGATGCAAGTTTAGTATTAATATTATCAATAGATTCAGAATTACCTTCTTGATTGGAATAAACATCAAGTTCACCTTCAATTAACGATACCGATTTGGAATAGGTTTCATACTTGGCCTTTTCGGGCAATGAATTTGTATTAATGAAACTTTGATCAAAGTTATCAACGGTAATATGAGTTGATTCTTTAATTTTAACAAAGACATCATTTGAAAATGCCACAGTTACATCCGAATTTGTTGATGTTTTAAATGCATAGTTTTGACCGTTGACCATAAAGGTTTGTCCAATGGTCGGCGCATTCGTTGAAAGTACATTATTTGTCACATTTTCTAAAACAACATCACCTGTTGTTTTTTGAACATAAAAAACACCATTAGCATAAACATTAAAGCCAAACAAGAGCGTGAATATTATATTTTTCATAAAGTTATAAGATATAGACTTTGAATAGATTGTCTGATACTATATAAGTATGTCTGAGATTATAGAAGAAAAAAATAAAAAAACCGTAAGCTTTTCACAATATTCTGGGTGGTTCAAGTGTCCACACAGTTGGTATCTGAATTATTTAAAGGGTTTACGGGTATATGAAGCAAGTTTAAGTACTTGTTTTGGCACCGCAATTCATAATACAATTCAAGAGTATATCAAATCACTTTATACAGAAGGGCCTGAAATCTCTGATAAAATTGATTTGATTAAAAAGTTTCGTGACGAATTTAATCAAATTCTGGCCGAAGAAAAACATACTATCAAAGATCCATTTACAGATGATGATATTACTGAATTTCTATTTGACGGTGAAGATATCTTGAAAACGTTTAGTAGCTCCGCAAATCGAATCAAGTATTTCCCCAGTAGAAAATATGAATTCATTGGGGTTGAACTTCCATTGGATGTTCCTATCAAGAATAATATTCGGTTTATTGCGTATGTTGATTTGATTCTACGTGACAAAACCACCGGCAAATATAAAATTTGGGATTTTAAAACAAGTGCAATGGGTTGGAACAAATATCAAACCGCAGATGAAAGCAAATATTCTCAATTGTTGTTATATAAGGCATTTTACTCAAAACAGTTTAATGTTCCTCTTGATGCAATTGATGTTGAGTTCTTCATTTTGAAACGCAAGTTGTATGAAAATTCAAATTTTCCACAAAGTCGAATTCAAATATTTGAACCATCAAACTCCAAAAATTATGTTGCCAAATCATTAGTGACATTTACATCGTTTATCGACGAATGTTTTACCTCTGAAGGAACGTATAAAGAAGATGGTTATTATCCAAAGGTTCCGGGTAAGGCAAAGAAAAATTGTAAGTATTGTACACATTACAAAACCAATTGTGATGCTAAAGAAACTAAAGACGAAAACGAAGACAATTAAAAATAAAGTTTTTTGTTTTGTATATATACGTATATACAAAACTATGTCAAAAGTACTAACTAGCGTTAAAGTTGATAACGACGCTTACATTAAATTTAAAGAATTAAATATAAACCAAAAATTTAATTTTCAAGAGTTGGTAAATCGTTCGTTATATTTGTATCTTCAAGATGATTCTTTTAGAAACACAGTATATAACTATAACATTTCTTCGTTATCACAAGAAAGTCAAAAAACGATACTACCAAGTATAAAACGTACAGCCGATTAAATTTATTAAAAGTTATGGCAAAAAAGAAAATTTTATTATTGAGTGATGATATGCGTATGCATAGTGGTGTATCTACTATGAGTCGTGAATTGATCATGGGAACTATTCACCATTATGATTGGGTACAAATCGCAGGGGCAGTAAATCACCCGGATCAAGGTAAATCAATTAACGCAAGTGAGGAAATACAAAAAAGTACAAACGTCAAAGATGCATCTCTTGTTTTGTATCCAGTATCCGGTTATGGTAATGAAGATTTTCTATACGCTGTTATGGCACGTGAAAATCCCGATGCAATAATGCATTTTACCGATCCACGTTATTGGACATGGTTATATGCGATTGAACGTGAAATTAGAAAGAAGATTCCTCTTACATATTTAAACATCTGGGATGATCTACCATATCCTATGTGGAATAAACCATTTTATGAAAGTTGTGATACATTATTTAGCATTAGCAAACAAACATACAATATTAACAAGTGGGTATTAGGACCAAACAATTGTACCACAATTTATGGTGATCTAGATAATAACGGTAATATCATAAAGGAGAACGCTTAATATGTCAGTTAAAGGAAAAACACTTTTACATTATGTACCTCATGGAATTAATAGTCAGGTATTCAAACCCATTGAAAAAACAGATAAAATCTTTTCAGAAGGTGTAAAGAAATTCTTTAAGGGTAATGAATATAACTACATTATATTTTTTAATAGTCGTAATGTCAAACGCAAACAAGTATCAAATGTAATTTTGGCATATCGTATATTCTGCGATAGTCTTCCAAAAGAAGAGTCTAAAAAAGTTTGTTTGGTTCTTCATACAGAAGTTATTGGTCAAGCTGGACATGGTACAGATCTTCCAGCGGTTAAAGAATCACTTTGTTACGATTATGATGTTTATTTTTCAAACCAAAAAATTAGTTCAAATGACATGAACTTAATGTACAATATGGCAGATGTTACAATTAATGTTTCAAGTAATGAGGGATTTGGTCTGAGTATTGCAGAATCAATTATGGCGGGAACACCTGTAATTGTTAATGTAACAGGTGGACTTCAAGATCAAATCGGTCAAATGGATGATGATGGAAACCCAGTAGAATTTACTAAGGAATTTGCTACCAATAACATTGGAAAGTATAAGAAGCATGGTGTTTGGGCAAAGCCAATTTGGCCAAAGGTATTGGATACTCATGGAAGTAATCAAACTCCATATATTTTTGACGACATGGTAGATTGTCGTGATATCGCTGAAGCAATGATGTATTGGTATCTAATCCCAAATGAAGAACGTATACGACGTGGTGAAGAAGGTCGTAAATGGGCTTTGAACGAAGGTGGATTAAATTCAAAACATATGTGTAATGAATTGATTAAAGCAATGGACTATACATTACAAAACTTTATTCCATGTAATCCATTTAGTATTCATACCACTAAAGAACACGTTGGACACTCACAACCTGATAATTGTATGGGAGTTAATTTTGGAAAAATAGATATTGAAAAAGTAAAAAAGGAAATAGAATGAATATAAAAAAACTATCTGATAAAGCGGTTATTCCTAACAAAGGAAGCGTTGGTGCTGCTGGTTATGATTTGTATACTACAGAATCATACGAACTAAAGCCGGGTGAACGTAAGGCTTTTAAGACCGATATTGCATTAGCTATTCCAGAAGGTTTTTATGGTCGAGTTGCACCTCGTAGCGGACTTGCTGTAAAGTACGGTATCGATGTTCTCGCAGGAGTTATTGATAGTGACTATCGTGGAGAAATACTAGTTGCCCTTATCAATCTAGGTGATAAACCCGTTAAATTACCAATTATTAAGGATGATAAAGAAACCGCTATTGCTCAAATTATTATAGAAGGATGTGGCACCGCAGTAGGAGGTTTTATCGAGGTTGATGATTTGAATTCGACTCAACGTGGTGTTGGTGGATTTGGAAGTACTGACATAAACAAGTCAACTACAACACCAACTACATCAGGAAAAACTATTGAAGATTTGCTTAAAATAAAAGAAGCAAATTTTGATACTAACATTAAAAAATATAGTGAAGTGATTAAAGAAAGAGACAACAAACTTTTTGGAAATTAATATGAGTAAACCGTTATGTGTTATACAAGGACCAGTCTTTAGTCGAAGTGGCTACGGTGACTGGGCAAAAGATGTTGCTAAAAGTATTCTACGTTACGATAAGTACGATTTAAGAATTGCAAACACCAAGTGGGGTGCAAATCCCGTGAAACGTTTTCAAGATGATTTGGATTATAACGATCCACTCAACCTTGCGTTATTTGATAAGATGTTGAAAGAACCTATTAACCGTCAACCAGATCTGTTTATTCAAATATCAATTCCAAATGAGTTTAAACCTATTGGCAAGTACAATATTGGAATGACGGCTGGAATTGAAACCACGGCAGCTGCAGGAGAATGGATTGAAGGTCTAAACAAAATGGACATGAACATTGTTACATCTCGTCATTCCAAGAAGGTATTTGATGATGCAGACTATACTAAGGAATATAAAGACGGAAGTGGACGTAAAGAACAACTACGTAACATAAAACCCATGGAAGTGTGTTTCTGGGGAGCCAATACTGATCTATATAAAATTACGAATGAAAAAGTTCAATCGGTTGAACAAATTATGTCAACAATTCCAGAGTCATTTGCATTTTTGTTTGTTGGTCAATGGACACATTCGAATCCATATCATGACCGCAAAGATATTGGCAACTTGATTAAAACCTTTATTAACGTATTTAAAGATCGTATTCAAAAACCATGTTTGATCTTAAAAACAAGTGGTGTTAATTATTCCAAGATAGATAAAGATGAAATATTAAATAAAATCAAATCAATTGAATCACAAATTAAGGGTGATAAGCCTAACATATATTTGATTCATGGAGAACTTACTGACACTGAAATGAATGCACTTTTCAATCATGAAAAAGTGAAGTGTCATATAAATTTTACACACGGTGAAGGATTTGGGCATCCTCTGTTGTTAGCCTCGCTCAGTGGTAAACCAATTCTTGCATCTGATTGGAGTGGACATTTGGATTTCTTGAATTCCAATAAAGAATGTTTATTGCCGGGTAAAGTTGATACAATCAATCCGGCATCTGTAAATCAATGGTTAATCAAAGAATCAGCATGGTTTACAGTATCATATAGTTTGGCAGAAGAACGTATGAAACAGATTTATTTTAGTCTGAATCACAAAACGAAAACAAACGCATTGGAACTTGCTAAACGAAATGCTGAATCTTTTTCTACACAATCTATGGATAAAGTACTACATGGAATTCTTGACAAATACGTTCCTCAATTTGCAATTGAACAAAAAATTGTGATTCCACAATTAAAACTTCCATCACTTCCACCAGTTTCTAAGATATCGGTATGATACCATTTATATCTTATTTAGTTACATGTCATAATGAGGGTGCACAATTGCGCACCCTTTTATCTCTATTATTAAAGTACTCAGACGGAAATCAAATTGTAGTATTAGATGATTATTCTACCGATCCAATTACTTTAGAAGTATTACATGAATATCAATCAGTAGTTGGTGTTAAATTGGTTGCACACCATCTCAATAAAGATTATGGTGCACACAAAACTTATGGAACACGACAATGTGATGGTGAATATGTATTTCAAATAGATGCAGATGAACTTCCTAATGAAATATTGTTGGTAAACTTATACACATTATTAAAATCAAATCCATCATGTGAAATGTTTTGGGTTCCTAGAGTTAATGCATTTTATGGAGTTACTCAAGAAGATGTTAGAAATTACGGATGGCGAGTTGATGACAAAGGTCGTATTAATTGGCCAGACTATCAATCACGTATTTACAAAAACTTACCTAATATTAAGTGGGATCGTAAATTACATGAAACAATTGTAGGATTTAAAGAATTTACTCGTATTCCGGCTATGGAAGAGTTGTCATTGTTTCATAATAAAACAATTAAAAAACAGAGAGAAGATAATAAACGATATATCAGTGAATTCTCAACAGAAGACAATTACAGAGCAACATGATCACAATAACTATTGGAACGAATGGGCGGTTTGGTAATCAAATGTTTCAATACGCATCATTAATGGGTATTGCAACTAAACAAAACTGTTTATATGGAATTAATTACTATAATGGTAATAAAATTTCATGGAATGATTTTACAGACGACGAAGAAATCAATAAAAATACATTGGTTTTAACAAAGCCATTTCAATTGTCGGCCTTACATTGTGATGAAAAGTACAATATTATCAATGAAGAATATTCTAACTATCATTTTATTCCCCAATTTTTTAACACGGGAGATAATGTACATTTAAATGGATACTTTCAAACGGAAAAGTATTTTAAACACATTGAATCATCGGTACGTTCAGAATTCACGTTTAGACCAGAAATCATTAATACTGCAAATTCATATCTCAAAGATAAACAAGAATATGAAACGGTTGCAATCCATGTTCGTCGAGGTGATTATTTAAAATATAAACATCACGGCACATGTGATTTAAACTATTATACAAATGCATTAAGTCATTTCACGGATAAGTCGTACAATTTCATTGTTGTATCTGATGATATTGAATGGGCAAAGTCTACATTTGTAGGAAGTGATAACTTTTTTATATCAGAATCTCACAATCAGTTTGTTGATATGTGTCTTATGACACTATGTAATCATAACATTATTGCTAACAGTACATTTAGTTGGTGGGGTGCGTGGTTAAATGTAAATACAAATAAAAAAGTTATTGCTCCATCACGATGGTTTGGTCCAAATGTTCCGTTAAACACAAAAGATTTATATGTTCCCGGTTGGATTGTAATATGAAAATTCCGAAAGAAATTCAAACAATACAAAAAGCGAAAACAATCACAGATGGTTTAATTCCATTACAAGATTGTACATTTATCATACCCGTTTGTATTGAAAGTGAAGACCGAAAGAAAAACTTCACTATTGTATATGAATATTTACGTCGTAATTTTGAAACAAACATCATCGTATATGAATGTTCAAAAGAAGCGGTTATACCATCGGTAATCAAAGATGACGTAACATACATTCATCAAAACGTACCAGATGACTCGTTTCATAGAACAAGATACTTAAACCGAATGTTATCGTTATCAAACACAACAATAACAGTTAATTATGATGCAGATGTAATTCTTCCAATAGAATCATATCTACAAGCGTACAAAAAGATCATCCGACAAAATCATGATTTAGTTTATCCATTTGCAATAGGCAAGTTTCAAAAGAAAGTTAACACATCTGGTAGAGAAAAGTTATTAAACCAAGGGTCACTTGTGGAACTTACCTCTCATGATTATTCGGATTGTATTTCGGAATACGGTCACTGTCAGTTCTTTAATACTTCCACATATAAAAAGTATGGTTGGGAGAATGAACATTTTATCTCATATGGTCCAGAAGATCGTGAACGATATGAACGATTCAAAAAATTTGATACTATGGTTACCCATCTTGATAAAGGATTTGTATATCATGTTGAACATTGTCGTGGATCTGATTCCAGCGACAAAAACCCATACTTTAAATCTAACAACGATTTATATAAAAAACTGAGTGATATGAATCAAGATCAGTTAAATACCTATTATACAGATGTCAAGTATCTGACCAATTATTAAGTTATGAAGATTGCCGTTATTACGTTGGCCACAAATAAATATAAAACGTTTCTACATCCATTGTGGACTTCTATCCAAAAATATTTTATTCCACATGTTCAAAAAGACTTTTACTTCTTTACCGATGAAAAATTAGACTGGTTTGATGATTCTATAAAGTGGTACAAGATCAATCATGAACCATGGCCATATATTACTCTCAAACGATTTGAATTTATATCCGAATGTTTAAAAGAGTTGTCTCAATATGATTATATTTTCTATATTGATAGTGATATGGAATTTGTAGATACATTGAGTAATTTTGATGTTGGACAAAAGAAGTATTTTGCGGTTTGTCATCCGTCTGTGATTTTAAATCAAAAGTTCTGGCCAGTCGAGACTAATGTTAATTCAACCGCATATATTCCAGAAAAACATAATTGTGTATACGTTCAAGGATGTGTATGGGGTGCAAAAGGAAGTCACATCGAATATATGGTCAATTTAATGAAGAATAACATCAGTACGGATCTTCAAAACAATATCATTGCAGTATGGCATGATGAATCTCACCTAAACAAATTTATAGTTGATCATCGAACCGATACGGCTATTTTAAGTCCTAGTATGTCATATCCAGAACATTGGGATTTGCCTGTTAACAAACTAATGGTTCATAAAGATAAAAATATGGTGGAATATCCACGATTTAAAGGAGCGTCACTCACATGAAAATAGTTATTTGGGGTCATCCTCTTTATTCACATACTCATTCGTATGTTCATTCTTCATACTACAAAGCAGCGTCTCATATGGGTCACGAAGTACATTGGTTTCATGACAAAGATTATCCCAAAGATTTTGACTATTCCAATTGTATTTTTATCACTGAAGGATTTGCTGATCAGAACATTCCTCTAAATAATACAAGTACATACTTTGTGATGTATTGTCCGTCTCCAAAGAAGTATTTAGATGCAGGTGTTAAACGATATATTGATGTTAGATGTGTAGCAAAAAATCACAAAGATCACATTCATGAATATTCAGTTGACAAAAATACAACTCAAAAAGTTGGACCATCATGTTATTTTATTCCAAAAACCAACGATAAAGTACGTATCAAAAACGATTATGTTGATTATACCATTGATGATTTTGACAAATTTTATTTGAGTTGGGCAACAAATCTATTACCACAAGAATTTAATCTTGATGATGTTTATCTTCCTAGAGAAAACGCAATTTATTTCTGCGGAAGTCTTTCAAATTCAGGCGTATGTGAAAATATGAGTAATTGGTTTCCATTTATACAACAATGTAAACACAATAACATTACGTTCTATCACAACGATCCATGGAAAAATCCAATATCAGACGACAAAGTAAAAGAACTTGTTCAAAAATCATTGTTGGGTATTGATATTCGTGGACCGGAACACGTTAAGACCGGCATAATTACGTGCAGAATATTCAAAAACGTCAGTTATGGACATATTGGATTAACTAATTCTCAAGAAATATACAATGAAATGGAAGGAAATTGTTTATACAATTCCGATCCTACCGAACTTTTTAGTATAGGTATGCAAAATCGTAAAAATTATGATTTTATCAAAAAATCAATGTTGTACGTAAAAGAAAATCATACATATATAAACAGAATCAATAGTTTATTTTCAATTTTATAATTTATGTTTAAATCAGACGCGTTTCAAGATCAATTTGTACACAAAATTCTAAACGGAAAACGTAATGGTTATTTCTTAGATATTGGAAGTTGTGGTGCAATTAACTCCAACAATACATACTTCTTTGAGTCTCTTGGATGGAGAGGTATTTGTGTAGAAATTAACCCATCATACACACAAAGTTATGTTTCAAGAACATGTAAATTTATCAATCAAGACGCATTGAAGATAAACTACAAAAATGTTTTTGAACAAGAAAATTTTCCAAAAACAATTGATTATTTGTCTTTAGATATTGATGAATTAAGTTTGGACGCTCTTTTGATTCTTCCCCACAACGATTATACTTTTAATGTAATTACTATAGAACACGATTTTTATATATATGGGGATAAATATAAAAAGAGACAACGAGAATTTCTATTGTCTAAGGGATATCATTTGGTTGGATCCAACGTAAAAGTTCCAAGAGGTAAAAATGGTAGAAAAGAAGAAAATGTTGGATTTGAAGATTGGTGGATACATCCATCTCTTGAAAAAAATCATTATTATTTTGATAATTTATTTCCTGAGGATATTATTTCCAATCTATGAAACTACTTCATTTAAAAACGTTATTCATAATATCGTGATATGACCATGTTTGGAGTTTTAGTTACATGTTATAATGAAGTACGTGCGGTAGAATATTCTTTAAAATCTTTTAGAGAAATATATCCGACAACAAAGATTTATCTTACTACCGAAAGTAAAACTTCGGATTATAGTAATTTACTTAAATTAAACCATATTAGTATCAATCATGTAGAAGATACAATGTATTTCATTCCTAAAATAACTCACGAAAATTTTTTAGAATATCATTTTCAGGAAAAAATATTAGTAGCAACTAACGCTTTTTTAAATCGTGTAAAACAAGCCATAGAATATTGTCAATCTGATTATTTATTATTGATGGATCCCGATACTCTTGTTCGTGGCGAATTGTCTTTTCCAGACGGTGCCAAATTGTTAGGATCAAGAATAAACGTCGGATTACCATGGACACTAAGAAAAATACTTCAAGAAACATCGGGTGCAATCGATATTGATTGTTGGGGAGCAACTCCCGCAATAATTCATTGTGAAACATTTTTGAAATCACATAAGTATGTGATGGAACAAGATCCAACTTTTTTACCACGTATTGCAAAAACTTTTTACGCTATTTTTGCGCATGATGTGATTCTCCCAATTTTATTTGCATTGCAAGGAGAACAAGAAGTATTTAATAGTGAGATCGTTGAATGTAATCGAAATCCATATTGGCAAAAAACATCACATCCACTCGTACATCAATTTAAATATTTCTATGACAACAATCGTAACAGCGTTGTATGACATTAATCGTGAAAAAAATGGTGATGGTAGGTCATTTCAAGATTATCTAAAATGGCTTCCAGAAACTTTATCATTGTCGTGTAATTATGTCATATATACAGAACAAGGTGTAGTTCCTTACATTCCTCAAAAACCTAACATTAAAGTTATTGTTACTACAACAAAACAAATTCCATTGTACAATAAATGTACAATGATTCAAAGTATATTAAAAAATTCAGAGTATCTACAAAAAATCAAAGATCCTAATAGAGTTGAATGTGTATTACCAATGTACAGTGTCATTCAATATTCTAAGTTTGAATGGTTAAAACGTACCATCGAAGAAAATCCATTTAATTCAGACTATTTTTTTTGGATGGACGCTGGTTGCAGCAGATTCTTTGACGGATTACCATTAACGTTTCCGAATTCAAATAAACTACCCTCAAAGTTCTTAATTCAAGGGAATATGAATACTAACCGTATTCCAATTGACGAAACCTACAAATGGATATCAGATTGTATTTTAGTTGGCACTTTCTTCGGTGGGCCACGTGAATATGTCATTCAAGTATCAGATTTAACACTTAAATTTTTACAAGAAGAAATGTTGGATCAAAATATGATTAACAATGAACAAATTGCATTAGCATATATATTTAAACGTAATCCCTATTTATTTAACATTTATGTAAGATTGAACAGTAAACATTTACCAATATTGAAATCTTTAATATGAAAAAAATAGATGTAGTAACTTCTTTTTATAATGACATTCACAACCTCACTTGGAAAAATTATGTTGAAAACTGTAATTTAATAATTTATAAAAAGAACGACGATTTAAACATAGACGAATCATTTGTCAAGGATGGTTATATTAATATTCCAAATATTGGACGTTGTGATTATGCATTTTTGTTACACATTATCAACAACTACTATACATTGAATGATGTAACTGTTTTTACAAAAATTCACTGGTATAATCCACCGCCTAGATTTGATTTTTCGTATATAATAAAAAATTGCGTCGAATATGATTATATAGAAATAGGGAGAGATTCAAGATGTTATAATTGGCACGATGGTACGGTCCCAGAAAAGTTATGTATCGATGTAAACATTAATAATGTCAAAGGCGTTCGTAAAGGATGGTACAAATCTAATTCTGATTCAAATATCGATTGGTACAATCATATATTTGGTAAAGGTAGTTTTCCGGGAAAAATATATACCAACGATCATGGTCCAACATTCAGCGTTTCAAAAAAATTAATATATCAACGTCCTATATCGGTTTATCAATATCTATTAGAAAGATTTCATCCAAAATCAATGTCATGGGATCATGAACTTGCAAAAAGTCAATGGCCAGAAAAATATGGAAATTGTGCTACTGAAAAACAAATTATGAATGAAATGGGTCGTCATTATCATGACGAACTGTTAAGATTTTGGAAATTATTGTTCACTCATAGAACTGACAAAAACCAATTTAAAATACATTAAAATATAATTTACAACAGATAATAAAAAATAGTTATATGAACGAATCATTTTTTGCAGAACATAAAGAAGATCAATTTTTAAGAGTAAAATACTTTCCTGATTATAGTTACAAGGGTACTATGATTGAAGTCGGTGGTGCAACTCCTGAGTTTATATCTGTATCTCGTCACTTTACATTAAACAAATGGAGAACTGTTATTGTAGAACCAAATCCGACATTTGCTAAAATGCATCGTGATATTGGAAATGAAATATATGAATACGCAGCGTCTGAAACTGATGAAGATAATGTAGATTTTACGATTGTTCACATCACTGGTGGTAGTGTTACCGATCACGCATTTTCATCATTAAAAATCAAAGAATCATACCAGTCAATATCGAATGGATGGGTAAATAAATTAAATAAAACCCAAATTAAAGTTAAACAACGTCGTTTAGATACAATAATTAAAGAAGCGAATATCGAACAACTCGATATTCTTTCAGTTGATACTGAAGGTTGGGAGATAGAAGTCATGAAAGGACTTTGTTTACTCAAACCAAAAGTAGTTATGTTAGAAAATATCTTTAATGAAAACTCATATCGTGAATATATGACCGAGAGAGGTTATAAGTTTGATATAAGAATTAACGACTGTGACATTTATATATGAAAATTTCAATTATTGGACCCGGAATTATGCCCATTCCTCCTAAAGGATGGGGTGCTGTAGAATCTCTGATATGGGATTATAACATCGAATTAAAAAAACTTGGTCACGATGTACAAATTGTCAACACACAAAATCGTCAAGAGATTATTGATCAAGTTAATCAATATAATCCTGACTTTGTACATCTTCAATACGACGACTTGTTTGATGTGTTGCCGTATATCAAATGTAAACACAAAGCAGCAACCACCCATTATGGCTACCTAGAACAACCACATCGTTACGGCGGATATGCTCGAATCTTTGACGCATTCCTTCGTGGAGACTTCAACGTCATCTGTTTGTCAGAAGGTATCAAAAACGTGTATAAACAATATGGTGCCAATGAAAATAGATTGTACGTAGTGTGTAACGGTGCAAGACAAGACATGTTCCGATATACATCAACGCCATCTAAACCCGAAAAGAGTGTTTATCTCGCTAAAATTACAGATAGAAAACGTCAGTGGATGTATCAAAACATCAATAACATTGACTTTATTGGTAATAAAGATGATAACCGATTTAATTTCTCTCGTCCAAACTATATTGGAGAATGGGATAAGTCTACATTGTATGACAATCTCACCAATTATGCCAACTTAATATTGTTAAGTGACGGTGAAGCAGATCCACTTGTAACTAAAGAAGCGTTGATTGCAGGTTTAGGTGTGGTTATTTCAGAATGTTCTATTGCCAATTTGGATTTGTCAAAACCATATATTAGTGTAGTACCAGAAAATAAAATTTATGATTTGAATTATATCCGAGGTGTAATTGAAACAAATAGACAACAATCTTTGTTACACCGTGACGCAATTCGTGAATATGGAATCACAAAATTTGCATGGGAAAACGTCGTAAAACAATATATGAACGTGGTTAATCAAATTATCTCACAGTAAGTAATCACACACCTGTAAAACTATGAAAGTACAAATTGTTACACACCTTCTTCCCCACGAATTGGATGAATTTGAACGTCAGTTAACCGTATTGAGTCAAGAACTGATTGATTCACATGAAGTCATCTTGGATGTTACATTGAATTTGAACACCGTTGATTGGAATAAAACAAAAATTCCAAAAGATTTCTTTATTGAGAAGTTCACATCGTTGTCAAAGTATGTTACTCACACCAGTTGGGCAAGAAACTATATCTTTGATATAGATGATCATGGTACCTGTAGAGGTATCAACGACAAACGTCGTAATAGCATACGTAAATACGGTAAAGATGTAGACGCATTTATATACTTGGATTCAGACTTGGTATTCCCTCCAGCAACTTTGTCATATTCGATACACTGTGCTACTCAGGTAAAGAACAAATATTATATTATTTCACCTCAGATCACCAAGATTTGGGATCAAACGTGGGATCATTTAGTAAATCACCAATTTATTAACAACAAATATGGAAGTGAACGCATTATCAATCCATATTTTGAAGTTAACCGTAAGTCATATAGTGGTAATGTCAACTTAATTAACTGTGATCCTACCAAATTTGGTGGTGGGTGGTTTAACCTTATAAGTTCCAATCTGTTGACGTTTACGGATATTCCAGACGTTCTGGGACCGTATGGTGTTGATGATACCTATGTTATGTTTGCGGCTCAAATAATGAAACTCAATAGAGTAGATTTTCAACAATACTTGATGGAGAATATTATTGTAGCTGAGAACTATTTATTGAGACACAATCCATATAAAAACTACATTACATATTTTGAAGACAGAAACAACTTTAAGAGCAATGCAGAGGCAGCGTTAGGCGACTGCCTGAGAGACTTTGTTAACAAAAACCAATACTCATTCAAATCAATATGATAGACTTATTAAACTCAATTTTCATGGGCGTGGCATTTTTAATTGTATGGTTTCATACTGAAGCATTTATTGAATACGGAAAGTTATTCAAACTATCTAAAATTCTAAAGATAAATGAATTTGAAACAGCACACAACAAAGATTTTACATTGGAGTATTTACCGTGGTTAAAATCGTCATATCCAAACTTTTTTACAAAACTAATTAACTGTCCATGGTGTATTGGTTTTTGGTTTACACTAACAGTCTCACTATTTTTATATACTATTTATATTTTTCCAGTAATTTATGTGGCAACTCTTGTTATATATCTACAAATAGTAAAACAATTTTTTAGATAATATGGTGACCATTCAAAATTTTACTGAGTTTTATACTCTACTTAAAACTCATCCAAATATAACGCAAACAATTTCCAGTTTATCAGAATTTATTTTTTTGGTTGAACGGTTTAAAAATACTTGTAGTTGCCGCAACAGTGAAAAACAACGGCTTAAACTAGAATGTGAAAGCCGTTATAGAACATTGGTAAATACAGACGTGTTGAATAATATTAACCTATTCAAAACATCATTGAATGATCAACACTTAAAATTCATTCAAAACAATCAGTCAATTATCAAAGAGTTTTATCCCTTGTAAATATACCTGTCTTTGGTCAATATAATTCTGGGATCTTCTCTTAGTGCATTACGATATGGCGTAAATGATATTTGTCGTCCCCAGTTGAGATGATTCAAGATTTCTCTCTTTGATACACTACGTTTTGACTTAATGTAATTTACAATATCAGTATACGATTTGCTACGTTTAATTCCTTCATACTCATTGAGAATGTCCCAGTTATTAAACCAAGAACTCACGGTATTCTTCCACTGAAGATCATTTACAATCTTCTTCAAAAGTGGCAAATAATTGTTCTTGAATGACTTGTCATCCAAAGCTGCTTCTAACTTATTCAAAAACTCAGCTTCGTTTTCATAAAATAATGGATAATCATGACCAACCATTTCTGGGTAACACAATTTCTTTGGCAACAAATAAGGTAGGCCACGACTCAAACCATCTGTAACTGACAATGACCACGCGGAATATGTTTGAAAGTATCCCACACCCACATGCATTTGTTTGATGAAGTCATAGTATTTGTTACGTTCCAATTCGACTCTCTTGATATATGGACGACATTCATCTGCCAATGTTACATATACAGTAAAATCCTGACGTTTTTCATACAACTTGTCCATAACTTTCAAAAAGTCATTCCATCCAGTATATTCATTTGGACGATGATTGAAGAAAATAGATTTGTTAATTAGACTCAATCCGTCAAAGTCACTATCGGTGCCAAGATAATGAGGTTGAATTATCTGATTCAGCTTCTTTACAACCGAAATATTAAATCGTTCTTCAGCTCTTTCAAGAACCAGATTTTTAAGCCATTGTGAGTTTACTCCACATTGTTCCATTTCAAGAGTTCCCAAAACATTCAAATCAAATACATTCTTAGGATATCCAGTATTTTCAGCCACTTCATACCAATGACAATATCCAACAATCTTTGGCTTAATACCAGCATTGTTGTACACAAAATTTGAAAGTTGAAGAGTATGTTCGGGAAGATGTGAATAAATTACATCATAGTCTTGGTTATATAAATCAAGAATATCTGCCACTTTAGCCACATCAAAATGAATTCGCATTGAATTCGGATACGTAGGCAATTTATAAAAGATCTGTTCAGTATTTTCATGTTGTAGCAATTTAACGGGGCCGGGTGTAACAATAGTCCAGAATATATCATTCCGTATCGAATTTAAACTACGAATAATATTGGATAATACAATTACATATGAATCCTTTTCAAGATCATCAGAGTATGTGATATTAGGCCAAACCAAAATTTTGTGTTTATATTCCTTTTCGTCCCACGTCGTTTCAAAAAATTCACTCATAGATAACTGATAATAGTCTGTTTCAATGATTCTGTAAAGTTATAATATTGTAATTTACCAAACTTTTGTTCATAGTCAAACATATCAATGGCATAACGTAAATCGTGACCTTTACGATCTGTTACATATTGAATGTAATCATAATCTACTTTTGTATTAGTAACTTCTTCATATGCAATCTTAATGTTTTCAATCAATTCAAGATTGGTCATTTCATTATTTCCGCCAATCAAGTATTGATTTCCAACATCTCCGTTTTCAAGAACATTCCAAATACAATTTACATGATCTTTAACGTAAATCCAATCACGTATATTGGACCCATTTCCATAAACTGGAATTGATTCATTGTTTTTCAACTTTCTAATACACGTTGGAATCAACTTTTCAAAGTGTTGTCTTGGTCCAAAATTATTGCTACAATTTGTAATGATGGTTGGAAACTTGTATGTATGATAATAACTACGAACCAACAAATCACTTCCAGCCTTTGTAGCAGAATATGGACTGTTGGGTCTATATGGACTATCCACAGTAAACGCAGATTCTTTTGTATTCAAAGATCCATATACTTCATCAGTTGAAATATGAATAAACTTTTCAAGTTTATCATAATCAAATGCAGCTTTCATCAAATTAAATGTCCCAACAACGTTTGTTTCAACGAAAGCATCAGGAGAGTAAATTGAATTATCAACGTGACTTTCAGCAGCAAAGTGTACTACATGTGTAATTTGATGTTCCTTTAACGCATTATAAACAGCAACACTGTCGTTGATATCAACAATGTAATGTTTGTATCGTTCGTCTTTATGAAATTCCAATTCACGATTAGCAGCATATGTCATTTTATCAAAATTAACAATACACCCAATGTCTGGGTTGTTTATTAACTTTTCAACAAAATGTGATCCAATAAAACCACATCCACCTGTGACTAATATGTTTTTTTTAGTCATACAATTTCAAATACAGGACAAGGTACAATAAAATGACCTCCACTCATTAGATATGGAGCCTCACGTCTCTTGAATTCATCAATGAAATGCCATGGCAATATCAAAAGATAATCTGGGTTAGCCTTTCTCATATCTTGTTCGGAATAAATTGTAATATCAGTTCCCACAGTCTTTAGTCCAAACTTATATGGACTACGTTCTGCTGCACCATCAATCAAAGTCTTATCCAATCCAAAATATTGAAGAAGAGTATTTCCCTTGGTTGATGCGCCATAGACCCAAATGCTCTTACCCTTTTCTTTTTCTTGTTTGATAAAGTTATATGTTTTTTCCTTCAACTCCTGAAGTTTCTTATAGAAATTCATATAAAACTCAACTGTATTTGCTCCAATCTTGTTTTCATACTCCAAAGTAGAGTTAATACGATAACGTGCAACATCACGGTATGGAGCAGTTGCAAATGATGTAACCTTAGCAATATCTTTCTGTAAGTATACTCGGAAAGATCCACCATTAACATCATTCAACTCACAATCTACAATCTTAAACTTGGCTTTTTCTATAACATGTTTAAATGAATGTAACGAGTAATACATCAAATGTTCATGACAAATATTGTCAAATGCCATTTGTTGAACCATCAACGGCGTATAACTCATTTGTACTACAAACAAACCTTCATCGTGTAACACATCATATACATCATTTAGAAAAGCAACTGGATCCGGAAGATCATAAAACATTGCGATACATGTAATCACATCACACTTTCGTCCTTTAAAAATACTTCGATCAAACGTATTCTTTGAAAAATACTCCTGAACTACTTGATCAGCAAATTTAACACTTTCTTTGGTATAAGAATCGTCGGCGGGATCAATACCCAAACGTGAATATGGTGATGGTACATAACTCAACAATGTTCCATCATTACACGCAATATCTAACCATAGTGGATTATCAGTTGGAGTATGAACCATCATACAACTATCAACCACGTTCTTAAGTTGATTACGCATCGTCTGATTCGTACCGGAACGGTACCAATATTGGCCATACATTTTGTTAGGATCTGCGCCTTGTTCCAACTGAACCAACTTTGATGTAGGAGAATACATCAATTTCATTTCCGACCTATAGTCATCCGATGGTTGGTCCTTGAGAAAGTTTGATATAAACAAATCGCCTAAAGTAAACAATGAAACCAATGGGTCATTTGATACTCTACAACTTTTAACTTTTTCAGTGTATTTCATATTATTCTTTCCAATTTTCTAAACAATTATCCAATGCTTCATCCACGGTTCTCATTTTAATTCCCACATTCAACAACTTTTGATTACTCATCACACAGTTTGAACGTGGTGTTTTTACAGCCGTTTTATAAAAGTCATCTTCATTGTCAAAAAACTCAAAGATCTTGTCTTTAGCAATTGTTTTTTGCATCTTTTCAATAACTTGTTTAGTAGTCACAAAACCAGTATTTGTAACATTATATGTTCCGTATGGAACCTTTTTAACAAGAGTTTGTACACAAGCGTTAACAAAATCTTGTTTATTAGATATAGAGTTTTCAGCATCCAAAAGTTTCTTATAATTCAACATCTTGGACAAATAGTTTCGAGGATTGTGTTTTTCTTCAAATGGAATACGTAGTCTCCAAATATAATGATTGCCCCAATTGTGTCGAATGACATCCTCAGCAAGTGCTTTAGTTCCGCTATAAAAACTACAATTGTTTTGTTCAAAACTAAAGTTTGGACGGTCGTTTTCAGTGAATGGCGTACCATCTGATCTACGTCCTGTATAAATACACCCAGACGATACATGTCCAAGTAAAATTCCGTTGTTACGGCAAAATATTGATAACATCTCTGGAACTACAACGTTTCCATAAATGGTATTGTGTTTATCAGTTTCACAAGCATCCACATTTGGTTTGCCTGTATATCCAGCACAGTTAACTATAGTTGTTAACTTTAATGTTTTATGTAACAGATCCAAATGAGTATACGTCAACTCCTTGGTAGGAGTTGAACACGTTCTAACTGGAAGACCGTTTTGAAATAATTGTTTATTGAATTCGTGGCCAATATAACCAGATGCGCCTAATAGTAAAATCATAACTGTTCATATATATCATATGACAGATTCTAAATAATTTCTATATTCCGATTTTGGCGTTTTTTCTATCAATTTAACAAATTGTGTTTGATCGATAAATTTTTGATTTAAACACTCTTCTTCAATACATGCAATTTTACATCCTTGACGGTCTTGTACAGTCTGTACATAATTACTTGCTTGTCCCAATGTTGTTGGTGACCCTGCATCCAACCAAACCGTACCTTTTGGCATTTTTACTACATTCAAATTCCCCTCTTCCATATATCTACGGTTGATATCGGTGATCTCATATTCACCACGTTTGGAAGGTTTCAATATTCTAGAATATTCAATTACATTATTGTCGTAAAAATATAGGCCAGGAACCGCATATTTGCTTTTAGGCATCTTTGGTTTCTCTTCAATAGACAACGCTTTGCCGTTAGAATCAAACTCAATTACACCATATTCTTGAGGATTGTTTACTTTATAAGCAAATATTACCGCACCGGTGAAATCGACCTTCATACGGTTGAATCCGTGAAACACATTGTCACCCAAAATCAAACAAACACTGTCGTTACCAATAAAGTCTTCAGCAATCAAAAACGATTGTGCAATACCATCCGGTTTTGGTTGTACCTTGTAGGTCAGATTCAATCCTAAATGTTCACCATCACCAAATAACTTTTGGTACAATGGAAGAAAATCATATGATGATATGATGCAAATATCTTTGATTCCACAAGAAATTAATGTTGATAGTGGATAATAAATCATCGGTTTATCATATACCGGCAACAATTGTTTATTAACAACTGTTGTCAATGGATATAACCTAGATCCTGTACCGCCTGATAAAATAATACCTTTCATACGGAAAATATACGTTCATATATAGGTGATATTATCTTATTTAATTGATCATCATTAATTATATCTTGATAAGTTTTACCTTCTGATTTTACATGAGGCCATTCGACAACATAATCAGCTTCAGCCTTAACCTTCGGATCGTTCCATCGTTCATGATCATTGACAGGTTCTACCCAAATCTTTTGATTTGTATTAGCAATATCACCACGAATACGTCTACCATCAGTAGGGAAACCATATGTGTATTTTGATATGTGAATCAACTTACCGTTCAAATCATTGTTGATCCAATATACCTCATCTTTAGGATAAAAGTTATAACGTATGTCAGTTATAAAAATAACATCAGAATCATCCTTTTCCATTTCAGATTGAAGCTTTTCAGTCCAATACCGTCCATGTGATTGTTTACGTTTGACATCACCATACCAAACAAGCATTTCTCTAAAGATCTTTTTTTCTTCAGTCTCTTCTGTAAATACATCCAATCCCAATTTATCTTTGACAAACTCTTTACAATCGTTCTTTAAAGAAAATGCAAGTGCATATGAACTACATGTCAATCCATATTTTTCAGATATAATTTTCTTAGAAATGTCGCAAAACAGATTTTTTCCAGATCTTGCTACTCCTGATATTCCAATATAAAGTTTATTTTTCATTAGTCATTAACTTTTCTACTTCACCATCCGTCAAACCATATGCTTTACATATATTGATCATTTCTTTGATTCCATCATCCGTTTGTCCAAGAATCTCAGAATATTCTTCTGCTTCTGATGATGAACATTCATACCACCTCGCCAATAGTTTGTAAAACTCGTCATCGTAATTGTTCTTAGCCGCTTTAATATACTTATGAAACTGATTGGTACGTGGTACTATAGCCGTCAATACAGTATAAAAATTTTCAGAGGGCATACTATCTTGATACTTTCCAATATAAGAAAGTGAATCAAGAGCATTACGATCCATTGACAAAAACTTCATCAACATCACATGAGTAAAACTCTTTTTATCAGCATCACTCAGTGTTGAAAAATATTTTGGGTTTTGTACACCACGAATGTGATTGACATGATCAAACAAACCTAATGCTTTTGGTACATTACTGTTGTCTGTCAATTCCTTTTTTGACTTCTTTACTGATGATTTTTTTGTTGCCATTCTTATGGTTTTTATTGATTTCGTTTCTTAACAGTTTAAGATCTGACAATAACACTTTTTGATTGTTTAGTAAAGTTGTTATAACCTTATTAGTGTGAACTGTATTTTCATCAATAATATTTTTATTGATCAGTAACATCTTATCGACCTGTGCCAAATAAAATACCACCAGAATAAATCCCAGTGGTATCAGTGATTGAAACTTATAGGTTAACAAAGATAATATTACTAATAGTGTAATTATAATCTTTTTAAGCATATTCTTCGTCGTCTTTTCCAGAAATACGATTTTTGTCAAATTTCATCGGTTTAGACTTTCCTTTGAAGTTTTCCATCCGATTTTTATTCTTACGCTTACGTTCAAAAGAATCCGAATTGCGTCTATAAGTCTTTCCCATACTCTCTATAATTTAGTGTTTACTTCTTAACGTTCTTACGAGTACGAACACCAGCAACATTCTTACTTGCATCAAGTACTTCACGAATTGCTCGAATCTGACGACCGTTAAGATCCAATCGAGTCTTTCCCGACTGAATAGTCATACGAGTCGCACGATGTGCGCCATTCGTTGGGCCAGCAATATAAGTGTTAATTGTTGTATTCTTTCGTTGAACAAAATACGTCTTACGACGTGAATCATTAATAATCTTCATATAACTTTTATATTTTTTATTTATTTCATTAGTTTTAGAACTAACTTACCTCTATCATATCATAACTATTGTCTTAGTCAACTAAATTCATTTTTTTATTGAATTCGATTTGAAACTTTTCAATAGCGTAATCTTTGGCTTTAAACTCCATTTCCAAATCCAACGGACAATTGGCATTATGAAATTCTTCGGGAAATGACGTGACATAATATCCATGAGCACGCACGTTTTTTTCAGTGGGGTCGTTATCACTAAAATGAAACAACGGAACATATTGTTGCCATGTGTTTTTTGCCATAGAAATTGCTTCGTCGGCAGTTTGACGACCCGGATTACACCGAAAGTGCAAATTGTCGTAAGTAATGGGAATTCCAGTCTGTTGATAAACATGTTCATACAGTTGTTCCACATTCCAACTGTTAGGCTTGTCTTCGTTTTCCAAAACCAATCTACTCTTCACATTCACAGGAAGATCGTTGTATACGTCAATAAAACGCTTTGCGATGTCTTTTATATCAGCACCTTTGAAACAATTCATATGAATATTGATAGGTGCATCATAAGATTGTGGAAGTCCTAGATAATCCATCATTTTTCCATGAGCTTTCAACTCAATAACAGATTTTTGAACTACATTGGGATTTGCGCTAGCAGGAACCACAAATTGATCGGGATGTGTCGAACAACGAATGTTATTTTGTTTGATTACAGATGCACACAATTCAAACTCACGTTTGATTTTGTCAAAGTTGTAAGTGGTTTCAATTGAAAGATTTGCTTCTGGAAGTGTTTCCAACGGCATCATACCGCTACTGATACGGTAATTCCACTTACGAGACACACAATACTCTAGGGTTTTACGTGTTACAACTACGTTGTTTAGGGTCCGATCCGCAACAATACGTTCGGCGTTGACTCGTTCCAATTGAAGGAAACGAGTTTTAGTCATGGTAGATGATTGAATTCCCTGTTCTTGAAGTTTGAGGGAAATACAACAAAGTCCGAAACGTAAATTACGCATGACAATACTTTATCATGCGTAAAGTTCTATGTAAAGTATTTTTTATGAAAATACGCTCAACTCACCACGTTTCCATTGAACGCCGTCGTAGACATAAATGTAATTTTCACAAACAATAATCTGTCCAAACGTACCAGCAGTACTTGGTGTAGGTGTACAAGAACCCGGATCATTCACAATTAATGTTGTGATTGTCGCAGTTCCCGCTATAATTTCATCACATGTGTCTGCCATAATCAATAATAATTAGAAAGTTCAAAGCGTTTCCATCCAGCACTGTCGTAAATATATAAATAATTTTCACAAACTGAGATTTGTCCATACGTTCCAGCCGTTGATGGAGGACAATCTGTAGTGCTGTCTACAATCAACGTAGTAACTCTCAATGTATTGATAGTCACAGAATCACCCAAATCACCACAACAATTTGGCAATGGATACGTAGGAATTGGATACGTAGGAATTATATATGTAACAATAGGTGTTGCACATGGTGCTGAAGGTGCTATTTCACAAATAATACACTCTTGTACACTAACACCACGATTTGCCCACGTTTTATTAGGACTATTATCCGTTTTAATCCAAGTTACATTTCTATTAACCCCGCCACTTAATAACACCTCATATTTCTTACACAGTTTTTCTATCGAATTATTGGCATAATTGATAGTAGTAAAGTCAGAATCGCCTGGATATTTATATGAAAATACATTTCCTCTCTTTTGAAGAATTGTACCAGTTGGACTGGTAAACAAATCATTTGGAGAGTTATCTACGTAAGACGTAGAAGTCACAGTAGTACGTACTGTGACTAAACGATCAATAAACGTATTGAATCTGTTATAAGAAATAAAGTCTAACACAAAAAATCCTGTTTCTTGTGCTATATAAATATAAACTTATCTACCAACCTCTTGAAAAAAATTACTCTTAGCGGTGTTATATGACATATCCATTATAGAGTTATAGTACAATATGTCCTTCTTAAGGTTATTTTCAGACTTCAATTTCAAATATCTATCTTTGGCTTTTACTTTCCACCAGTCCAAAATAGCCTTTTTATCATCAAAAAACAACTTTTTCATCACCAGTTGGTCTTCATTTACCTTGTTTTGTAAGAATTCCTTGGTATTTTCATAAAAACTACTATAGTAGACACCACGCTCATACCCATGAACATAATTTTGAGTTTTAATATTCAATTCCTGAAATATCATGCTTATAACTCGCTGTTTAGCACCTGTTACTGGTCCAGACACATCATCCTTTTGTGTCATTTTCTTGGTATATTCCTCAGATTTGTTCTCCTTGATCCAATCATGCCAAATCTGATATACATGGTCGTCTGGCTTAATAGGTATTTTACCAGTACTTGTACCACACTTGTGCCACCATTTCAAACTATTATACATACTATAACTACCATATAAACTAGTAGTAGTCATGCCAACCAAAGTTTGATTATAAAGTTTCTTCCAAACATCTCTAACCACAGATGATGTGACCAAACACGCAACCAACTTACCACCTAAAAAATTATATCCAAACGGCTGAGTACTCATAATACAACTTCCAATCGCACTATGCGTCAATTTGCCCTCTTCCAACTTGTTCTTTGGAGTCCATCCAATATACTTGTCACGATCCGTAATGGTAATAACGTCACTTGATACAGAAACCGCTCCTAGGTACCGTGTGCGCTCACTGTTACCGTCTGTGATGAGAAACTTCAAAAACCTACCCGGAGTTTGACTAAACTCCATCGTATGACAAAATACACGCAACATCAACCAATCCAATTCTTGTTGTTCCGTTTCAACATGAACCATAGTAGGATTCAATTCATCCAATTCTTTCAACGTCAATTCTTCATTGTAAATATCAGTTGGCTTCCAGATTTTATACTTAACATCATCTGATCGGGACGCAAAGTTACGATATTCTCTGACCTCTTCCCATTTCTTATAAAACGTAGCTTCTTCTACGCTCATAGACTTCAAATAGTTCATATTGTCTATGAACTTTTGTTTTTCTACGTCATATGGAAAATCGTCTATTTGGAAAAATTGATTCATTAGGTTTTCTTTTTGTTTCGTTCTTCAAAGTCTATAGTAGTACCACGCTTAAAGTCAAACACTATCTTAGATGATGATATCTTAACATCTGTTAGTTCAGAATAAGTCACAATTGGCATTTTACCGTTTTTATCTTTAGGAAGTTTAGTTACTGCATTCTTAACTTCACGTTCATCGCCAATAGAAAGAGGAGAATCTAATTTTATTAGATTCTCCCCATCATATAAAAGATAACCATCTCCCTTAGCCAATTCAAAATAATAGTAATGTTTTCTCTTCATAGTAATGAGTTTTTACAACTCATATACATAGAAGAAAATGACACCACCATCTTTATTTTAAACAGTCTGAGGAACGTAGGTTTCTGTACGAACCGTGGTTTCAACACTCTCAGTAGTCTCAATCTCAGTTGGCTTAACATTAACAACATTCACCACATTAGGAATGTTATCCTCAAGGATAACTCCTGCAGTACGAGCGGCATCAATGGTTTCTTGAGAAACAGGAGCGTTGGCAAAAACCAACTTAGGACGACCCTTACTTCCCTTGATTGTACCCAACTTAACAACTTGATTATCCTCAAGTGCGTTTGTGAGACGAACCCGAAGCGTAATCAAAGCGGCAAAATGCCGGTTCTGATCCCAGAGGTTTGTAATGTTGGGGTGAGACTCACTGATATCCATGGTATAAAAACCATTAGGCCAGTTAACGCTGAGTCCTGTCTTATTCTGTCGATTTGTCTTTTTCATGTTATATATTTACCTTTCTATTTTTTGTTAAATTTTACTATTACTGCTCAAAAACATTTCATTCATTGTCTTAGCAACACTAATGATGTTAGTTACATCAATAAATCTTGCATCGGCGCCATACATTGTTTTGAAACAAACATACGGTCCATAACTAGCACTGTCAACCTTTATTTTATTAATTGCTGTTTCTGCAATAAAATATGACAACACCTTATATCCCTTTCCACGAATCTTATTCACCTGTTTACGAGTATGAATACCTCCATTTTTGGGACCATAAGACATGTAGTTACCACTTTTATTATAACTATATGTGGGTTCGCCATCTGAAAAATTTAGGAAATAACAGTCTTCGTATTCGCCACATTCCTTGAGTAGATCCATAATGGCTTCATAACACAATCCTTCGGGGGTACTTCCGTTACAATAAAGATACGGAAAAATAGTACGAACCTTGTTAAACGAATCCTTGGCAGAATCATACACCATAGCAATATATGGAAGACCATTCTGTCCAGTAGTTCTCATACTAACACTAACCCGAATGTTACTGATCATGGATGCTGCCTTACAAATAGCAGTGACGCTGGTAATTGTATTAGTCCACTTATTAGCGTGTTGCATACTTCCACTAGCATCCATTGAAATATGAATGAATCCTTTCTTATACTGATCTGTGTCAATACGATAAAAAACATTCTCATTATCAATACCCAAATCAGAAAGTACACGACGATCAATCTTACCAGTAGACTTTCTCATATACTTAGTAGTGTTAATTTCACTGCGAATACTAAGACGTTTTCCCAAAAGGTTACCAAGTTGAATGCCACGATTTACAGCATCAACATTCTTTGGAAATGGATTTTTATCCCTATCAACCAATACACAAGGACAACTATCTGACAAAGCAAATTCCTTGGTAAAATTCTTCACGACTACACAGTCAACACCGTTAGTAATAACTGTAGTATCATCTAGATTGGCTCCTACATTCACAATAGTTACACCTGCCTTCTCCAAGTCTTCAAGAATACAATTTTCACGGCTGTTAACCTTCTTCTTCTTGATTTTACCAGACAAAAAGTCACGTTGTTTATTAAGAGCCTTCTCAATTGCTTTCAATTTGCTCTTGGAAATGCACGTCTTATCATTGTCTTTCTTTGTCTTTTCTTCAGACTTGTCAGTACCAACTGGATTTGTTTCTGTTTCAATTCCACCAAAACCATCATCTGATCCGGAATTGACTACAACCACAACTTGAGATTCATTACTGCTGCCACTGCCACTCATTTCCAATTGAGCAGACTCATTCTCTTTTTGTTGGTCATCAATACTAACATTCTCATAAATCATTTCACAAACTTGCAACGCCACTTCGTAACGGTCCTTAGGAGTCTTAAGTCTGCTGATATTAGCAACATCAATGCACTCAGCAATCTTTCTAAAAGCAGGCAATGCATCCAAATCAGTATGAGGATTCATTAGATTGATCAGTCTCGCTTCATACGACTGAACCGTGGTAGACCGATACAAATCAGTAGTCAACAGTGTCTTAACATGTGGACTATTAAAGTACTTTTCGTACAATGCCAAATAATAACCACGATATCCCGGAGCAGAATTGTAAACAAAGTTATCAATATACCTATCTTCAATAATATTCAATATAGTCTTAATATATGAAGCAACTTCCGTTTTGCTGAAACCTTTAGTCTCAGCAATATTATATAGACTACGAGGAACGTTCTGCCAAATATCAGCAATCAATCGAAAATCACTGAGCAAAATATGAGATCCCTCATGTAGGGCAAGTCCAACAGTACTGTCAAAGTCTTCAGCCTTTTCAATATCAGCGGATAGATGAACAATATTTCCATTGGTTGCATTTACGTTTTCGTCGTTAAAAACGACAGGAATAGACTTGCTGGTGAGAATACTAACAAAATTTGAAACAGCACGACGATTCATGTTGAGACGAATCAGACGAGTAGTATCGTCCATCGTAACGGAATCATCAAAGTCATCAAACTCATCCAACCAAAAGTCAGAGTGAATAGTAGATTTGTTTTTCATTGTGTTAATATCCTACACCAGCATTATAACAAAGTCAATGACTTTTTTTAGAAAGGAGGTTGATTCTTCTTCAACGGATCGTTCATCAACGGATCATTTGTAGCTTCACTTGGAACATACTTTTGAACAACTTGTTTGATGTAAGTACGTTCACTATCAACTCCACCATCAGAAGAAAACTCCGGATAGATTACGCTTTCAGCAATTTCCTTAAGACTAAATCCATCCTTGGCAAGTTCAACCATTTCACAAACCGCTCGAGTTGAAACAAAGTTGGTAATCTTGCCATCTTCCTGGCGATATTGATCACGGGTATGAGCGGAAATATCACAGATAGAAGTAATCGTATTAACCAAATTCGTATCATTTGTATCAATTCCAAATCGATTGATCATCAAAGTGAATTCGGACTGTTTGTCAAGAAAGTCCATTTCAATCTTAACAGAGAATCGATCCATAAGAGCACGGTCCATAACACGGGTAGCAGTATATTGATTGCCAATATTAGCCGTTCCAATGAAACATACACCAGATGCAACATTAACAACTTCACTGTCCTTCTTTTCATCCAATCGAAGATATCGTTGAAGAGTATCAAGTACAGTCATCATGATGTTTGCAGCGTCGTGATGAGCACGACTAATTTCATCCAACAGAATAACAGCGTTTGGAGTTTGAATTGCCTTTACAAAAGTAGATTCACTGAAAATTGTTCCCGTTTCCTTTTCAAAGTGAGTATTACCAATAAGAGCACTACGAGCATCTTGGGTAGACCCCATGTTGAAGTAAAAGAATGGACGGTTAAATGTCTTGGCAACTGTTTGGGCAGCAAGCGTCTTGCCACATCCGGTAGGTCCAACCATCAACACGTTCTTTCCATAAAGAACGGATCGAACGAGATACTTCCACTTGATGTCCGAAATAATAACATTATCCGGCTTCTTAGAAAGAGCAGAATCGAGGATTTGATTGAATGACTTGTTAGTGTTTTTCATAAACTTAATTTTCTTTATCCTACACCAACTTTAAAAGAAGTCAACAAAAAAGCCGCTGTTTTTTTCAGCGGCTTTCAAAGTAGTTTTTTGAATCAAATTTAACGTCTATGTCCATGATGATGGTGACCACCACCAATCCAGATCGTAGGAGATGGATAATAAACTACCGGCGGTGGAGCAACTATAACCACTGGTTGTGGATACACTACATGTTGAACCACCGGTTGTTGGACTACGACCACTTGTGGCTGATAAACCACGGGAGCATAAACAACTGGTGGTGGACAATATACTGGTCCACCAAATCCAATGGAAACTCCCCAACTGAAGTGACCGGCATTAACAGAAAAAGTACTGAGTAATGCGGCAACTAACAATGATTTAGTAATAATTTTTTTCATAGGTTTTATCCGACAGTGGTTTGACCATACAGACTGTACCCATATTCGATCAACTCACTTAAACTTAACAGTCAAGTTGTCATCCTTTTGTTTAGGATACTTGTATTTGGCCTTTTCGCCCTTCAAAGAGTGATCAGATTGCTTTTCAACCTTCTTAAGATTCACATCTTGCATTGGTTTATCTGGCAAATCTTCTTCCTTTTTAACAGCATCCACCACTTTTTCATCAGTTTCTTGCGGTTTATCTCCTTGATTCTTCTTTTTTTCCTTATCAACGCTATTTTCTGCTGATTTGTTATATGCAGCATTAATATAATTTTCTTTATCGCTAGTCAAAAACGACTTTAGAAAGTCTTTTACTTCGTCATAATCACATCCAATCTTCTTAGTTCTATCAATTTTGTCTTTGTATGCCAAAATTTCAAAATTGTTGTTCCAACGTGGTCTAATATGAATGTGATATGGTTCACATCCACATAATTCAAAGTTTCCAGCATCGTTTTTCTTAACACTATATGTTTTATTGATGCCTTGTGCCAATCTATTCAATTCTTCTTCCATCTGGACACATGTTTTATCAAACTCTATTGTTTTTTCTTCAATTATTTCAGCAATCAAACTCTTTAACAATACAGAAAGTTTTTTGTTTTCATTTAAACGTTTCTTTTTTTCAGCACGTTCTACAAGAACTTCCTTAATACTCTCAGAAATAAGTTGGCGGAATTGGTCAATTTTCATATTATACCTATAAATATACGAAGTTTACATATAATAACAAAAAAAGAACACCCTTTTAGAGGGTGTTCTTTTTGACAATTGACCTCAATTAGAGTTTAAATCCATCAAAAGCATCATCATTGATGGTATTATCCACTCCTTTGACATAACTACTCAATTCTGTTTCTTGAGGAGCAACTTGTAACTTTTTACTATCATAATAACTATCCAACCATCCAGATAGAGGATTTACCTTAGCATTACTGTAAATCTTTTTGTATCCCATACTAGATAAACGATTGTTTGCCAACCATTCAATATAGTGTTTTAGACTTTCACTGGTCAAACCTACTAGATTACCTTTACTGAAAAGATAATCAGCCCAGTCTTTTTCTGCATTAACTGCCATTTCATATGCAGCATAGATTTTGTCTTCGTTCTTCTTAACAATATCTTGGAATCCTTCTTCTGGGTTATTAATCCAGTTCTTCATAATATTTTGGGTAATAGCCACGTGTAGATTTTCATCGCGGCTAATAAACTTAATAATCTTACTATTACCCTCCATCTTTCCACGAAATCCAAAATAGAAACTACAAGCAAAACTCACATAGAAAATCAATCCCTCAGTGATCTGCGTAGCAAGAATAGCATCAAACAACTGTTGTTTAACGTCATCTGATGGTGCCAATAGTTCGTCATACTTCTTACTAATAGCTTTAGCGCGTTTTACAATTTCTTCGTCTTCTAATACACTATCAAAGAACTTGGTAGCATCTGGATAAACATTGTTAAGAATGTATGTATAACTGTTACTGTGGATAGTTTCAAAAAACGACCAAGTATTCATACAAATTTCCAGTTCTGGATTTGTACAATGCTTCATCAATTCGTGAATACTACGACTCAACATACTGTCGGTCATGGTCTGAAACTTAAGATTGCTATCAAACACAAACCGTTCCTCATCAGACAACACCTTGTAGTCACTAATGTCCTTTACAAGGTTCACTTCTTGAGGACGCCAAAAAAAGTTGAGTTGTTGATCATAAAGATCATAGAACTTTTGATATTTGATTTTATCATATCTCTGAAGAGATAGATCTTCACCGAAAAACATTGGGTTTCTCAGTTGGTCGATATTCTTTTTATTCAATACAGTTTTCATATTTTACATAGCACAAGCCCCACTGGAACACCCAGTTGACTCTTCTTCAATTTTAGGTTCAATAACTTTAACGTTTTGTTTATTATCTTCCATTGCAGTCTGTTTGTCACCGTCATCTGTATTAGCATAATACAGATTTTTGATACCATACTTGTATGCCAACAAAATATCCTTAATTACCTCTTGAACAGGAACTTTGTTTTGAGAATAACGTGACGGAACATAGTACGTATTGGTGCTGATGCTCATATCAGTAAACTTCTGAATAGCAGCTGCTACCTTAAGGTACCCACTATTATCCGGCATGTCAAACGCAAACGTATAATTTTCACTATACTTATCGATGCCAGGTACCACTACCGGCAAAATGTTAGCCTTACTGCCCTTGTAACTAATCAAACTACGTGGAGGTTCGATTCCATTGGTACTACTCTGAATAACACTGCTGGATTCAACAGGCATACAAGCAGTCAATGTACTATGACGCATTCCATGTTGTTTAATCTTAACACGCAATCCTTCCCAATCCATGTGTAATGGTTCAGTAATGAATTCATTAATGTCCTTCTTGTATGTATCGATTGGCAAAATACCTTTACTGAACTTAGTACGATCAAACTTTTCACATACACCACGTTCCTTAGCCATTTCAACACTCGCTTCAATCAAGTAGTAACTCATCTTCTCCATCCACTTGGCAACAAAGTTTGGAGCATCCTTATCCCAATACTTCAAACCCTCTCTAGCAAGTAGAGCAGCCAAGTTACTCACTCCAACACCAAGACTACGACGCTTTTTAGCGAAGTTTTCAGCAGCAGGAACGAAATAGTTCTGGTGTTCAATCAAAGAATCCAACATACGAACGATAACGTCACAAACGTTCTTCATTTCATCGTCATCCTTGATCTCCAACCAATTTACAGCGGCCAAAATACACACGCCAATCTCACCATTAGGATCATTCACATCCTCAATAGGAATCAAAGGATGATTCACCTCAAGACAAAGATTGCTCGTATCAACTTGATCTAACCAACTACCGTGTTCATTTGCATGATCCACGAACATTGTGTAAATACGCCCGGTTTCAAGACGTTCCTTAGCAAGAAGACCCATCAATTCACGAGCTTTGACCGTCTTCTTGAACTTGATGTTCTTGTTAGCTTCAGCCTTTTCATACTTCTCCTTAAATTCGGGATATCCAAATGTGTTCCAGAGACTTGCACACTCATGATAACTGAACAATGTCACGTCCTTGTTTTCCAAGAAGCGTTCAAAGATCAACTTATCAAGACCAATACAGTAATCCAACTTACGAACACGGTTATCATCCGTTCCAGCGTTGTTCTTCAATACCAAAATATCCATGATGTCGTAGTGAAACCATGCAAAATTGACTGTTGCACTACCGCCACGAATACCATTCTGGTGACAACACTTCACAGTAGACTCAAAAGCCTTGGCAAAAGGAATTGGGCCGGTATGAATCACTTCACCATTACGGATTGGGGCGTTTGTAGCACGCAAACGACTCAAATTGAGTCCGATTCCATAACGACTAGCGGTTGCAAATCCAACAGCAGTGTTGTTGCTGAAGATACTTTTGAGTGTATCATCAACGGTAAACAAACTGCATGAAGCATAACTCTTCATAACTGATCGAACACCTGCCATAATTGGAGTTGGAAGGTTGATCTTATGTTTGCTGAAGTAGTTATAGGCCTTCTTGACGTACTCAATACGGTTATCACTATAGTCCTTGAAGAAAGTCATTGCAATTAGCATATAAGCGAATTGCGGAGTCTCGTAGATCTCCTTAGTACTACGGTTTTGAATCAGATACTTGTCACACAACTGTTTGATTCCAGCATAAGAAAAATCAAAGTCACGATCATGCTTCAAATATTCATCCAATTTGTCAAAATCCTTTTTGGAATACCAATCCAAGATAGCGTCATCGTACACCAACTTATCAATATTGGTCTTTAAAAGATCATACAACTTAGGAGGATTCTTTCCTCCCCACACCTTTTTACGAAGTTGGTAGTTCATCAACCTTGATGCCACAAATTGATAATTTGGCTTTTCGATTGAAATCAAATTTGAGGCAGCTTCAATCAACATTGCATGAATTGCACCAGATGACATTCCATCAAAGAACGACAAATGTGCGTTCATTGCGACTTCTTCAAACGAGACATTCTTAATACCTTCAGTTGCCCATTGTAAAACCTTGTTGATTTTATCAGCATTGAATTTTTCCAATAATCCGCTTCTTTTTTTAATAAAGATTTCTTTTTTCATATAGACAAAAAATAACTATGATACTTTCACTCTAAATTTTATATGTTGATGTTGATTTTTTATAATTTTTTTAATGTTTTCCGACTGTTACATACTATCATTCATCATCATCATCTCCCATGTGAGTATTCCACTTGTTTGACAATGCCTTCTTAACCAAATTCTCACTGTCTCCCATTTCGTTAATAATAGCCATACCATCCTTCGAATTTTCAGCAAAAATTTGAATATCACCACATCCAGCGTTCATTCTGGCAGGAAATGTCAGTCCATCAGGACCAAAACGATTCTTAATAATATGAAACCGTGCAGTATTAGCAACTTTATCGGTAACTTTACGACTAAGTGACATAACAAAGTCAGCTGTCATGATCTTACGATATGAATCCGAAATATTGTTTGCCTGAATAATATCTTCATCCATAGCAGCACGATTACTCTGTGAAGCACTCCAAATAGGTACTTGCAATTCACCCGCAACACTACGAAGTTCCTCATATATACCACCTGCTTCACTGTAACTATTGCTATTACGGTCACTCTGATAAGGTCGTAGAATATCAGCATAATCGACGACAATCATATCAATCTTACTTCCCAACATAGCAATACGTTCGACATGCATCTTCAAATGATGTGCACTGACAGTCTTAATTGGAAAATACTTGATGAACAACTTGCCAGGCACTTGTTCGATCTTCTTACGGACAATATCTACATTGTTACGAATATTTTGGAAATCAATTCCGGTAAAACAACTATCATAACGAAGACCCACATAGTTTTCATTCAACTCAAGAGTAAAATGAACTACGTTCTTACCTTGTTTCATCGCCTCAGCCCCCATCTTGGCAAGAACCCAACTTTTTCCAGCACCAGCACAAGCCGTAATAATTCCAAGTTCACCAGCCGCCAGTCCACCGTCCATAATGGTATCAACCTCGTTCCAGTTGGTCTTTACCGTGTTACGGGCCATAACACTCATACGTTTTTCAACTTCAGTCATATAGTCATGACCAATATTACGTTCCATTCCAGCCTTCATTGCATTGTCAACCAATGCTTTGACTTGTTCATAATTACCCTGTTTCAGATAATTAACACTGTCCATAATTGCACTCTTGAGTTTTTGACTCTTACAAAATTCAAGATACTGTTCTTTAACAAACTTCAAATCACTATCTGTGATTTTTTGATACACATTACGAAGTTGTGAAACAACACTTTCCTTCAATACGTTGTTTTCAATTCCATCCACCTTTATCTTAAATACATTAAGTGTAGGTAGATCTTTATAATGCATAAAGTACGATACAGTTTGTTTTACAATCCATTGATGTGCATCTGATTCAAATGAAGTTGGATCAATGATATCAGAAAGTCTCTCCAAGAAAGTCTTATCGCTAAGAATTCCAGATATGCATTTGATTTGGAATTCAGATCCAAACTTCTTCAAATTGTCTATAATGTGATTTTCACTCATAATTAATAATATTTTACTACATAACCAGTGTAGGTTATATTTTCCTATTTGTATACTTATTTTATTGATTTATTATCTCACCAACGTGGTCAACTTACCAAAACATTCATTGAGCCATATTTGGTAATTGGGAATGTTACTCCACATTTTATCTTCAGTGACCAATTTAGAAAAACTAACTCGGTCCAGCTTCTGTGTTGGCTTATCTAGTATTTCATTAATACGGAGTTGTGAGAAACTTTGAACCTCCGTGTCTTTCAACTGCATCAACGTATAGTTACGTTCTACAACATCTTTGTTTTCAAGTATGGTACGATACAATTTATACTTACTTTGATTATTTTCACAGTAATTATAAATCTCGTCTAGTTCTACATGTCGATTCTCGGCAAAAAAAGGAAAACACTTGATGACCGTTTTTAAGCCAGCTCCTTGTATGCCGTCGATATTATCAGATACGTCTCCTTCTAAAACTCTATACCAAATATAATTTTGACAACTAACGCCGTATTCATTTAGAATCTCAGCACATCCATATAGTTTCTTTTTAGTAGGACTCCAAATCTTGACTTTTTCACTGGCTAATTGTAGAAAATCTTTGTCAGCGCTCATTATAGTAACATTACTATCCTTGCAGTATTGTTGCGCAATATAAGCAATAGTATCGTCTGCTTCAATGTGGTCAATTGCCATAGTTGAAACTGGCAAACAATCCAAATAATGAACTGACCTCAACAATTGAGATTTCATATTCTTTTCTTCTACGTCAGATGTAGACAACTCTGAATATGCTCTGTTAAGACGAATTTTTGTGTGTCGTTTATCTTTGTATTGTGGATAAATCTTACGACGCTTCATGCTTCCACCATTACCATCAAATATAACAACACATCGGGTAGGGTTAAGCAATTTAATTGCATATCCCATACTTTTAAGAAATCCGGCAATGCCACCCGTATGAAGACCATCTTCATTCATGGATGGCATTACCGAATAAGCACGAATAAATGTATTGAGCGCATCGATCAAGAGAATATCGGAATTTTGATTTCGATTAGATACTTTATTCTTATCTTCTTGTGAAATATTTTCAAAGATAGAGAACAATCTCTTTTTTTCGTCTTGATTAAAACTCATATATTATTATTCTTCAGCTTCTCCACCAACTTCTTCTGCATCTTCAGAAGAATCTACTTCCACATCCTCACGAATTTCACTGTCAGGTGACTTATACTTCATGATCGTAACATCAGCAATCTTTTGATACAGCTCCTCACGAAGTTCGTTATCAACCTTTACGTCCTTAGCAAACGTCTTGGTATCGATCTTAACAATTTCACCATTGTTCTTAGTATAAGAATATGGTGATTTCGCTCCTGTAATAATTGAGTGTTTCTTCAACACCTCAATCCAGTTACCATAATTATCAATGCCACTATCAAAGTAGATATTAAAGTCAGCAAATCTCATAGGCGGACCCATACGATTCTTTACAACGACTGCTCGTGTCTTGACACCAATATGGGCTGGTTCACCATTCTGAGTAACCTTCAGTGCTCCCATACCCTTCAAACGAAGACGAACACTAGCATGATACTGAATAGCCTTACCACCACTAGTAGTATACTTGTCTCCAAACATTGCTGCCTGAAGATTTACACGTAGCTGATTAGTGAAAATCAACGCAATACGTTGTCTACCAATCATATCGTTAATCTTACGCATCGCCTTAGAAATGATAATTGCCTTACCAGTAGCAAAACCATCCTTACCATGATCTGCTTCCAATTCTCCCTTGGTTGATGCAGCAGCAACACTATCAACAACGATTGTAACAAGACGATCTCGATTTGACTTACGAACATGAGCAATCAGTGTTTCAATCTTTTCAAAGATGTCTTCTACCGTGTGAGCATCAACATACAACATCTTTGGTACGTTAACTCCAATTGCAGCCAAAAAGTCTTGTGAAACTGATTGTTCTGTGTCAATAAACACTGCAAGTCCGCCCTTCTTTTGAGTTTCCGCAAGCAAATGAGCTGCCAACAAACTCTTACCCGATGCTTCAAGTCCAGTAACTTCGGTTATACGTCCAACTGGAATACCTGCATGTGGACGATTTGAAATTGCGAGATCCAATATGTCGCAACCTGTACTGATCCAATCCGTAATCGTGGATGGATCTTCCTTTTGATCCAAGAAAAACGCACACTTGCCTGCGTCTTTATTGGCCTTGTTTAGAACATCAGCGAGAGACTCAACTAGTTCATCTCGTTGTGATTCAACTTCATGAGTTACATGAGTTGATTTCTTTTTCTTTTTTTGTGTATCTTCTGTCATAACTTTTTTGAAAACTAAAAAGGAGAGGTGACAGTTTGCCCATCACCTCTCCTATTGTGATTTATTAATTACTGAACAAATTATCAAACGCCTTTGTTAGGTCTTCGGTGTTTGACTTTGCTGAACTAGCACTTGGAGACTTACCAGTACTTGCGGGCTTACTAGGAGTTGGAGACTTAGTACTCACATCGTCCGACTGAGCAATAGCTGCTACAGCGACTGGTTGAGTATCCTCTTCGTCAACAACTGAGTTAGTGACGGTCTCAGACTGAGCTTCCTCTGGATTTAGCCATGCATTCATAACCTCCTTAAGTTCATCATACTTAGGTTCTGGGAACAAATCAAGAATGTCTGGCTGACTCTTGATTGCCTCAATCATCTTAGTATCCTTAGGATCAACAGCTGGTGTAGAGTTAGGCTTTACACGAATTGAAGTTTCCGGATAACTCTTACCACTGTCATCAGCGGTACGAAACTCAACAACGATATCACGTCCTGACGATAGATCACTAATATCACCGTAATCTGGGTCAGCCATAACCGATAGAATCTCTTGATAGACCTGCTTTCCGAATCCCCAGAACTTGACACCTTCATGTTCTTCACCACGAACGATCACTGGCGCGAAAGTACGCATCTTGGGTTCCATCTTACGTCCGGTCTGCCAATCTTCCTTGGAGCCAGTCTTCTTGAGTCTATTGCTAAACTCGACGATAGGATCAGGACGATTAAAGCTATCAGGCGATAGATAAGTCTTGTTATTGATGCCGTAATGGAACTTGAGTTCAATAAACGGGGTATCTGGTTGATATCGATAAGGTACGATACGAATAGTTTGCTTACCGGGCTTTGGCTTCCAAATAATTTGAGTCTTATTATTTGTGTTTGAAAGGGAGTTCAAACGGCTCTTGATTTTAGACAAGTCGATTGCCATAATTATTTATTTATTAATTGTTAAGTAGTAATTAGTATATAGTTCGATTTCACTCGAAATCAAACAGTGTAACTAATTCTGGTATAACTATAGTGAACGTACTCGAAAAAGTCAACTTATTACGTCAAAAATCTTCAAAGAAATTATTTTAACCGATACCTCATTTGTTATAATTAATGAGTTTTTATAATACTCCCAATTTAACTGATATGACTTATCAAAAACGCCATTGTTTTCTTCAGTAATCAACTTATTCATGGCATTTAACGTATACAAAGTATTGGTTTGTTTTTTACGATGTATAGAAATAGTATTAGGCAGTTTTTTTAAACCGGACTCTGTGTAAACAATATTATAAGTCAAATATAACTCATTATTGTTTTTTTCATTATTAAAAACAAAAATCTTATTGTTTGATAATTTATAAAAAGATTTGATCTGTTCCAATATCAACTTATATTCAGTTGGTATAGAAAACGTACAAAGTAATTGTGTATCTTTCATCTTGTGGACAATATTGTGGTTTTTTGGCTATTTACATTATACCATTCGTAACCAACTAATAGTCCGTCAGAATTATACCAACGACCTTTGTTTTTGATCCAGTTGTTATTTACAGCCTCTTCCAACGTAAATTCTGTCGTTAGGATTTTTTCGACTTCTTCGGCGTCTTTTTCTTTTTGATCGGCACTTCTGGTTTCGAGATCGGTTGTGTCAACTCCGGATTGACCTTGACTGGTGGATTGACTGGTTGACTGATCGGTTGTACTGATGTTTTGTTGAACAGTTTGTTGATTAGGTTCTTGAACACCTGGCTCAATTTCAATAGGTTTTTCATTAGATGATGTCGGTTCTTGTTGTATTGTTTGTGATGGTGTCGAAAAATCCAAATTGTGTTGACCCTTTGTAGGATCTTCTTCAAAATGTGTTCCACGACGTATCGCACGTTGTTTATATTCAGCGTTAGGAAACGTAACCAAAATGCCCTTGGCATTATATGCCTGACGTTCTGGATACTTACCTTCGATAACTTTATTGGCTAATTCAACAATTTCATTTGATGGAATTTCCATTTCTGCAAGTTTTTCTCGCAAAATATCCATGTGGTTATTGTTGAAAATATCAAATGTGCCATCATGAACTCGTTTGTCTAAACAAAGTTCGGATAACAACTCAGAAATGTTCTTATAAATCTTTTTCATTTTTAACTTGCAAGATTAATTGCCTTTGGAGCAATCTTAGCTGCTGGAATGACTACGATTCTGGCTCTCATGAACATATATCCATCACCATTGTAATTCGTAGTAAACTGTTCGTTTGTTCCACTTCTAAAATACATCACCGGTTTGTACTTTTGAAATGGATCTTGAGCGTTCTTTGGCAAAGGAAGATTTGGATTGAACAACACGTGTCCGTTTTCATCTGTTCTAATCAACAATTGTATATTTTTCTTTGACTTGCTAGGAATTCTCGACATAATCAAAGGAGTTCTTGATTGCATCAAAATACTACAATTTTGACGACTAAATGGCTTGCTCTTATCCAAAGTGAAATCGGTACCATAAATTGCTTTTCCTGCAATTTCTTTGGTCTTTGGTGATCCATCCAAGAAATCCAAATAAGCATCAAAGTTGTTCATCATGTACAGATACTTACGTTTAGTGTTAGGATCTGTAACAAATCGATAAAATCCCTTCTTAAATGCACCAATCAATAGATTGTACATTTCACCTTGACCCTTTAGTGATTCAATGGCGGGAACACCGTTAAAATTAACAAGATTGCCCTTTTCATCAAATGTAGTAGTCTTTGGATTGACTTCAATACGATTTGGATAGTTCTTAACAATACCAGATACCATCTTTGATTTGACACTCAACCATACTTTGTCAGTCTTATAAATGTCATCCAATCCAACGAATCCACCATATTGTGGAAAATCAACATTTGCCAATTCACTGGTACTCATTCCCTCCTTGAAATCACCACCCTTGAAGGAAATCCAAAATACTTCACGCCCACGTTCCAACATGGCAATGTCTGCCTTTTCTCCAGTACCCAATTGTAGGTGTATAGCAGAATCAACTTTTACACCAGTGTTAACGTGTTCTCCCTTGTCCCAAACATGAAGATCAAATACAACTTTCTCTGGATTGTTTTCTTTGAGCCACTCGTTAAGTTGATCAGCCTTGATCTTTTCTTGTTCAATGCCACTTGCCTTAACTGTCTTTGATTTCAACAAATCACCAAGTGAACGGTACAATTGCAAATACAACAAAACAGATCTCCAACCGGGAGTGCCAATTTTCAATCCCTGTGGCACGTTGATCATTGAGACCAACTTGGGTCCAAACTTAAGTCTTAACTTTGTGTTTGAATTTGTGAAATTTAATTCAAGGTTTTCAGGGATTCCATACTCTTTGCGTTTTTCTGGATTTGAAACCAAGTCAACCATTTCGTCGTAGGTCAAACCATTGGGTACATGAACATCGCCCGGAAAACGTTCTGCTGGCTTGTTATAAGCCAAACTTAGATCAACTTGCTTCAAATCATTGTCATTGAAATCACCAGCACGTCTCAATGGTCCAACCATGACGTTGAACGATTTAATTTCATCATCGGTCAAATATTTCGAAGAACCGATCTTTGTGTCAGCCTCAACAATCTTCTGAACAGTTGTTGGTGAAAAATACTCACTATATCCACAGTTTTCAATAGCGGTTAATAACTTGTCAGCATCAACTTTGGAGATTCCACCATCTTCAACTAATAACGCATACTCAGTTAGAATATCTTTTATAATTTTATTTTTATTCATGACGACACAATATCTAATAAATATTGTGTATCTTACCAAAACTGAACTTTTTAAATAGTTACAGTTTGCATGTCATGATAATTCTGTCCAAAATAACACTTGGTGGGAAATCCTTGATTTTGCATTAATCTTGTAATTTCCATCAACACCGTTGTTCCTTCAAACTTATTTACGTCAAACAAAATTGAATCATACGTATACAGAACCGGTTTTGTCAGTTTGTCTGTTAAATATCGATTGATATCCATCAAACTTTGAACTGAAAACTCAGTTTCAGACGCTTGTAGAATGTAATTAAACAATTTATTTGGATTTGCGTCTTTCAAGTGATTCTTGGTAATCGGTCTCTTGAAAATTGGCGTTTCAATGTACCCAAATTCATTAAAAAATTCCCATCGATGTTGAATATATTCACGAATCTTCGCAAAATAAGGAATTTTAACATATTCTTCTGAAATGGACCCATATAATTGTTGAAACGTTAACGTTTTCGACTTCTTCAACTGATCTTCGGAAAGATCTTCAGTTTTGAAATAATATTGACCCAAATAACGATAAATATTTACTCCTTCCGGAAAATTGTATCGAATCAACTTTCCAATGATATGTGGATGATACGCACTATAGTCCAACATCACCAATAATCCATCATTGCCGTGTCGCGATACAAAACTTTTACGACATTCATTGTCTTTATTGAGTGCCGAATAGTTGATACCTCCAAATCGATTACTTGGCCGTCCAGTTGATGTAAAAATATTATACTCGGTATATACTTTATTATTTATAACCAAGTGTTTCCTTTCTGGAAAGTGTTTCTCAAATTGTTCCGAATCAATTTGCAATCCGTGTGATTCAATTGATTGAAGAGTTTCAATAATTGCACTATTTACAACATGGTATGAATCGTCATATTTCTTTTTGACATAAACTTTAACGTCTTCACACATATCCAGAAACCGTGATATGTGATTGTTGGCTGGAATAATTTTATTTATCTCATTGTGGTTTTGATATTTGTTTTTAAAAAACAAATGTGATGACGTGTCATAGTCATCCTGTTCAATAGTGTCACCTTGTTCAATAAAACAAACCAGAGATAAATCCAAAAGATTATTGACGTTTAGTTGATGCAAAACCTTTCGTTTTGAAAAACAAAAAATACGTCCACGACGTTTATTCAAAAATTGTTCAATTTCACTTTTTTTGTAACATGTAAAGTCATCATAACTGTCGATATGAAGACAGTAAAATTGATCAGTGAGTACTATCTTAATCAGAACCAAACACGGTTGTGTAACCGTAGGATGCGTAGATTCCGATAACGGAATAACATCCATAATAATATCTTTTTTTCCTATTTCAGATGAAATTTTTGTCAATTGGTTCACTTGACAATAACATATCGTGATCTTTTCAAAAAGTCAACTTTTAAATCCTGCCAAGTATTTTTCACTAATTCTCATTGTTAACCCCGGCATGTATTTTTCTGCCAACTTAACTTGTTTACGATTATACTCGTAAGCGCCTTCTTGTATCACCTTGCCATCATTAATGACACTACGTTGAATTCCTGAAACTTGCCAGTTGATACTCACTTTTTGATAGATATTATCTGGTACATTTTTAAAATTGTCACCCTCAACCTCAATAACATCGTTATCGTTGACCTTTTTTACAAAATAACGACGAGTGTATGGAATGCTATAATCAATGTCAGAAGATGAAAACAAATATGCACGTGGAAATACTGGAGGTATTACGTTGCCTGCCAAATTAATATATTTACTTAGTTCAATCATGATTTAACGTTTAATCCTTTTGTAGGACGTATACCAGCAGTAATAGTAGTAGTCCATTGACCATTACTTTGTAAACTATGTTTTACATCTTCTATCTGAAACAATATGTCTTTATCGTATGGTTCTGGCAAATTGTCAATTCCAAAAATTTGAAATGTTTTTAGTCCCCCAATTCCTGTCACCGTAATTTCCGCTTTTATTCCCGGTTGTGGAAACGAATTGATCGAACCATTATACGGATCTTTATCATTAACCAATAAAGTCAATAAGTCTTTTTGAGTCAGTACCAACTTACGAATATAAGTCTTTTCTTCACCATTTTCACGGGTAACAACACCATAAATGTACGCACCATCCTTTACATCACGTTCCTTTTTAATAGCATCTTGACGTTTTTCATCCAACCGTTTACGTTCCAATTCAAGATTTTGTTTATCTTTAATTAAAGTTTGTTGATCTTTCGGAGACAAATACGATGCGTCGTTTATAGTCTTATAGAATCTATCTCTTATTACAAATCTAAACGGATTCTTCAAAGGAACAGATGTTTTATTATCATTTGGTGAATTAAACATGACCGAAGTAGCAACCTTATCACTTAATTTAACACTAAAATTCAATGCCTGAATATTGTTTCTACTGGCTCTATTTTTGAAGAAATACAAATACGGCCGCTTATCCGAATTCAATTCTTGTAAACGTTTCAAACTAAAACAATCGGTATCAATAATGGATAACAAAGAATTAGAAGGTCCAAATTGAATAAGGTTAAACTTCCAAAGGCCGTTGACAGATTCGGAAATCTTATTCAGAACGAAGTTCAATATGTCGGTAATCGTTTCTGATTTTTCAACCGCTTTTATAACGACATCTTTATGAATATACAAGTTCTCCAACTTGCCCAAATTATAATCATATTGTTTTGATGGAAATTCAACATCAGCAGGATTTTTGCCACCGTTCTTTATTCTAAAATAGTTAACAATTTCATTGAGATCTTGTCTTGTTGTACTATTGAATATCGACTGTAGAGTTTTATCCGCCTCGCTAATTGCAGATGGATCCTTACCGTCCTTTTGCGTGTCAGGTGTTGTATAGTTTTTTGAGTTTCCACGATCTTCAACAGATGGTGAAATATTAGGTGCCTGAGAATTTGGTATCAACAATACCTTACCATCAATACTTATTAGATTTTTATGTCCGCCAATCCACGATGATTTGATGTCAACTTGATTAAATGTAGCGCCAGTTTTCTGTGACTCTGCTGTGCAGAACTTGTTAATCAAGTCTACAAATAAACCCATAGTAATCCAAAACTCATCGTTTGCACCAGAGTCAAAACTGTATTTTGTTACATTATCAATTTTTGTACGTGGATCATTAGAAGTATCCAAGTTACGTGGAATAAATACACGGGTTTCTGGTCCCGGCCATCCCGTAATAGGGAATAGTGGAGTATTACCATTCAAACCGGTTAATACGGTCTTTGGTAACGATTTAAAGTCATTCTGGATGTATTCTTTGAGAGTCTTAACCGGTTCTGGCTTTTTGTTTCCTTTACTATCAGCCGGTGACGTTGATGCCATAGCGTTACTACGAGTTTGAACGCCACTATATATGAAGCTATTGCTCTTTACCTCCGTGGTACAGTCGTATGAACCATCTGGTTGTAAAGAATAATCAAAATTACTTATAATACCACAAGTTAAATCATACAGACCTTTACCGTCTTCAACAATCAATTGTTGTTCCAATGGATCGGTGTAAATTCCCAATAAACCAAATCCTTTAGTCTTTCTGGGATCTTCAGGATCTCCAGATGGTCCGGGTGTTTTATCGTCAACAGACTCCTTCATTTTTGCTGGTTGACCAATATCGGTTAAGTTTAACAAACACTTGGGATTATAATGATTCCAACCCCATTCAATAAACATTGAAACGCCAGGGGACATAAAGTACGGCGTCATGTAATTCAAATGATCTTTAGAATAACACTTCCACTTGATAGTAATCTGACGATACATCGACTTTTGCATTATAGCATCGATGCTGATAATACCCGGTGGTGGAACATGTTTATTTATAATTCCATTTTGATTGTTTTCACCGACAATACTATGTTCAACTCCAGACGGAGTAAATCCCAATACAGTTTCAGTTTTGTTGTAAGTTGTTGGATCAAATCCGTAGTCTTTATAAAAACCATTTGCACCACCCATTACAAAACCTTCTTTGGAACCATATTTTTCTTCACCAATACCATTGGAACATACACGAACCCAACAACGCATTGGTCCTTTGTATGTATTCCAGTTACCGTCATCATCCCAACTAGCAATAGTGTTGGAAATAAAGTTCATTCCAATATCTTTTTCACGACGTTCTAGTTCGTCACGAATGTATTTTGGAAACGGTTGAATTTCAAATGGCGCTACGAATCGAGTAGACATAACTGTTATGAATTAAGAACGGTATAATTATTTAAAATTGTAGTCACGTTTATAGGTATACGTAGTTGTAATCCAGCAGGCACCGACAATTTTCCTTTTCCAATATTATTTGCTTGAGCAATAATCCACCACAATGAAGGATTCTTATAATATTTGAACGCTAAATTATCCAACGTGTCACTTTCGTTTGTTACAACATACATATCAGATGAAGTGACTGGAATATTTGGATACAATCGTGTACCAAAATATCTTTTACCATCCCATCTTTTCTTTATGTTGACACTTTTGTCATATCTCATATATCAATAATTATACACGATTAACCGTTAAGGCTTCTGAAAACTCATTATTAAATCCTCCAACCAATCCAATGTTCTTAAGATCTCTTGGAGCATGTCCAAAGTTTGCCATTCCAGTGACAGGTCGTTCTTTGAACAATGGTGTCAAATCAACTGATATTTCAACTTCTCTTGGAAATTGAGCAACTTTTCCTTTTGAACCAGTCCATGTAATAATGTTATTCAAATATGACCAATCTTGTTCCGAGTTTTCACTCACAGTTTCCCACGACGCACCTTCTGGTATGGTAAGTCCTACACGATTAATTATAATGGGTTGTTCTTTATACATATCACCTAACGTCAACAAAACAAATGATGGAATCATAAACTGATTCTCACTGCCATCTTGTTGACTTGGTGCAGATGTGTAATTAGCAGGTAATGTTAATCCACACAAATAATTAATACGTTTCCACATTGGAAGCAATTCTTTAATGCTATTAGCAATTACCTTGAAACTAAAACTTAATTGACGAGTAACACCATCGTACACATATAGTTTGTCAGCACGACCAATATATTTGTAATTTGCCCAGTCTGCTTGAAAACTATCATTGATTCCGGTTACACTTGCTCGAAATGGTATATGTTTTTCATTTACCATGTCATAAAAGTAGAAAGCAATCAAATCATCATTATATGGTTCGTATACATTCCACCCAGATATATCTGTTTCATCAATAATCCTACGTTGTTTATCCAAAATAGTCAACTTATTGAGATCATCACCTTTGTAAGTCCCAGACATTTTACGACTGTTCTTACGTGAATTATTAAGACCGTCTAATAATTGGGTACTTTCTTTATAATTGTCTGAATATTTTTTATCGGTGATGTTTGTTTGTTTTAACTTCTCTATACCATATACAGTCGAGTCGGGGCTAGACATAACTCTAGTATCAACATTTGAAAATGACACCGAATATCCCGCGTTTTTGATTTTTGTGACCAATTCTTTAAGATTATCAACACGTTTTGCATTAATTGGATCTTCTTTCTTGGTTTGAAGCGTTGCATTGATTCGATCTGGCAAATCAGTGACTTCGGAAGGTACATTTTGAAGTTTATTGTCCTCCATGTTCTTCAAAAACTCGGAAAGATTACCATTTCCACCAGCATCTTTACGATTTTTCGAATATGTTCCATCAACTAAGTATGCTGATCGATTTTCGTCACCACTTCCTTGACGTGTTGGTATATTTGGCATCGTTTTGATGACAAAAACCTGAGGAATCGTGTCGAATCCGTATTTTTTGAAGAAATTTTTCTGTGATAGTATGATAGTTGGTTCATCCGCATTGGTTAAGTCCAACGGAGGACCATCCATTTTGGTTGGAAAACGGTTTGTCTTGTCGATAAACTTTTTATAGTTCATCAACATCACAGAAAACTTGAAATTATTTGAACTGTCTTTACGATATGGCTCTATACCAACTGATTTTCCGTATTTTTCAACATTATCTACATCTTTTTCAAACTTAAATCCAGTCGTTCCACCGTTTATTGTTGGACCACTTATGTCGGTACCTGAAATTTTTTGTTCTGTACCGTCCACAAACACAATTTTACGATTTTGTGGCACTTCATTGCCATTTTTTCTAATATTCTTTTCTCCACCATCGCTGCTTCCAGCGATCCATAATTGGTTTAATGGTATTTCTACATTGGTAATGACATTTCGTTTGGTAAACTTACCTTTGATATCCGAAATCATCATTCCATATGCACCTTCATCCGCTCTATATCCTGTTTTTGACGGTTGATTTGTTTTAATTAATGAAGGAAATACAGATGAAACTATGGATTTTAGAAAACTGTTCTTATTTGCATTACCTCCCCAACGTGAAGCTAAAGAATTATATCCAGATGATGCGGTTTTTGCTCTCAAAAGACCTTTGCCACCGCCGATTGATTGTTTTGATAAAGGAGAGTTATCAGATTCATCTGGCTTTCCGCTTCCTACAGTACCCTTTGGTGACGATGTACCGTTATTTACACTAAAGCCTACAACACTTGCTAATGCACCTAAAATACCGCCACTCAAATCAATGTGTCTTGTTGGTCTTGGAAGTAACCCAAGCGATCCTGGCCGTAATGCAGCGACAATAGGCACGGCTGGATTGTATAACGCCGTTTCATTGAATGGTTGTAAATTTTGAATTAGTGCTTGTTTCAATAAAAACGTGACACCATTTCCAGATACAGTATATTTGGAGATACGAACCACATCTTGTAATGTAGATCCAATTGGAAATGCACGACTGTCATATTTCTTAATTGCATTGGTTCCACCATTACCTTCATTTGGGTTATACCAAAGAAAGGGTTGACGTGGACCGAACTTCAACAAACTATTAGCATAATCAGTTTTTGCACTGAATCTTGTTAAAATTTGTTTATTGTTAGCAATATACAGTTTCTCAATTTTACCGGGAGCAGCACCAAGTGGATAATCTTTAGGTATCGTATTAATTGGTGGTACCATTCTACGACTATCTCTTGGTTCACTACCAGGCGTTGGTGAACTAGATGCGTTGTTATAACGAGTTTCTAGTGGAAACGCAATTGAGTTTCTTTGAATTTGATCAGCCATATTCTATAATTATGAACTTGCAATAGCAAGTTGTTCACTTACTTTTCTACCATCAAGATTTACAGCAATACCACCGTTCATCATTAAACTGATAAGAGTATCAAGTTTTTGATTGGTTTGTTCTATTGCAGCAATCGTATCAGATTGTGACGTGTTACCCGCTTCAACACCCCCACCGATTCCTCCAGTATCAACTCCTATTAGTTTGCCTACAATCTTGAATGGCACACTCAATACGTTTTGTACGAACGTTGCGATTGACGTAAATCCTGTCATAATCATTTGAAATATAAATTCAAAGGGAGACGTAAAGATTTTCAATATTGCAGTTCCAACGCCAATCAATCCTTTGATAATTCCATTACCCAGTGTGGAATTACTTCTACCAACAAACAAATTTGATATAAAATCCCAAGCATCGACCCATGGTTGAATGAATACTTTATACAACACGGATCCAAATGATTTAAGTATAGAAACTACGTTTTCAAACATAGAAGGAAACATACCAAATAAACTTTTAATTGATGATTTAATAATTGGAAATACTGCAAGTAAGGGTTTAAATAAATCACCGATAATCGGAATCTTAGTTAAAAGTTCTACTAACATCTCAAATGGTCCAACAAAGACATCGTATAGTGTTTCACCCAACGCATCGAATATTCCCATTCCTTTACTGATACGACTAAATAATCCCCAAACAGCTTGTAGTACAGTGATAACCGTTCCAACAATCGGTATAGCTTTTCCAGCAGTTCCCAAAAGACCAACGATACGACCAACATTTCCAAATCCGGATGCAAACTTTCCAACCACTCCACCTGCACTTCCAAACGCACTAATTATTCCACTTATCGGACTTAATAAGCGACTTGCTCCCGAATTAATCATTGAAAATATTCTACCAATTCCTTTAAATACCAACTCAATTGGATTTAGAAATGTTTTGAACATAGCACCAAACAACATTATCGCAGAATTAATTTTTAAGAACACTACCCCAAAATCAATTCCCTTTTGTACAATTTCCTCGATAAATTTATTTGCACCATCTAACGAGTCACTAAATGATTGAACCAACGGTTCAATTGGTTCCCACATTTTATACAATGCATTAGCAAGAACCTTTATTGGTACTAACAATAAGTTGAAAACCACCAAAGCGATTTTCAATGCTGGAATCAATAACTTGACAGCAACATTTACAACCGGTGTCAAAATATCAGCAAGTATCTGTTTGAAAGATTTGAACGTATTACTCAATTGTGCCATAGCACTTTGCATTTGAGTCTTCATCAACAGGTCTTTTCCTGTTTCTTCATTCTGTTCTTTCATTGCTTCAAGTGCTTTTTCATATGAAGCCTTTTCCTTGTCAGACAACTGTGCAAGTTTCTCTTCGTTCTTCAACATCTTGGTCAACTCAACTGCACTATATCCAGTTGCCTTAGCAAGTGCTTCTTGTTGGAAGACATTCATCTTATTGAAATCTCCCATCGAACGCACTTGATTCAATATTTCTTTTTGTGCACCAGCTACGTCTCCTTGGAATGATAGTTGACGTGCTGCATTGAGATTCAAGTTCTTACCCAATAATACACTAGCTTCCATTTCATCAGATACACTCTGAGTAAAGTTCAATAGTCCTTTTGCAGAACTTGCAGACTTATCAAGACTTACACCCATTTGTTTTGCTTGAATTGCGGCCATGGTCATTTGTTTGACATTGCCTCTCATCAAGGTAACCGTATCGTCAGATGCGTTTGCCACATCTCTCATCACTTCATCCAAATTAACTCCTGCTGCATTTGCAAGGTTAGCAGTAAACCCAGCCATTGCACTGGCTTGTTTATCTGTCATTCCTCCAATAGATGACATCTTTTGTAAGAATCCAGCAGCGTTACCTTCAGATACACCATAATTTGCAGCCAAAAGAGCAGTGGTTTGTGCAAGTTCTTTATTAATCAATAAAGCGGTTCCAAATTCTTTACCAATTGCTTTTAAAGAAGCGTATGCACCTTCAATGGTTACGCCTAAACTTACAAATTGTTGATTTAATTGAAGTGCAGTTTGTTCCAATCCTCTTGCAATATCTCTTCCCAATCCAAGTTCTTTACGAAAATCAGCCGCTGCTTTATCCAACTCAACAAAACGATCAAAAGCGTCACCAAATGCTGCAATAAATTCTTTAATAACACCTGCAATTGCTTGTTGTTTTTTAAGATATTCTTCGGCCTTTTCAATTTTCTTCTTTTGATCTTTTATTGCTTCATCATCTAATGACCCGCCTTCTTTTTGTTTAGTAACTTTTTCACCCTCTTTCTTAATTTGGTCTTCAAGTGATTTTATTTTACTATCATCACACTTTGTTACCTTATCACAAAAATCTTTTTCTTTCTTTAACTTCTCTTCCAAATTCTTTACAGAATCTTCTCCGATTGCAATATCCTTTTGTCTTGCCTTCTCCAAATCCGCCAATATTGCTTTTTCTTTGTTTAATTCGTCGTTGACTTTCTTAAGTGGTTCATCAAACATTAATCCTGCAATTGCACTGAACGTTTTTAACAAATCTTCACCCGAATTTACGCCATTTTGCAAAAATCCTGAGAACGTTTCCGCCGGATTATAAAAAGCTGTAGTTACTATATCAATATCTTTGTATAATTCTCTGGCTTGTTTTGATGCCATCTTTGCAGCAGCCGCAAGATGATCGTAAGCATTATTAAGAATTTTAACTTGATCAGAAGTCATTTGCGCGGTTTTAGCACCACGTCGAAAACTTTCGTTCAACTGGTCCTGAATCTTTCGTGCTTGATCTACAGTATCATCTGCCATAAAAATCTATTGTACATTATAAATATAAAATTCATACAGTTATTGTTCGATTTTCTATGGTTATTTACCTTTAGGTTTTGATGCTTTTTCCATCTGTTCGTTTTCTTTTTTCCGAACTTCGGCCAATTTACGCAGGTAAAAGACACGCAAGTGTACAGGCAAATTGTACACTATTTCATGATTGAAAGCACCCTCCGAATAATACGCCAAATCAAAGATTTGTGTATGTAACGATATCTTATCCTCCGGAGTCAGGCCAAAAAAACTGTGCCGTCATCGGCACCGAAACCCTTTCCTCATGCGAACATTCATCACATCCAAAATCAAACGTCATATCCAAATCAGGAGTTTGTTCACGTACATGTTGTCTAAACGCCAAACTATCTCTCGATGGCATTTCTTGTGTTACAAACTTCTGAATAAACGCTCTATCTGAATTACCATCAATCGATAAAATCATGTTACGCAAACGTGTGGTAACGTCACTACTTGCATTCTTATTGATCTTGACCATAGCCTTGATTTCAGCATCAATTGTCATTTCATCACGGTGTGTTAATAACTTGTACTTAACAACCTTCTTGGTATATGGTAAAAGAAATTCAAACTCGTTCTGACCCTTAGGGTACACAGTTAAATCCAATTCCTTAGACTTCATCAGACTAAGATCAATCTTTCGTTCACACTCAGTCTGACACTTAGGACACGTAATCTTGACGGGACCATAAACATCACCGTAGGCAAGTCGTCTTGCCGCAAAAAACGCTGCGTTCTTGTCACCAATAAGAATATCATCAATTTTAACCTGAGTTACAATCAACGATTCAAGAAGTTTATCCAAAACGACACCTTTACGAATTAGATTCTGATTGGTGAGAATATCTTCTTCCTTTGCAGTCATCATTTTCAATTCCAAATGTCCATCTGAAAGAGGATGACCTTCTGGATAAAAATGACCCTCACTTGGCAATTCAATTGTCTCAGTTGGAAACTTGCTAACAACCTTTTGGGGAATATCAGTTTGATTAAACGGAACTGACATTGATGGTTGACGTGCAATAGGTGGACCGCCAACAATTGTCGATGGTCGTGTAATGGAAATATTTTCTTCACTCATAATAACTCTTTAATGTAACAATATATAGTATCTCAATAAAACTTTTTGTTATTTTAATTAAGTATCAAGATCCACCTTTTTGTGCAGCTTTCAAACTATCATTTGCTGCATCTAGACCATCTCTGGATTTTTTTGTATTTTCCTTTGCCGTATTTAATGCTTCTGTTTCTTTTGATTTGTCTTCTCCACGATTTTCTGCAGCATCAAGTGTATCGGACGCGGTTTGTTCACGTTCTAGTGACTGCGCAACAAGTACTTTAGCGATATCAACACCTACTTTTGCTACTTGTACCTTTAATCCTTGTTGTTTTTTCCTCAAACCATCCAATGTTTTTGTGAATTTATCGGAATCAACCACTTCAGACAATACTTCGTTAATGATTGATTTCAATTCTGATCTGGTAATCTTCATATCGTATAAATAGTATACCGCATAAAAAACCTCCCAACTGTTTGAGTTGAGAGGTTTGAATACAATAGATGTTTTATATTAAAATTGAAGTATAGCGTAATCGTAGGCGAGGTTCAATGTAATATTCAATGAATCTCCCATATTTGACCAATCAACACTACCGAACTCTGCACTTACAATTTGTGCACCCTTCAATACCCACTCTTCAACCTTGTCACCTACTGGACCAAGAATTGAAATGGCGCAATCCTTCTTATAAAAGTCAAGATAACCATCACGGCCAGTTACAGATTCGTGATGCAAACGTACCCATTCCATAACAGCCTGAGCACCAGATGGTGCAATTGGGTCATAAAGTTCAAGACTAATGTCGTTCCAAACGCTCTTACCTTTATAGTAACGTTGTGTATTGATATAATCAATGGTCTTCTTTTCTTGATTCAACTTTGGACGATCCGTCTTTTTGATGATGAAAGATGGAATACCGTCAACACTGAAAATGAAACGGTTTTGAACTTTTGGTTCAAATACGGTGTAAAACATTTCGTTTGGATTTAGTAGATCTGCCATATATTTTTATTATTAGGTCTTGTATATAAATAGTTTTAGTTTTCGATTTTTTCTAAAAATCTTATGATTCTTTTAATGAATTTTGCGTATCATAAACTTTATTAACAGCAGTTTTCAAATTATCAACGTGATTACGAGTACGAAGTAATTTGAAAACAATGTTTTCCACACTGAATTCACCACCTTTACTTAAACCAGCTTCACGCATATCGTATACTGATTTTAACACACGTTTTAAATCTGTTAAGTTATTTGACTTGATAGCATTTTTAATTTGTACCACCATATCTGTGTATTTTTGTTGAATTACGTTCTTATCCAAATTCAAATTCAACTTCTGTGGTACTTTTATCCACTTATTGTTCAAAATACTGTATATTCCTAATGCTCTATTGGTTTCTTTAATATCCTGAATATACAACTCTACTCGGTGACCATGAATACGTATGTCATGATTTTTATTCCAATTGGCTTTAATACTATCTACCATTTTTTTTACAAGATCGTGTTCCAATCCAAGTTTATCAAAATTGATCAAAATATGAAGATCAATATCACTTGTTGGACCCCAATTGTAATTTGCAGCACTTCCCAACATGTACACATCTTCAATTGGTGCTGACAATTCTGTCTCTTCATAAAAGTCCTGAGCAACTTTTAGTAAAGCGTCACGAACATCTGGCTGTATTGTTTTATCATTGTTCCAGATATTGGGATTGAGTGTATTGTTATAAATTACCGCTTTCATATTATATATTTGACCAACTATATCCGTAACTTTCTTGTGTTATTCCTAAAATTCTTTTTAATTCAGGTATAGTTGATTCCGCTTTTTTGTGTTCAATTGCAGTTCCACCTTTTGCTCTCCATTGAGATATATTCGAAGGCAAATCATCAATTAATATATGATTTGGTCCTAACGCATATTGTTGCTTAGCTTCTGAACTATCAACTAGTATTATATTTTCGTCTTTAGGTGTTGGAGTTAAATTGGTTGATAACCACTTACGTTTACCAATTTCAGCATTATTAGTTTTTGACCTTCTGGAAGATGTACTACTTAAAATTTTGACCGGTACTTTTAATGATGTTATAAACTTCCAAAGAACATCACAATCTTCCATTTTTGGCAATATTGACCACCACGTAATACCATGATCCGGTGGAGCGCTCCATATTAGTCTCCAAATTTCACTACTTTGATTTCTTTGATCAAATTCAGCAGCAGATACTCCATTGGATAACTTTTCAAATCCCTTATCAAAATCAGCTAAAACTCCATCCATGTCACAATAAATGACCGTTGAATTTTCATCATCAGTCTCCAATAGATTATGATCAAAAACTTCAAGAAGAGTTTGTTTTAATTGTATCATTTGAGTATAAATATCAAGAAAATTCAATAAGATCTTGACAATGTGAGAAATTACCTATAAGCATTGCTGCGCAATAATCAATTAATCACTTTTTTCACTTTTTAAAAAATCTATAACTTTAATTAGTAGTTTTGAACTGCTTGAATCGCAAAAACATATCTGCTTATATTCTTTTGAGTTTTCACAACTCCAAGCCAAATCAGTATCTCCAGTCTGGCCATAATCAGGCGCAGCAATCACATGATTTAGTTTATTATCATCATAAACCTCAAATTTATCATTGTTTGTTTCCACATATATAAATATCAATATACAGCAATACAAAACAAAAAACCTCACCTAGAAATAGGTGAGGTTTGAGTTATTTTCGTGTCCATTCAAACTTAAAGTGTCCACAGTCCCATATGCGATCATAACCATTAATTTGCATGTTCTGCCATTCACTCAAACCACTATCAAACTTTTCTAAGATTCTATTAAGCTTGTGTTTTTGAAAATGAGTTCTATTCATTGGAATACCGTTATTTTTATGAAAATAATGATAACCACAGGGAGTATTTTTCAACCTCCGCATACCCAACCTTTCGTAAACTTTTCCTGTAAATAAACGTTTATCGCTGTAAGTCACAACTGAACTCACATCATAATTTTTAATAAAATGCGTGAATAACTTAGAAGATCCTCCCACAATATTTGTGTTTAACAAATTGCAATATCTAGATAGTTCGTATTGATATTTTTTATCGTATCTGGATTTGACAAATGTCATTATAGAAACCAATGCGTTGTTATGATATAACCCTAATCGTACTGATGACGTATCATCTCCCTGTATATGATTGTCTTCCAAAAAGGTTGATTTATCTTCATTTGACACTTCTTTAACCACACATTTTCGTGCATAAACTTTCGCAGATTTACCCATCTTATTAATCAAAATACTTTTAATTATAGAGTTTTTGCACCGCCATTCCCAATCCCATATGTGCATCAATTGAATATTTTTATCAAGTGATAACTTAGTTTTGTTTAAATGATAGTGTTTATCTTTACCGCCAACAAGTTCACTATGCCAGTATATTCCGTTATATTCGATACCCAAATTTAAGTTTGGTATTAAAATATCAATTTCTTGTCCATTTAATGTATTTCTATCATTCTCTATAATTTCAGCATCACAAATTGTTTTTATATAAGATAAAATTTCTTTTTCTTCACTTGAAATATTACTTGTTATTGGATTACAAATTCTGCAAATAGGCGAACTACCATTACACATATCATCTACAAAAATATTAGAACATCTTAAACATTCAAATTTATATTTTTTATATTCATTCACACCAACATATTCATCTTCTGAAAATAAAAATTTAACAATTGATGAATATTTTTCTTCTAATCGTTTAAATGATTTTTTTAATAAAATATTTGAATATGACCCATATTTTTCTATAGTTGTTTTTTTAGCTTTGTTACTAAAGTTTTTAGTGCCATATCTGTCTAATTTTGTTTTGTTTGCTTTATTACTAAAATCTAATGTACCATATTTATCTAGTTTAGTCCGTTTTGATTTATCGTTTACATTTAAAGTACCGTACTTTTTTAATTTTGTTTTGTTTGCTTTATCACTAAAATCTAAAGTTCCATATTTATTTAATTTTGTTTGTTTAGCAATCTCGTTATTATTAAAATATTCATGTCCATATTTATTTAATTTTGTTTTTTTAGATTTTTCTTGTACCTCTTTCAACGAAAAAATACTTTCTACGCCGTATTTTTCTAAATTATTTTGAATTAATGTATTTTTTCGTTTGTCGTTTCTTTCACTTGATTTAGCATGAAACGTTTCACATTCAGGTGAACATAATTTTTTTCTTTTAGAACTTCTCGTAACTACAAAAGTAGTATTACAATAGATGCAATTTCTATTTTCTAAATTTGTTTTTTGTTGATGCTTATTATGACACACAGTATTACAAAAAATTTTATTTTTAATTGTAGACTGTTTTCCTAATAGGACGTTGCAAAATTTACAAAAAATATCTGATGAATTTACATACAAATTTTCACATATAATATTACAAAAAAAATTACTATGATTATCGCTCAATCTTTTTTTACATTGATTACATCTTTTATAAGGCATATATTGTCATGGTGTTACTATGATATACTATAAATATAGTATAAAAAACTAGAATTGTAAAATTATTTTTTAAATAAAAAAACCCCACCTATTTCTAGGTGAGGTTTTGATTAATCGGTTACTTTAATTAAGCACCGAACGATGCACCCGTAGGCAAGATGTTGAAATCAAGAATAATGAATTCAGCAGTCTTGGTTGGTTGTAGGAAGATTTGACCATAAAGGATATTTCTATCAATCAAATCAGGTGTATTATTTGTTTCATCCATCTTCACTTGGAAAGCGTACACACCACTACGTTGTTGAACCTGTTCAAGGTAAGGATTTACAATACTCAAGAAACGGTTACGTGTATTTGCGACGTTCTGTTCGAAAATCAAGAAACGTGAACTTGAAGCAATAAACTTCTTCAAGTTGATCATCAAACGACGAACATTGATACGATCCAATGCACTTGGGGCAATTTGAAGAGTTTTTTGACCCCATACACAGATACCCTGACCGGGGAATGCTGCAATTGGGTTCACACGACCTTCATAGAGGGTATCACGTTCACCGTGTGTCAAACGATCCAACACTTGAACTGCTTGTGTAATACCACCACGGTTTAAACCAGCTGGAGCAAACCATTCAGCAGATGCTTTATCGTTTGCTGCGTAGATAGCAGGTAGAACAACTGATGGTGGAACACTAACAATCTTGTTCAAATTGGTATCAAGAATCTTGACCCATGGATAGTATGTAGCAACGTAACTGCTGTCAATTGTAGCAGCCACATTAATAGCAGCATCAATCAATCCAACGCTTTGATTGCTCTTAGGGAATACCACGTTATCCATGATATAGAAACAATCACCACGTGCTTCACACATATCAATTGTCAACTGTGCCACATAACTGTGGTGTTGATAGAAGATACCCGGAGTCACAATCAAGTTAATATCAAACTCGTCAGCATTACCTAGTGCACCAATACATTGTCTGTAAGCAATACTGCCTGGACTTGTAATACTAGTACAGTTCAAACCTTGCGTGTTGCCTGGAATGATATCAGATCCAACGTTGATTGGAATTGCTGGTGATTGACCATCAAATCCACCTTGGAATCCAAGTATAAACTTACGCATCTTCACACGGGTTGATTCGTATGCAGCGTCATAAGTTGATGGAATACCAGCACTGTCGTTTTGAACATCTGGTTGTTTAGAACCAACTGGATTGTATGTATCACCTGTTTCAAGGTCAAATACAACATTGTTGCCAATTGAACTAAATCCTTCATAAGAAGGCAATGGAGCAAAGTATTGAATATTGTCGTTATATACACTGTATACACCAAGTGATGATGTAGGATACAATGCCAACAAATCATCAGCTGCACCAATTGGTGGTTCACCGAATACAATACCAGATGGATATCTACCCGGAGCAGTTGAATATGTTGATGCGCGACTGAATTGAACTGGTGGCAAATATCCACCGACGTTACCACCAAGTGGTGTAGCAAGAGCATCAAATCCGTAAGGAACTGCTGATATTGGATACACGTTCTCGGTCATTTCAATACGAATATTCTTACTCAAATTGGAATACGTACCAAACTCAATAATCTTACCGGAGTAAGAAATATAGTTGTAACGATCACCAATACGACGAGCAATGAAGTTGCTGCTATCAGGATCAAGATTCAAGTTTTGGAAACGTTCCAAATACTTAGGATTCTTATCAGTATCACTAAACTTACGTACTGCCAATGTAAATGAACCATAATCACTACCAGTAACGGTACCAGCGAGTTTTACATCACTGATTTCGATCTTGTATGACGTGTTCATATTGGTTCCGTCAGCAAGAGTGTGAACACGGAATAATGGGAAACGTTGTGGTTGTGCAGTTACATCTGATGTACCAGTAAATGGTGCAACTTGTTGTGAGTTAATCCAAGGTGTTGATGCCCACTTCAAACTAAAATCACTATCACCAGTTGTTGGTGCGTAACCGTAGTCGTCAGTAAACTTCATTGGATTACCATTAAAGGTAAGTTCATTTGCACCCCCAGATGGAACATATGGAGCTGAACTACCAACAATCAACCATCCATCAGATGGATCTGTTGCTTCTTGAACAATACGTCCAATTGTATCCTTGAAGATCTTATATAAATAAGCAGCTTCAATCTTTTGACCAGCAACTTGTTTTGCTGGATCACCAGCAGTTGGATCAGATCCAAACACGTTGGTAATATAATTAGAACTTGCTGGATCCAATGAGAATTCATAGATTCCGTAACTTCCACTTGTACCACCGATGTTATAACGCAAATCAAGAACAAAGTCTTGTGCGGTCGGATCAATACTACCACTGTACAATCCTGATGTTGCAATCTTCTTACTTAAAGCAGAACCCTCAAATCCATATACAACTTGTGCCAATTTGTTATTGGCATCAGATTGAATGGCTGCATTTTGTGTATTTGCCAATACAGCTAAAACTATAGACTCACGAGCAACACCATCATTACAAGGATCTCCACCAGAAACCGTAGTTTCAACAAATGAAGTGTATTTACCAAAACTACCGCTAATGTTACATGTCAATTGAATTTGAACACCACAGCTATTAGCTGGACGATATTTAGCAAAACTGATGTTATTGATAATAACTTCAGATGCGGTACCAGACACAGGGAAATCATCACTCAACTTAACCAAACTGCTGCTTGTTGCCAAACTTCCAGAGAACTTTCCGGTTTGTTCAGCAAGAGCACGCAACAACTTAGCATCTGCACTAAGTGATCCGTCACCTTGATAACTTGAACTGATTTCAAAGTGCGCAGCATCAAATGTAAAATGTACATCACCGATGTAACGAGTGGTATATGTCTTGTTGCCTGGTGTTCCCGGTGGGTTGTACACTGAGAATGAACTGGTTTCAAAGTTTGCGTACAAACTACCAGTAATCGTCAATGTTTCAGTTGCACTAGAACTGACATATTGAATATTGACCATGATATCATCAGGATCAAGAGCAATATATGATGAATCAGCAGTTCCCAAAGCGGTAAATGAACCACTTTCGGTGGCACGATTATAATAACCCGGAATTGCGTAAATCACAAACGGATTATCTTGTTCGTAACCTGTTAACGCACCTACACGACACACAGTCACAAGACCTTGTTCTTGTAGATATTGTTTAGCAGTGTAAGGACCGTAATATACTCCGTCCGCTACACCAAATTTTTCTTCTAACTCAGCAACGCTGGTGACAACTGTTGGAGCAAAACCCGGTCCCTTTGGAAAGGGAGCGACAATTGCTCCACCAATATCAGCAACACCCTGAGCGAGACCTGATAGGTCGTTTTCACGACTAAAAACGCCCGGACTCACTATTGGATTATGTGGAGTAAATGTACCCCCTTCTGTAATTGGCATATGTTAAATTTCCTTTCAATTAGTTAAGTTGCATGAAAAACATACAAAAAACTCTAAATATAAATATTTCTAAAAATTTGAAAGACAACATATTTATATTTTAAGTCTACTTTTTAAAGAAATGTCATATGCACACTCATACTGACGTTTAGTACCCTATAATATGGGTATTAAACATCTTCCCAATTAACCACTAAAACATACCCCAATCAATTGATTTCAAGAGGTGCGTATACTTTCAGTCTTAATAAGGTCATTGATTTTATCTATAACCATTTGAGAACTAATTTGTTTAGAACACTCAAACTGTCTATCAGTACCCTTTTGTCGAGGGCACCAATTCCAATCACCCTTATCAAAATCACAATCATTCCAACAACCATGACACACGTCTTTGTTAATAACACGGTAAGGTGTATAAAACTCACTCTCTGGTAAACTAAATCCACTCACCAAAACCGTTGGCTTATTCAATGCCCATGACAACCATGATAACCCCGATCCAATTCCAACAAAGAATTCACAGTTATACAACAAATTTATAGTTTCGTGTATATCCTTTGCACCAGACTTGTTAATAATATTAGTAATATCATTCTTTTCTTCCAACTGAATCAACATTGGTTTCAAACCAATACTATTCAAATAATCACACATTTCCTGCCAACCAGTAGGATTATTCCAAAACTTAGCCTGCGAAGTAGAATGTGTGGCAAAACAAACATAACGATCTTCAACAAGACGATTCTTATTTCTAACAGAAATTTTTGGTTTAATGTCTGTATGATCAAGTCCCAATATCGAAGATGACAATTTCTGTAATGTAACCTCTTTATATGTATAAAATGAACGATGTTTATCAGGATAACAACCAATTCGGTAAACGGCGTAAAAATCACCATGCCATTCTAATCCACAAAACTTAATGTCAGGATAATTGTCTTGAAACAATGTGCTCCAATTTGTTGCACACGTGATATTGCACCCATGTTTCTTTCTAAACTCCTCTACATACGGAAACCAAGCAATACAATCACCCAATGATCGTGTATCCAAACAAATCAACACGTTTTTGTTTTTCAAATCTAACTTACTATCCAAAATTAATTTTGACCCCGAACTAATTTTAATGTTGTACGGAATAAAACGCTTCACAAAACACCGAGACCATTCATTTGATTTTAACGTGCCACCAAATAATGAAGTACCAGTATTTTCATCAACAAAATCAAAATCGTACTTAGTTGATGGATCGCCACCGTTTATAGAAATATAAGCTCCATCACAATAATCAATTGTGATCTTCGCACTCTGGTGTTGCTTGACATTCATAAGTGTTTGATCATAAACATCGTTCAGTTCGTTTTTCATACGATATTCATCCACTTTTCTATACTCTTTGATCAAATCATCAACAACAAAGTTCCAATCATTCGATTTAGCATATGTTAACGCATCTCGTCGCAATTGCTGCCAGTTATTCATTACAGTAGATATTCCTTTATATACTGATTCAACATTACGTTCTATCTTAACCATGCCTGGCAAAGCATCAGTATCATATGTAGAAACTACCGGAAGTGCACATGACATAGCTTCAACCAACGTCAAATTAGGATGACCGGCCTCAACTGACGATGGATGTAGAAAAATAGTATGATCACGATAAACTTCAACCAAATCTTTTTCGTTCAAATCATACAAAAATTTCACTTTGTCATACGGCTTGAAATCTTTGTTGGTTTCAAAAAACTCTTTATTAGCAGATGGACCAGCAATAGTCAATTCAAGATCATGCTTACGAGCTGCCTCAATTGCATAAACAAACCCTTTACGGTCAAATGACATGTTTGCATGTAATCCGTTTCTTCCAACACACAACAACTTATGTTTTTTATTATTAGGATCACCCGGAGTAAAAAATGATGTGTTAGCACCATGACGCAAATACTTTACACGTCTACTATTAAAATACGAAACCAAATGAGTGGCAGGAACAAAGGAAATTATAGACTTTTCCATCGCCTCACGATTCTGATTATATAATGCAGACTGATCACCATATACTTCAGTATGATGATCGTGCATGGTAAACACATAAGGAATTTTACGTTCATGTGCAAGTAAAGCCAAATTAGCAACATGAATATGAACTACATCATAGTTTTCAACTTTAACATCATCCAAATATTTAATGTCACAAACATGACCCATTCTTTCCAATGATTGCTTATATTCCCATATAATCTTTTCTATAGCTCCCCAACCATTTGGTGGTATCGATATCAATCCCGGTGTAACTTGACAAATTCTCATATTTATTTAGCCAATGACTTAGTTGTAAAAATTTTGATATAACTATGCAAATCAGATAATGATCCAATTGTTTTAAATTGATGCAAATGATTATTATTAATCACATACACATCCACATTCTTTTTGCTAGACTTGTAATACGGACTCATGCCAATATAAGGAGTATCACCAATAACCAAACCAAGAACGGATTCATGGTTATCAACCAAATACTTGTGAGCCTGACGAACACTCTGAACAAACTCTTCAGACTTTACATTCAATTGAACATTCTTAATTACCACATTTATATTGTTGTTATAATTAAACAAATTGTTCACCACATCAATCTCAGAACTTTGAATGTAATTACGATAAACACATTTATGCGCACTTAGTTCTGATAAATCATTAAACAAAATATCGTTTGGATTAACATGGTGTATATTAATCGTGTTCGACGCATTCACTGCCGAACGAGGCATCAATGTAAACTTACCATTGTCTCGTATCTGATTAATATCACTAAATTCAATGTTCCTTCTATCAATAACCTTCAAATCAGAATTATATTCTTCCAACATAACAAGGTATTTACTTCCAGTCTTATATTTGACCGGTTGATAAAAAATACCATTCATTAACTGTTGATAAGCAACTTTTAATACTATCTTGTTATCTTCATATACTCTGATACTCACCGACTTGTTATCAACTACATTATTAGAACTCTTCCAAATATAAAAACTAGACAAATCATCGTTTGGTACCACTGAGAAATATTCTACCCTAGAAAACGCATTCAAAGAACTATTCGGAAATATCTTCTCTTCCTTGTCTTTAGTCAAAGTAAAACTGCTCAAATCATTCTTTAATACATTATAAACATAATTCTCCAAACCATTCGACGGAGAATTATATTTCACAAGACTAGCATTATACTCACTCTCAGTATCAACCCTCTCAAACTTTTCTATGAAATAATCATTGTCAATTACAAAAAATACAGTTTTTAACGTGTCTCCTTCACCCATAACTTCATGGATAAAATACCCCTTGCTCTTAGACACTTCCAAATCATTAACAATAGTACCAATTACACTCAAATCACCGCCACTCAATACTATATCATAATTCAAACATACACTGTACTTATAACCCAACTCCTTAGACTTACGTATACCATTCTGATAATTGGTCCAAACAGCCAACCCATGATAATTATCATTGTCGTTCTTCTTCAAATTCAAATCAAAGTCAAACACATTATCACGATACCAATACTTACAATAAAAATTATGCTTGATTATAGGATTACTAACATCATACACAACACTATTAGCTATAGTGTTAAACTTCTCATAATCAGAATGATGGGTCGTCAATATAGTCTCCGAATCACTCAAAGCATTCAAACACTGTACTGTAGTATCAAATTCAACAGATGTCGTTGGATACGTCGAAACAACATAAGCATAGTTACGCTTTTTATTCTGAATATTCAAACACGACTTGATCTTTTTAACATTGTCATTCAAATCATTCGACAAATAAGAAATATTTGAATATCTGTTATACATGTTCAAATATACAGGCAAATTATATATCAACGATGGTATCTTATAACTAATCGCCTCTCGTATTACAATCGGACTAGTCTCTTTATCATTCTCACTTCCACGACTCGTAAACAAAAACAAATCCATACAACTGTAAAACGTATCAACATCATTACGTTCACCCCACGCCTTACAGTTCTTTGGCAAATTCTTAAGCAACGGTGACCAATATGATTCAAAATTTCCAGCGGTGTTTCCAACAAAATGAAACTGCACCGGACAATCTAACATCTTATTAGCATATTCAATAATTTCACCCTGATTCTTACGACGCGACCACAAACCAACATTAACAATATGCAACAACGACGGATCCAATCCCAACTTTCTAAGAACTTCATCACGATTGCTCGCCTTATCCTTAATGTATATTGGATACTCAATTACATGTGAAGGTACATTAAGTACACTCAATGCATTTTTTTGATAGTTGCTAACAAATACAAACCGATCCGGAAAAAATCGCTTGTTAGCAGAATTAAAACTGCTGTCGTGGGATGTCTCAACAATATGATACTTACGTTCATTGTTATACACCTTCGCAGTAACATCATCCGACATAAAATACTCTGGCATCTCCTCCAAATGTATTATGTCCGGTTGAATATCATCTATAATCGATAACAATTGATGCTTGTTATCTCCCAATACATGATAACAATCACCAAGCAGTTCACGTACTTGAGTCTTTTGTACTATGAACCACTCACCGTAATTGTTATACTCAACACAATATAACTTATGTGTATCTTTTAATACATTCAGTTTCTTCAAAAGATACTGCGGACACCCCCCAGTAGATAAATGAGGAGTGATATATAAAATTTTATAACTCATTATATTAAAATAGTGATCAATGACCACTAAAATTTATTTTAATTTTTCAATCGTTATTCTCAGGTAAATATTGGACTGTACGACCATCCATTTGTTGAGTCATAAACGTACAAACGTTTTTCATCGGCATCCCAATACATAGCAGCACGGTTGGCTGTCAAAGTAAGAGCTTGACCATCATTGAGGAGATCGCCCGTTGGTGCACCTGCATCACATGGAATCCAAACAAACCCATATGTCATAGCGGCGAAACCGGTAGTTGCACTGTACAAATCACCCAAGGACTCTGCCCAAAGAGATCCAGTGATTGCCTTGCCACTGGTGTCATCCCACTTGACTAAGTAGTCTTGGAAACCACTTGCTTGTCCAGTTACGTCACCACCACCACCAGCGCCTGGTGCACCTTGTGCACCCGATGTACCCGAGGTTCCACTTGTACCTGAAGTACCTGAAGTACCTGAAGTACCAGATGTTCCACTTGTACCGTTTCTACCCGATGTACCCGAGGTTCCACTTGTACCAGATGTACCAGCGGCACCCGATGTACCGGTTGTACCAGATGAACCACTGCCACCCGGAGAACCCGCACCTGATGTACCAGATGTACCGCTTGGACCTTGTGCACCCGAAGTACCTGACGTACCCGATGTACCCGAAGTACCACTTGTACCTGATGTACCCGAAGTACCTGACGTACCCGAAGTACCACTTGTACCACTTGTACCACTTGTACCTGATGTACCAGTTGTACCCGATGTACCGTTTCTACCTGATGTACCACTTGTACCTGATGTACCTGAAGTACCACTTGTACCACTTGTACCCGAGGTTCCACTTGCACCTTGTACACCCGAAGTACCCGAAGTACCAGCTGCCCCAGCTCCTCCAGATTCACCAGAGAAACTAAATGTCAAATTCTGAACAGTACCCCATGTATTATCTCCATTACCAGATCCAAGACCAGTGATACCGAAAACCCAATATCTTTTCAAATTAAAATAAGCAGCACTAGTAATTTTATAGATCTGCCATGTTGTAGGATCATCTTTTGCTGTTACTGTAACGACTGCTTTTGTAGGATTATTAACGTTATTTATTGTATTAAATAAGTCAAAATAATTATTTCCCGGAGCAACAAATGGATATGAGTATTCTGATATATACAAACTTCCACTGACGGCACCGGCTGAACCACTAGCCACAGTTGTTACGTTTGGAGCGGAATCACGAATGTTTGTATCGTACAACCACTGTATAACGTTAGACGCGTTCTGACCTGCTGCACCCGATGTACCACTTGTACCTGATGTACCTGATGTACCCGATGTACCCGATGTACCCGATGTACCCGATGTACCCGATGTACCACTTGTACCTGATGTACCACTTGTACCCGATGTACCACTTGTACCTGATGTACCTGAGGTTCCACTTGTACCTGAGGTTCCACTTGTACCCGATGTACCCGATGTACCCGATGTACCCGATGTACCCGATGTACCCGATGTACCCGATGTACCCGATGTACCCGATGTACCCGATGTACCCGATGTACCACTTGCACCATTTGCTGTCCATGTCATAACCAATCGATCAGCGGGTTCAGCAAGATTGTCGGTGAATGGATCAATCGATGATGACATAACTGGAGTACCAGTTATTTGGAAACCTACAAACGGACTAGATGCAAACTCTTGTACGGATGTAACTTTAGTGATTACGAATCTACTAGAACTGAAAGCGTGACTGACTCTTAAATATCCAGGCACAGATGCCGATACAGATTGCCACCATTTTGTTACATTCGTCGTTGGTGTTATACTAAAATCACCTGGCGGATATAAAGTCATTGATCTGTAATCAACGTTAATAACACTACCGAACGAAGCAGTTGGGAAACATGCTTCTGCTGCGAAGACTGGATAATAATCTGGATCCTTAGCTACGCTTGCGTATCTATACAATACTGAATTACCGCCAAACATTCCTACTTGACCATCTATACCGGAAGTTCCACTTGTACCCGATGTACCACTTGTACCCGAGGTTCCACTTGTACCCGATGTACCCGATGTACCACTTGTACCTGATGTACCACTTGTACCACTTGTACCCGATGTACCACTTGTACCCGAGGTTCCACTTGTACCCGATGTACCAGAAGTACCTGACGTACCTGATGTACCTGATGTACCACTTGTACCCGATGTACCATCTCTACCTGAAGTACCTGAAGTACCTGATGTACCTGATGTACCCGAGGTTCCACTTGTGCCTGATGTACCCGAAGTACCACTTGTGCCTGATGTACCCGATGTACCCGATGTACCCGATGTACCAGTTGTACCTGACGTACCACTTGTACCTGATG